GGGATCGTCGGCAGCGTCAGAAGTGTATAAGAGACAGGCCCGGCACACCCCGCGACCGTCCCGTAGCGCCGATGGCCACGATCCGGCTCAAACGCAACACCCGGGCAAGGCTCGCCGCCGCCAGTAAGCAGGAAGAGATGGGCGGCATGGCCGCCATCAACGACGCCATGGAGGCGTACCTGGACGAGCTGGACCTGGAGGAGCACGACTCCGAGTAGCGGCACATCCAGGGCTCTACGCCCGGCCGGCGGCAGCGGGTCATCCGCGTCGACGACATGAACGCTTCGCCTTCGGCGCGGCAGGCAGGCCGATGCCGTACTGAGCGGCCTTGCCTGCCCAGTGCTGGACCGCCTGCTCAGGGTTCGCCGCAGGCCGGTTCTCCTGCACGTACTCGCGCACGGTACGCCGGAACTTCGGGTCGTCGAACCGCTGCTTGAGACGCCCGAGCTGTTCGGCGTTGAGCGGGTCTGGCTTGCCGACGTCGAGCGACCGCGCCAGCAGCGTGTGCCCCTCCGCGTCCGACAGCAGCCCCTCCTCTGGGCGGCAGCCGTACGGGCACGGCATCGACTCAACGGCGCCCCAGAGGTGACAGGACATCGGCCGGATGTCGTACACGCTGCACTGCCCATCCGCGAGTGCCGGACAGGAGTAGTCCCCCGTCTCGATGAGCTGGGCCAGCGCGTCCCGGTGGTGCGGGATCTTCACGCCCCGCTCGCGGATCCGCTGGTGCTCGCGCGGGTTCATCCCGACCGGGCCGCAGCTATCGACGCACAGCCCCTTGCACCCGGGCTGCGGCACCTTGGCGTACAGCTCGTCGAGGGCGGCGTCCATGTCAGATCGCTTCATTCGGTGTCCTTCGCAAATGGAAACGTCGGCGGTCCGCGCCCCCGCAGCGGACCGCCGACGAGCTGGTGCTACTTGTGACGGCGGCCTTGACCTTCGTGGCCGCCCTGAACCGCATGACCCACTTGCCGAGCACCTCGACCACCTCGTTGGTGTTCGGGTTCCGGCGGGCCGTGGCCTTGTGGTAGCTGCGGTCGAACACGCCGAGTCCGCCGATGCGCACCTCACCGCCGCCGACCACGGCGCTGACGGTGATCAACGCCTCAACGCCTCTCTTTGCGGCCGCCTTTGCCTGGCGCGTCCGTGCGGCAGGCGTACTCCTCAGTCTGTTCTGCCTTGTTCATACTCCACTCCCCGATTCGACGGTCCTGTTCTAGAGAACGGTAGAGCCCGCGCCGGGCGTGTCTGACACTCCAGCTGCGTCAGACGCTCATTCTCGGGCACGACCTGTCACACGGCCTCCCACCATGTGCGCAGGATGGTCTCGCTGCCGGTCAGGCGCCGTGGACGATGGCGGCCAATTCCAACCGGGTCGAGGGAGTCGTTGAGCTACGACCCGGGGGCCCCTTCGCGGCCCGCCAGGTGGTGCCATACAACGTCGAGTTGACATTTACATGTTGATCGTCGTGGTCCTGACCACCCCAAATATCATTCCGTCATAGAGGAGACACACAATGGGACGGCCGACAATCGCGGCATCGAGGAGTGCACCCCTTCAAGACGGTTACCTACAGCGATCGTACCGATCCAAAATGCGCCGACCAGAGTCGAGGCCAACTGATCCCTTGATATTTCCGTATTTCAACCTAAAGTAGTGATCACAGGCCGCAATCGAAGGAGACACGTGTTACGCAGAACAACGGCAGCAATTACGTTAGCGATTGGGCTGACCGCAGTCCCCGCATCGGCCCACGCTTCTTCCAATGATCCCATCGTAATCACTGGGTCGCCGGTGGAAAGACCAACGCTGGAGCGGCTCAAGGTAAAGGCTGCTCAATCAGGATCCTCTCTGGAGGAAGCGATCGAGCAGTACGCGACAGAGGCGAGCGCCACTGCCACCGTCAAGCCGAACTGGCCCGACGGGCCTCCCGGACGTCCAGAGGTGAGCATCGATGATCTGGACCTAACCGAGATAGACGATCTGAAGGGCCTCGCCAAGACGATGGGCATGAGCCTGGAAGAATCCATCGACCGATGGGGATGGTCGGAGACTTTCCGCGATTTTTCAAAGAATCTCCGAAATCGATTCCCCGGGGAAGTCGCCGCCCTCGCCATTGTCGACAATGGACGTGGCGCAGCAGTGGGGTTCAAGGGTTCCATTCCGTCCAATGTGGCCGAGTTGGCCAAGTCCCTGCCAGTACGGGTGGAACTGTCGGACAATAAAGGTTACACCGAACAAGAATTCCATGACGCGGTAACACGGGCAAAAGAGACCGTGACAGCACAACCCGAGGTCGAAATAGCCGAAGTTTCGGACGCGAACCCCGTGACCGGCGAAATCACGCTTAAGTTCAAGGCGAAGGCGGCAGTTCGCTCAACAGTCTCCATCGAATCCCTGCAAGCACGGACTCGGGATGCTGTGGCACTCGCCACAATCCGCGTGGGCGTCATCAGTGACGACACCCTCACAGGACGCGTCCTGGAGGATCAGTACATTCGGGGCGGTGGCTGGCTGGAACAAACCCTGGGCACACACCACTGCACGTCTGGCTTCAACATCACCAATGGGACGACCCGCAGGTCAAGCACTGCAGAGCATTGTGCGGACGCAGAGTACCTCTGGTACAACAATCACCCCACACAGGGCGGCGATCATACCACCATTTCACGGATGTTCCGGTCACCCACATATGATGTCGCGAGCTACAACCAGGGAGGCAAGACCCTTACTCGCACATTCTATGCCGACCTCAACGACCCGCGATACGCTGACGGCTGGAGTTATCCAGGCATCGGGGACCCCGTTTGCAAATACGGCCGTGAAACCGGTCATACATGTAGCTACGTCGCTCATTACTCTGGCAGCGATGGAGTGTGGGTTACGGAGCACGACATCTCGACTGGCGGCGACAGCGGAGGTCCGTGGTTCTACAATAGAATAGCGTACGGGATTCACATGGGCAAAGTCGGCGGACTTTCTTCGTTCACTTCGGTAGCGACCGTTTACAGTCCATGGGGCGCCAACTGGACCGTGTGGACCCGTTAGAGAGTAAACTTCGGCGCCGCTCCAGCCAAAGGAACGGCGCTGAAGCCCCTAATCGAGCACGAAATCGTCGTTCAAAACGAGCAGTGAATCAGCACCTTGCAAGCATGGCGCAGGAATGTCGACACTCCGGAACTCCTCAGCTCTGGCCGACACCGCCCCGCCAGACACTGCGAAGTGGTCTCCTTCGAGAAGAAGCGAACCGTTCTTTAGACGGACACCTCGCTTCCCACGAGCCACCAGGGGCTCCACACCTTTGGGCCACACAATTGCCGCGTGTCGACCTTTCGCCGGCCGGTCCGCCATTGCGAGACATCTCCCCTTGGCTACGTACATGAGGACACCGGAAACCGAAGCCTCCATGGCAGTAGGAAATTCATGGATTAGAATCCTAGGATCGGTTCCGATGTAGCGCACGAGAGGCTTAGTCGCCTCTTTGCCGTCACTTGCGGAACCTGAGCTACAGCCCGCAAAGAGGACGTACGACATCAAAATACCGATGACACCAATGCTGCGGATCCTCGTTCGGGAAATCAACGCTGCTACTTCCTGACATCGTGCAGGCGCGTCACTTGCGACTAGACCGGCTTATTGTACCCGGAGCGAGGCACCAGCGGAAGCTTGTGATTGCAACTCCGTATTGCGGAAATCCCGCCTCTCACCCGCTATCCGTCAGAGGCTTGTGGTGCGTGAGTGGCTTTGCGGTTGAACCTTGATGCCCCCTACACCGTCGAGACCTGCCATTGGTTGACACTGCGGAGGGCGCCGAAGGCTACGGGGTCCAGTGCGCTGCTCCTTTCTAGTTCGTCGGGGCGCGCCGCCCCTTAAGAAGAGGCAGCAGGCGGGATAAGCGCCGTCAGACTGGGACGGAGGGATCGAGGTCGCGGTCATCTGGACGACGTGGCGGGTGGCCATGTCGGTCTCCTTCGGTTTGAAGCGAGGCCCTGCCCGCTGAGCGCGCAAGGCCAATTGTGGTTCCGCTATCGACGGGTCAAGCTACGAGGTCGTAGTCGAACCTGGAGAGCTCGATACCTAGGAACGCCTCGATGAGGGCGCAGGTCAGGATCTCGGCCATGGGCGGCGGTACCGCGTTGCCGATCAACTTGACCTTGTCGCGGGCGGTGTCGGCGACGAACACGTACCGGTCCGGGAACGACTGTGCCCGCTGCAACTCCGGGATCCGAAGCATCCTGAACAGGATGGACGACACGTCGATCTGCCCGTCCGGGGTGAGCAGCGCCCACCGGTCTCGGGTCGGGATCGTCCCCAGCGGCTCGTGCACGCTCTGCGTGCGCCCGTTGCCGTAGTACGCCATGAGCAGCGTCTCAGGCAGGGGCAGGCCGGGCGGCGCGGTGAGGAGCGACTGGTGCCCTGCCGTGGTGACGGTGCGCATGTGCTCGCTCGCCGGGGTGACGTGCTCGCGCCCGTCGCCCCTGCTGCCGTTGTTCCGCATGAGCAGCGCTGGCGGCGGGAGCCAGCCGGGAGGGACGCCGAGCCCGTGGTGGAAGCCGCCGGCCGTGACCGCGTGGGCGGGGTCATCGAACGCGGGCCTTGATTTGAACTCGTCGCCACCGCCCCGGAACGGGAACACCAGCGGCAACATGCCGTCCTTGACGGCCGGGTCAGTAGCGAGCCCGTGGTTGGAGCCGTCCGAGACGAGGGTCGCCAGCGGGTCCGTGGTCGGGTCGGTGTTACGCGGCCGACCCGACCTCATCAGCGACAGGAACGAGGGGAACGCTCCTGATTGCGCCTCCGGCGGGAAGGCGATGCCGTCCTCGTTCCGGGTGGTGCTGGTCCGCTTCGGCATGCTGACCGGCCGCGCCGTCTTCCCGTCGCGGCCTTCGCAAGGCACGACGAGGGCGTTCGCTTCGCGGGTGGTGAGCGCGAGGATCGGCTCGTCCACTCCCCTGGGCCCGTCGTTCCAGGTGCCGCCCGCGGGGACGGTGAACGGCTTGATCCAGTGCTCCTCGACCCCGGCGCGGATGCGGGCGATCGTCTTCGGCGCCAGGCCCTCGGGCTTCTTCTTCGTCTTCTTCCGGGAGCCGATCGGTGTGCCGAGGTCGGACCAGTCGATCGTGTACGCGGCCGGGAGCACCGGCGGTTCGATGATCTGCCCCTGGCAGGCGACCTCGGGGCACACCCACACGTATTGGCCGGTCTTGATGCCGTAGACGCCCATGTCCACGCCGCGCTTCTTCCACGCGCGGACGGCCTGCACCCATCCGCCGTGGCGGGGGCAGAAGCAGTGTGGGTCGAACCACTTGCGGTAGTTCGGCGTGCGACCCACGGACTCGTGGATGCCGGAGATGAGCATGCGGTCGCGGGACTGCGGCGTCGGCAGCGTGGTCCGTCCCTGCACGTGCGCGGCGTTGACGGCGTGGATCTGGATGATGTAGCCGAGCTTCCGCAGCTCCCGGATCCATCGGTCCCAGTGCGCCCACAGACGGGCCTGCACAACGTTCTCGACGCCGAACCCGAGCACCGGCTTGCCGTGCTTCTCCTGGCAGTGACGCAGGTAGGTGACGACCTCCTCCATCAGCGCCCGCGACCGGATGCGGGTCTTCTGGTGCTCGGTCAGGTCGTCCAGGTCGTCGGCCCACAGGGCCATCTGGTTTTCCTTGTCGAAGTACCGCGTCTCGCCCGAGGCCGTGGAGAACGCGGGGCAGTTGTGGACGGTGATGCCGTCCGCGACGTACGACTCGTCGTCGGCGACGTGGATGTTGTAGACCAGCTCCAGACGTCTGGTGCTGGCCGGGTGGTGGGTGTTCGACCAGCGGTGGCCTTCGGCTTCGGCGTACTGGGAGCGCTGCGGGCCGGCTGTGATCCAGGACACGGTCCAGGTCGGCCGCTCGTTGACGGGCCGTCCGTCGATGATTCGTTGCCGATTGCGGGCGGGCTGGTAGCCGAGGTTGGCGACGTGCCCGAGCGAGTTGGCCAGCATCCGGATACCGATGGCCAGCTTCTTGGACACGGTGGACGCCCTGGTGTACTTCGCGTCAATGCAACCGTCCGCCGACAGGTAGCCGTCGAGCAGCGCCTCACGCCACGCTCGTGGCATGGTCATCGCCCAGGCGGGGATGGTCTTGCCGTGGGCGTGCTGCCCGAAATGCTCGGCCATCCACTCGACCAGGCCCCGGTGTGACGCGACGAATCGGGCGGCGGTCTTGGTCCGGCCTCGGTTCCAGGTCAACTCGTGGAGGGCGTCGAGCTTCTGGGCTAGGTCCTCCACCTCGTGGTAGCCGCAGGTGATGGCCAGGTCGTACCGCCCGTGATCAGGGTTGCGGCGGACGCTGGCCCGCCTGCAGCGGTCCGAGCAGAACAGCCGAACACGGCCCGTGGTGCTCTTGCCGTGCTGCCTTGTCTTGCCGCCGCATATGACGCACGACGATCCAGCCGGCTGGGAGCGTCGGCGCAGGCTGGGGTCGAGCTTGGTTGATCGCTTAGCTCGCAGCCAGCCGTCGCCGACCCACCGGCCGACCATCCACCAGAACTCCGGCGTGAACTCCATGCCGCGCCCGCCGACCTCCGGCACCGGCAGAGGTTCGCCGAAGTCGGTCGGGGTCGCCCACCAGGTGCCTGGCCCGAGGTCCTTCGCTTCGGTCCATTCGGACTCGTCAGCGACGGAGTGCCGGTACGTGCGAGCGTCGTTGTCCCATACGCGGCTGCGCTTTCGGGTGTAGAAGGGGTGCTCGGCGGTGGTTTCGATGCCCTGATGGAATCCCTTGCCGGACACGATGACGGTGGGAGCGAGCTTACGCATGGTGCCGGTAACCAGACGCCAGCGGCGCTGGTGGGTGAACACCTCGTCGCCTTCGCGAACCTCCTCGATGGGGACGAGGCCGCGACGGGTGAGGATGAGCGTGCCCGCGACGAAGCACGCCGGCGAGGCCCAGAAGAAGCTGGCGTAGGGGAACTTGTCGATGGCGTCAGCGGCCTGGACGTCGCCGAGCCAGAAGTTCACGTTGGGATGGTTCTTGACGTACGTCCACTTCGCGGGCTTGGCGTGGTTGGCTGCGAACTTGATTTTGGTGCCGGGGACGGCAGCGATCCCGGTTCCGGATCCGCCACCGCCCGCGAACATTTCGACCACGTCGATGTCGTCGGGGAAGAGCCGGTTCAGCACCCGGACTCCCTGCAGGACGACTCCTCGCAGACGGCACGCACGTGCCGATACACATGGACGAGCGCCTGCGCGGAGTGATTTTGGGCAGGGGGTACTGCAGAGTGGCAATTCATCTGTGGTGTTACCTTTCGCAACAAGCGAGGGGGTAGAACGAAAGCGAGAGCTGGGTGGCCCAACGGAGCACGGCCAGCCATGCCTTCTCGGAGGAGAGATAGGCCTTGTCGTTCGCCAAGGCGGGCGCGGCGGTCAGGGTGTGCTCGGGCCACGTGTAGTACGGGTTCCGGGCGCGCAGCCATATGCGGTGGTGGCGGCTGTCTACATCGACCTGGCGAGCGATCAGATGTGAGGCCCGATCGACACAACAGCGGTTCGTCACGCGCTGGATCTCTCTAATGACGATCTTCAGCCGGATCTGCTGATTTCAGACGCGTCCACCCGGCGACGGGAGAGAATCTAGGGCATCCCTCACTACATCCACGGAGGTCGAATGTCCAAAGACGAACCGTCTGGCCGAAATGTCTCGAACGTCGGCCTTGGCAACCACGCAGCTGGTGAGCAGGCCAACTACCAAGTAGTAAGCGATCAGCAGGTGCACATCCGAGCGCATGATGGTGGCACGGTCAACATCATCACTGTCCGGAGTAACGAGAACCTACTGGAGACATTCCCAGGATTGGTGCTGATCAGTGTCTTTCTAGAGGATGCAGCGGACGCGGAAGTGATCGAGGATGCGGTTCGAGCGGCCGCAGAGCAGCTTGGCCTCGATATCGTCGCGGACAGCCCCCCGATTCTCGGATCCTGGTTCAAGCGCATGCTCGCTCGTGGAAGGGCCGAATTCACCGAGGAGAGGATCCGCGCAACTATCGAGGGCGCCGTCCGCGCAGTGGAACTGGAGCAGGTCGAGAAGAGACAGGCCCAGGTGAACGCGACCAACATAGGTGCGGTCGCTGAGCTCATCGAGAAGCTGAACGACACACCCGCCGCAGTCGTACAGATCGGCTCGCTGATCCTAATCAAGGAGCCTGAGACGCTGGTGGTACGGGAGCTCACACCCCTAGAGCAAGCCACGTTGCGAGATAATCCAATCCTCCTCAAGAATGCGCAGGCAGCGGCGGCAGTCCTTAACTCTGGACAAAGAGGGAGTACCAACGTCACGATCGAGCAGCCACCGGCGGCGCCTCAGATCGCCGGATAATCATGGCCCCCACCTGAGGAGGGGGCCATGTACGGTCGGCGGCTACTGCTCGGCGGGGATGACCACGACGACTGTGCTGACGCCGGTCGCTGGGGCGAACGAGTTCTCGGGCAGTTCCTCGAACCAGCCGTCGCGCTCCTCCACCAGGGCGCGGAACTGCTCGGCTGCCTTGGACTGGTGGTGCAGCACCCCGGCGGCCATCACCGCGACGAGGCGGCCGCCGGGATTGAGGAAGCGCAGCGCGTGGCGGACGTGGAGGATGTCCTTGCCGCCGGAGAACGGCGGGTTCATCACGATCCGGTCGTAGCTCTCCTGCTCCACCTGCTCCACCTGCTCCAGGTCGAGGAAGTCCTGGCGGCGGACGCAGTTCACGCCGGGAACGCGCTCAACGAGGACGTTCGCCAGGCCATTGTCGATCTCCACGCAGTCCACGACCGCGCCGAGCACAACAGCCGCCAGAGCGATGTTGCCGGTGCCCGCGGAGGGTTCGAGCACGGTCATGCCGGGCTCAATCTCGGCCAGCCCCAACAGCCTGTCCACCACGGTCGACGGACTGACGAACGCTTCCCGCCCGGCACCCACCTGCATGTTGCTGACGGTCTGCGCGGCCGCCTGCAGCCGCTCCGTGTCGAGCTTCGCCACCTCGACCTTCGGCCTGGCCGGGGCCTTCTTCGCAGGCCGGCTGGTCGTAGTGACTGCGGGCCCGTTCTCGCCGTGCGGGCAGTCAACGCGGCGGATGTCGGTGAACTTCACCTTGTCGGGCCAGGAATAGCCGGACTCGACGGCGACCGTGACCGTGTTGACCTTCACCACGGTGCGCGCCCGAATCCCCCAGTAGTGCACGACATCGCCGACGTGCACGTTGTGCTTGTCCCACATGACGTACTCGCCCGCCTCGATCGCGGCAGCGAGCTGCGCCCGGTCGTATTCGAGCTGGTTCTCAAGCTGCGCTTTACGGGCGAGTTGCATCTCCCGGTAGTCACCCTGGGCGGGCGCGTGGTCCTCGATGTAGCGCGGGTTACCTGCGTAGTCGAGGTGCCTGCGCTCGTAACCGTCCAGGTTCTTTTGGATCTGGCGTAGCTCGGCTTCGGCCCTCTCGATCCGGCGCCTGGTCACGGCCGGAGTCGCCGAGCGGGCCATCTGGCGGCCGACCGCATTCGCACGGTCGGCAGCGCTCTGCGCCGCCTTGTCCTCGTCGATGCTCTTGCGCATCGCGGCGTCCATGCGCTTCCGGTCGCGCCGTGCGCCCCGCTCGGAGTGATGGCCGACGAGGATCGGCTGGCCAGCCGCGAACCGCTCGCTGATCTGATGCGCTCGGTCGTGCGCGGCCGCTGCCTCGCCGGCGTGCCGCTCGGCCTTTCGCTCCAGCGCGTCGCGTCGGTCGTCGAGCCGGTCGGCTCTGTCTTCCAGGACCTGGGCGCGGTCGCGGTGCTCGTCGTCGATCTCGACTTCGACCTCGAACCCCGCCTCGCGCAGGGCCTTCGCCGCGGCGTTGATAGCCCAGCGGTCGGCGACCCTGTCCCGGCTGTTGCGGAGCCCGATCATGCGGATGGAGGGGAAGAACTTGAAGTTGCCGTTCTCCCACTTGCGGATGAGGTCGTACACGCCGTCGCCCTTGCGGGTGCCGTAGACGAGCGTGCCGTCCTCGTGGTTGTGCTTGATCGTGATCAAAGTTCCTCGCTTCATGCGAAGCGCAGGACGGCCACCCGCCGCCCTGCGCGGGGGTGGTGACTACTGCTGGGGGCCGTGCTCGCAGTCGTGGAGCAGGTGGTCGTCCATCGCGGCGTCGAGCAGCGCGATGCGGGTCGTGCCGCTCTCCCACGCGGCGCTGACCCGCTGGCGGCACAGCGGGCAGTCGACCTGGAACTGCCGCCCCTGGCCGGGGCTGGCCGGGATGTCGTAGTAGCCGTACGCGCGGGCGTTGCGGGCGAGCTGGCGGCGGCCCGTCCTCGTCTTCGGGTCGAGGTTCATTAGTCGCCGCCCTCGGCCTCGTCGCCGTCGAGGAGCTGGGCCTGCATCACCTCGATGACGAGGTCTCGGGGCGGCTTGGAGCCCGGCCGGAGCGCGAACACCGCGCACGTCGGCGGGCATTGCGTGGTGCGGTCGTCCTCACCGGTCGGGGTGGTGCCGCAGTGCGGGCAGGCCGCAGCCGGCCGCGTCTGGGCGACGTCGAACGTGCCGCGCTTCACGTAGTAGCGGGGCCTGCGCCCGGTGGACTGCCAGCCTTCCTCGGCCAGTTCCTTCTCCTTGGCGCGTTCCTCGTCGGTCTTCTTCCCGCCGATGTGCCGCCAGGTCCCGAGCGACGTCTCCCCCGCGACCACGCACCGGCCGACGCTCAGCCAGTAGTCGAAGCCGCCGCACCAGGTGAGCGGGCGACGCTGCGCGGCGAGCAGCGCCACGTTCTGCAGCGAGTACCCCGGGTCGTCGCTGGCGGGGTCGTACTTCCAGCCGAGGCTTGCCGCGATCGAGCGGAACTGCTCCAGCTCGGCCGGGTCGGACAGGCACAGCACGGCGTAGGCGTGCAGCACCTCCCGGGCGGCGGTGCGGTTGGCGGCGCTGCGGTCCTTCTGCGCCTGCGTGACGCGGCGACGCTTGCCGCGTTGTTTGGTGGTCGCCATGAATATTCTCCCTGTTCAGGTCTCTGATTGCGGTTCCGCTGTTAGCAGGCTGACCCCGCCGTTTGGCGGGGCCAGTGTGTGGGGGTTAGTCCCAGGAGACGATCTCGAAGTCGTCTGGGAGGCTGACGCGGCGGCTGCACACGTCGCACTCGAAGCCGTCGCCCTCGAACGTGCTGTCGCCGCAGTACGCAGCGATTGCGCCGGGACCGACGATCTCCAGTTCGTTGCTGCGGGTGGCGACGTCCAGCTCGACGATCTGGTCAACCGCCCCGCAGTCGGGGTGCGGGCAGACCAGCACGCCGTCACGCACCAGCGCGTGAGGCTCGTCCGGGCCGAGGACGACGCCTTCGAGCGCGATCGCGTCCGGCGCCATGAATACCGGGATCGCCAGCTCAGATCCGGGCCCAGGCTCCATCTCTCACCTCCAGGTGCCAGATGGTGCCGGTCGCGGTGTGGCGAGCCTTGATGAGGCGGCCGCCCTCTCGGACGCGCAGCACAACGTACGAACCGTCCCGGCCCTCGACGACGTCCTCGACATGGACGGGCGCAGCGTGCTGGGTCACCGCTGCGTCTCCGGCCCGATCGGGAGGCCGTACCGGGCGTCGGGCGGTCCGAGGATCACCGTCACGCCCAGCTTGGCGGCGCGGGCGAGCGCGGCCGGCCCGTCCCCGGCCCACTCGCGGACCCGCCACTTGCCGCGGGTCTGGTCGCACAGGGCGTACTCGCCGTGCTCCTCGATGCGGTCGCCGTGGTGGCCGGCCGCGATGGGGCCCATCGGCCGGTATCGGTGGGTGCCGTCCGGCAGGGTCACCTTGTGCGAGCCGTGCGGCATGCAGTGGTTGCACGGCATGCAGGTGGCGGTGAACAGGTGATGATAGGTGCCGATCACCCTCTCCGTGCCCTCGATGCCCTTGACCTTCGGGCAGCCGGGGACGTGGAAGACCTTGCCGTGCGGGCCGGGGCCGAGCACGTACGCGTGTTCCCCGTCCGGGTCCCGGTAAATGACGTGGTTGAGCAGCGCCACCGTCCGGCGGATCGGCTTCACACCGCCACCTCGTCCTCAGCGTGGACAAACGTGGTGAACGGCGATCCCACGCTGCCGTCGTCGTAGCGGACGACGAGCCGGACCTTCACCTCCCCGTCCGGCACGATGTCCTCCACCACCCCGGCCCGATCGCCGACGATGACCCGCTGTCCCCACCGGAACGCCGCCATCTGCTCCCGGTTGCCCCGCAGGTAGACAGACACCATGGCGAGGGGCAGCATGCCCGCGGGCGCGGTCTGGCCCGGGTACTGGAGGGCGGCTGCCAGCGCGGTGGATCCCTGGAAGGCGACGACGATCTTCCAGTCGTCGCGGATCAGGACCAGCTCGGTGGAGCTGCCGCCGGTCGGGGCGGTCGTGATCGCCCACCCGCACGCCCGCGCCTTCATGCTGATCACGCTGTGGCTGGTGATCGGGTTGACGGCGGGTCTGGCTCTCTTGCTCATGCGTTTCCTCTCGGGATCGAGTCGGACACGGCTCGGGCCGTGTCGTAGATGGGGTCGGGCAGGTCTGTGGGGGCGCCGCAGTGGCATAGGCCGGTGATGACGACGCCGCCGCGCAGGTCGAGCCACCACCGGTTGGAGGCGGGCCCGAAGTACCGGTCGAGCAGCAGCCCGGCGATGCGGTTGCGCGGCCGGTCGCCGGGGTGGGCGAGCTGGCCGACGATGAGGCGCAGGTGCGGGTACACCTCGACTTGGGTGATCTCGGTGTCGGTGTCGCCATCGCCGAGGGTGAGCACGCCCGACAGGTAAGGGTGGTCGAGGCGGCCGCCGTCGTCGGCCGTCAGCAGCGGCACCCGGTCACCCCAGCCCAGGTCGGTGGTGAGCAGTAGCCCGGTCACGGTGCTGGTCACGGCGCCTCCTAGCTGTCGCTCAGGTCGATGACGGCGACGGTGGTGTTGTCGCGGCCTCGGCCGCTGCGGGCCAGGTTGAGCAGCGACGCTGCGACGTACTCGCCGTCGAGGTCGAGCGCGGCCAAGCGCGCGAGGTCGTCGACCATCGCGTTCACGTGGTCGGCCCGCCCGCTGAGCGGCAGGTGCGCGGTCAGGCCGTCCGAGGCGAGGACGATGCGGGCGTAGTCGTCGGTGAGGGTGAAGGGCCGCCGGTGCGGCCAGGTCGTCCCTTCGTGTCTCTCCTCGACGTTGCAGGGGGTGCCGCAGGGGTGGCAGGACGGTGTGGTCAGGGGGACGACCGTGCCGTTCCGCATCACCGCCCAGGCGGGCGAGTCGCCGACCCAGGCGAGGTCGAGACCGCCGGGGGTGATCGCGGCGACGACCGCAGTGGTGATGCCTTCCTGGCCGGGCGGGGCCTCCTCGTTGCGCCGCTGCAGGTAGGTGCGGGCCGCGTGCAGCCCCTCCAAGCTGCTGTTGGTGGAGCCTGCGACGGCGGCGGCGATCTGCGCGCTGATCTGCGAGGCGTCGGCCGCGTCGGGGTCGTCGCCCGCGCCGTCGCACACCGCGACGGCCAACGCCCAGGAGCCGTTGAGCACGGCGACGTAGTCGGCCTGGTGGATGCGGCCGTTCTGGATGCTGTCGAAGAAGACGCGGGCGATGCCCGGCACGTACATCTGCTGCATGGGAGGTCCTTTCAGTTGTTCCAGCCGTGCTGAGGCAGGGTGTTGAGCAGGCCGATGATCCGGGAGGCGCCGCTGCCCTTTCGGTTGGTCCTGTTCGGCTGCCACGTCATGGAGATCCGCAGGGCGCGCCCCTTGTCGGCGGAGACGTCGAGCGTCCCGAAGTACCAACCGCGGCTGAGCCGGAGCTGGTAGATGCGCCGGTACGGCGTGTCCGGGATGGTGACGGTGAACCCGTCCGCCCGAAGCCGGTTGATGATCTGGAGAGCGGTTCGGTTCGGCTGCAGCATGAGGCTGGTCCTTTCAGATCTTGATGACGTTGTCCGCGCCGTGCTGCTCGCCCAGGCAGGGGCAATCGCAGACGGGGCCGCGGGCGGATCGGCAGCGGCCGTCGCACCGCTTGTCGGGGTTGGCGCCCTTGCTGGTGTCGAGCTGCCGCCAGCGGAACAGCACGTTGTGGTCGGGGCAGCGGGGCCGGTCGTCGGCGACCTGCCCGGTCCAGTGGCGGGGGTCGGTGTACAGGTGGTCGTAGACGTCGAAGAAGGACCACCAGCCGGGGTCCGCCATGCCGGAGTGCTTGGTGACCGGCTTGAGGTAGCTGCCGACGACCCGCTGCGCGCGGTCTCGGTCGTAGTGCCGGAAGGCGGGGGTGTCGGTCACGAAACGCTGCTTGCAGCCCTTGACCGGGCAGTTGCCGAACATGCGGGTGGTTTCGATCTCTTGCGTCAACGTTCCTCCTGAGGGGTGTCGGCCCCGCCGTTGCGGGGCCGACGTTTCGATTGCGGTTACGCTTTTAGCGGCTCTACCTGTGTTGTGTCGCTACTGGGCGGGGAAGTACCTCTTCTTGCACACCGGCCCGATGCCGTCGTGGACGGACTGGGCGTCGGTGAGCAGCCGGAAGCAGCAGCAGCAAATGCCGTACTGGTGGCCGAATCCGGTGGCGTCGTCGAGGGTGACCTTGTCGTCCGGGGTGAACTGGCCGGCCCGGTAGAACGAGGCGTATCGCTGAACCTTGCTGCCGACGACGCGGATCCGCTTGACGCGTAGCACGCCGGTGCGGGACTTCTTGATCTCGTAGATGTCGCCGTTCTTCTTGTAGACGCCGGGCTCGATGGTCACGGTCTCGACGGGCTTCGGCTTACGGGGCGCGCCGAGCAGGGCGCTGATCGCTTTCGACATGTTCGGGCCGGACGCCTTCCTGAGCAGGGCGATGACTTCGGGGGTGTACGGGTGGACCCGCTCCTCGACGAGGCGGTCGAACAATGCCCGCTGCCGGTCGGTCGCGGGCGCGTCGGTCTTCGTGGCGGTGGTGCTCATGGTGTCGGCCCTTCTGGAACGCAGACGACCCCGCGACCGTGGCGGTCGCGGGGTCGTTGCCGAGTTGTTTGGTTGCGCTGCCGCTTTCGGCGCGCTGTACTGGTCTTTTGTGGTGCTTCTCAACCACATTAGCACCTTGAGCGCACCGGTACGGATATGCAGGGTACCAGCGCGATCACGCAATATAACGATTAGATAACGAGCATGTGCGAGCTGCGAGCCACCCCACACCTCGGGCCAGCGGCCCGCAGGACGACCGAGCTAACGCCAACCCGCCATGCAGGAATAGCTGTGCTCCTCCGGCGGCGCGTCCCAACGCGCACCGCAGTCTCCGCACTCGTCGCCGATCTTGATGGGGAAGACGTCCTCGATGCTCTCCCCTGGCTCCATATCGTCACAAAACCGGCGATCCATGCATTTCACCCTTCTTCGGATAGCGGGCGAGTCGAGACCGCCCGGCAGGCGTTACCCTGAGATGCACTGGGGCCTCGTCGGCGACGAGGGCCAGACTTGTGGTGTTGGTGATGGCCGGGCCTGTGGCGGGCCCGGCCATCGGCGCTTCAGCCCTCGGGCAGGACACGCAGGGCGTTCGGGCTCACAGGCTCGACCCAGACGCCCGGAGGCAGCGGCACCGGCTCGTACACGGTCGGGTCCCCGTCCTCCGACACCCCGCCGCCGCTCGCCAAGTACGCCCAGTCGGATAGGCCGTGCCCCCAGACGATGACGCGGCCGCTGCCGCCGTCCCAGTCGGCGTGCATGACCTGCGGGGCGTAGTCGGGGTCTGCCCGGAAGTGGGCGCTGATCGCGTCGGCGATCTGCTGGGCGCTCTCGTCGGTGATCTCTGCGACGCCGGCCGGGGCCTGGTCGACGGCAACATGCATGATTCGTTCCTTTCGGTCGAGCTGGGGCCGCTCAGGCGACCCCAGCTCGTTGATTGCAGTTCCGCTTTTAGCCGGTTCGGCTGGCGAGCATCGCGTCGAACAGAGAGGTGTCGCTGGACATCGCCACGTAGATCGCCTCGTTGGCCATCTGACGACCCCACCCCTCCTCGACCAAGACCTTGGTCAGGGCTTCGCGGACGTCGCCATAGGCGCCACCGGCCTGGACGGCCAACCGCTGGTTGTCGGCGAGGTTGAGCAGGCGCAGCGTCTCCAGCAAGTGCTCGGCGATGCCGCGCGTGCTGGTGTCTCTCGTCGGCGGGGTCACAACTGGCCGTCCATGTACGCGATGGCCTCGGCAATGCCCTGTCCGGTCGTAAGCGCGCGGTCGATGGACTCGACCGCCAGCGAGTAGCCCACGGACTGGGTGCCGAGGAGCGTCACCAGCGCCTCACGGATCGCGGTGTAGGTGGTTCCGTAGTGCGGCCCGTACTCGACCCTGAGCGCGGCCGCCTTGCGCAGGCAGTGGAGCAGGTTGTCGGCGAGCGCGATCGGCGGCGCGGGCATCTCCGCGTCCTCGTCCAGCTCGCCGAACTCGTTGATGACGCGTTCAATGACCGTCATCTGGTCGCCGCCCGCGAGGTTGTCCAACGAGGTGTCGGCCAGGTACGGCGTGACGCCCTTGTTCCGGATGTACGCGCTGGACAGGGCCTCGAAGTGGAACGACGCCGTGTCCCGGACGCTGGCCAGGTTGTTCTCGTACTCCAGCGGCGCGGCGGCCGGCGTCAGCATGCGGGCGATCGTCGCGAGTATGTGCGTGGTGGTGCCGCCCGCGTTGCGGACCTCGGTGGCCGCGGCCTGCAGTTCGGTGCGGGTCCGGCGGGTGATCGTGTCCATGTGTTTCTCCTTGGAAATGCGTGGCCCCGCGACCGTGGCGGTCGCGGGGCCGGATTGGGTTGATGGGGTGGTCAGGACTTGGCGGACAGGTCGTACGCCGACAGCACTTCACCGGTTGCGGGGTGCATGAACGCCCAGCTCACGGTGTGGCCGGGGTGGTCGGCGGCCAGCTTCTTGATCTGATGCATGACCCGGAAGATCTGCGCCCCGGCGGACGGGACGAGCAGCGTCCGGCCTTCCTTCTGCACGAACTCGATCAGGTCGACGCGCTCGGTGTCGTCGGGCAAGGCCGGGGTGACGGTGACCCGCTGGTCTGCCGCGCCACCGTCTGAAAGCAGTTCCGCTAGTGGCGTGCCGCGCTCGTCGGTGTGGTCGCAGAACCGGCACGCGACGTACAGCGCAGAGGTGAGGACTCCGGCGACTGCGACATCGGGCAGGTCGTCGTAGGTGACGCCGTCCCAGATGTCGACCCCGAGGGGGGCGGTCTCGTCCATCGCGGCGGTGGCGGCGGCACCGAACACGCGGTCGTGAGCGCGTTCCAGGAGGTGGTCCCAGTTGCCGCTGCTGAACTCTGTGGCGTTGGCGGCGGCCGAGAAGACCAGCGCGTCGAGCATGTGACTCGTGGTGGCGCCTGCTCGTTGTGAGTCGAGGAGCATGGTGTACGGCGGGGGGATCGTGGCGGTCACGGCGTTCCTTCCGGCGTTTTGGCTGGTCAGCGGTGGTGCTTGTGGTGTTACGTCTTCGACGCTAGCACGTGCAGGGTACCGACACGTACATATGGGGTATCGGTGATCGCTTCGCTTATAACGATTTGGTCAACGCGTCAGACGCATCCTAAGCGGTCCGATGCTCGTGACGCGTCAGATGCACCAGACGCACACCGATAGCGCGTCTCCGTCCACCTCAGGGACGCACAGACCCATTCACGGACCTTCACTCACGCACGCCCCCGGCTTTACGTGGTACATCCGAATTGTCGTTTTGTCGGTCGGTCCGCTCCAGCCGTGCCCGCATCCGCGCCCGCGCCAACGCCACCCGCCGCCGCTCCGCCTCCTCATCCACCACCTCCCGCTCCGGCTCCGGCGACACCGCCTCCACCAGCCGAGGCAGCGCCGCCACCGCCTCCTCCGCCTGTTCGTCGACCCACTTCCACCACCACTCCCCCACCTCACGACCCGGCCGCGCCGACTCGAGCTCGCGAACACGCATCGCCCGAGCGGCCCCCGGCGACGACCGCGCCAGCAGCTTCCGCGCCCGCTCCGCATGATCGGCGTACGACTCACTCACGACCCAACCTCCGACGAAACTCCTCCTCCTGCGCCAGCCGCTTGGCTTCCAGCGCCGCGCGCGCAGCGAGGTAGGCCGTGCTCGGGCCGGACGCCGGGGCCTGCTCGACCATGGGCGGCGGGGCGAGCGCTTCCGCCCTGCTGAGCCGCTGTGGCAGCCCGATCGCCCCGCCAGCGCGACGAGCTCTCATGTCCTCGAACCGCTCCTGCAGCGCTGCCTGCTCGGCGCGGAGTTGGGCGGCCGCGGCCGCGAGCCGCTGCGACTTGCCGGGCAGGGGCCGGCCGCGCTCGTCGAGCCATGCCGACAGCCGGAACCGCACCCAGGCGGGGACGTTGCGGATCTGGTCGCGGCTGGTCCAGGTGTAGGTCCAGGCGGTCCCGTCCGGCTTGTGGTCCAGGGCGTGCAGCACGTCGGCGGACGTCCAGCCTGCAGCGATGAAGACCCTGGTCAAGTGCCGGATGTACCACGGGGACAGCCGTCGCAGCGTGGTGCTGGTGTCGTGGATCTTCTCGGCGACCTGCAAGGCCTGTCGTCGCTCGTGCTTGCGGGTCCCCGGCGTGGCGGTGACCTCGTTCGTCGTTGAGATTCGGTTCCAGCGGCGCGAAGTTGATCTTTCCTCGCGCGCGTGCGTAGGACCTTCCTGTACTCCCCTACGGGAAGTACAGGAGGGGGGTTCAGTTGTCGTTTTGTCGGTGTGCGCGTCGTGTTCGTCCAGCTCGGGGGCCGGGACGCACAGCACCCAGACAGCCGCCCGGTTCCCCATGCCGTCGTCGGTGAGCCCGCAGCGGTTGCCCCTGCGGTAGCGGTTGGTCGTGCCCTCCTCGACGACGCCGAGGAAGCCACGTTCGCGCAGCCACCGGATCCACCGCTTCACGGTGGACAGCGCTAAGTCGAGGTCGTCAGCGATGCGCTGCTCGGTGGGCCGGGTGGTCAGCGTGGTCCAGTCGGCCGCGTGCGCGAGCCGGGCCGCCACCTCGGTGAGGTTCCGGTAGGCGTGGCACTTCAGCGCGAGCGCGTCGGGGTGCTCCTTGACGGTGCGGAGGAAGTGGCGCTGCGAAGGTGCGCGGCGCATGCCCTGAGGGACGGCAGAAAGGATCGCCGTTCGCGATGGGATGAGCGAGGGGTCGGTGGCGTTCGGGTGCGGCGGCCGCGGGAGGTGCGGGCGCGCCGGAGCGAACGCTTGGCGAGGTGATATCTTCAGCTCCAAGGATCTAGGGGCACCAACCTGATCGGCCGGGCGACCAACCTGTGGGCCGGTCAGGGGTGCGGTGTCACTGGTGATGTGAAGGCGCTCTCCGCTTCGGCGGGGGGCGCCTTTTCGTTGTCCGGGCGGCTCCTGAGGGGTGGCGGGCCGGGCGGGGGCTCTCGCCGTGTTCCGGTGGTCTCGTGTGATACAAACAATACAACTCGACGCGTCCGACGCGTCAGACACACCATAGCGCGCTATGCGCGTCCACACGAGACGCGCGAGCAAAGATCATCAGCGCGGAAGGTGACCTTCAGAGCACGGCGGTTGGCGCGAGCGTGCGCGCTCGTCACCAGGCGAAACGCCGGGCCGGGGCCGCCCTCTGCGCGCCGGCCACAACCCCTCAGAGGAGAAGCACGATGGCTCGCGTCAAGGACCTGTGGTTCAAGACGGTGACGGACCGGGACGGCGTATCGAAGCGCGAACCGACCGCGCGGCACGGGAAGGGAAAGCGCTGGTTAGCGATCTGGACGAACCTCGAAGGCCGAGAGCAGTCGAAGGCGTTCGCCAAGAAGGCCGACGCCGAGAAGCACGGCTCGCTGATGGAAGCCGACAAGGCGCGGGGCAACTACATCGACCCCAACGGCGGCAAGACGCGCCTGATCCTCCTCGTCGAGGGCGTCGCAGACGACGACAGCAAGCAGGGTTGGCTCGCGTCACTCACTGCGGACCCGTCCACCCGGGAGATCTACGAGATCTACTGGCGAGTGCACGTCAAGCCCAAGTTCGGGCAGCGGGAGATCGGCTCAATCCGGCCGAGCGAGATCCGGACCTGGGTCAAGCAGCTTGAGAAGAAGTTGGCGAACAGCACGGCCAACCGCGTGCTCGCGTTCCTCGAACAGCTCCTGCAGAGCGCCGTGGACGATGACCTGATCGCCAAGAATCCGTGCGCGTCCAAGGTCGTCAAGAAGCCCAAGGCCGAGCCTCGGAAGGTGGTGCCGTGGTCGGTAGCACGTCTTCAGGCGGTGACGCAGGCGCTACCGCCCAGGTACCGGGTCCTGGCGATCCTGGGGTCCGGGCTGGGGCTCCGCCAGGGCGAGATCTTCGGCCTCTCCGTCGACGACGTGGACATGGACAAGGGCGTCGTCCACGTGCGGCAGCAGGTGAAGCTCGTGGACAAGAAGCAGTTGTTCGGCCTGGTCAAGCACGATCACGAGCGGACCGTCCCTCTGCCCGCGTCCGTCGCCGAGGCCGTGTCGGAGTACCTGGAGCAGTTCCCGGCCCGGGAGGTCACCTTGCCGTGGGAGGAGACGGACGGCGACCTGCTCACCCTGCGGTTGATCGTCACCAGCCGGGAGTCCAAGGCGCTGAACCGCAATTACATCAACACCTACGTCTGGAAGCCTGCGCTGGTGGCCGCGGGTGTGATCACGCAGGCCGATCTCGCTGTGAGGATCCCCGGCCGGCGCAATCAGAAGAACCGCAAGCACGGCATGCACATGCTGCGGCATCTCTACGCCAGCGTGCTGCTCGACGCTGGCGTGTCACCGAAGGCGCTGGCCGAATACCTCGGGCATCAGGATCCGGGCTACACGCTGCGGACCTACACGCATCTGATTCCGGGGACTGAAGGCCGGGCCGGGGCGGCGATCGACACGGCGTTCCGCCGTGAGGAGTTGGCATCCGGAACAGATCCGGAACAGCACTCTTGATGATCAAGGGATCGGCAGGTCACTGCGCCTGCTAGATCACACCTACGACGTGTGACGGCGGGGTTTTCCGGCCTCGGCGATCATGGCTGACATGGCTGCTGAGCTGGAAAAACGTTCTCGTCCTTGCTCGTTGTTTCCCGTCCCTTCTCGTTCTCTGACGGAACAGGATCGGAACAGAACGGCCCGGCATCGAATCTCGATGCCGGGCCATTTCTGCACGTGAGGGGGTTCAGGCAGCCCCCTGCTGCACATAGTGGGCGTCCTCCCATGCTCGCACGTCGGCCTCCCGGTACCGCGCGTGCTTGCCGACCCGGATGTACTTCGGACCCGTGCCGTCCGAGTTCATCTTGTAGATCGTCTTCTTCGGCACGCGGAATCGCGCCGCCAGATCGTCCGGAGTCAGGTGCACCTCTGCCATCGGCCCGCACTTCCCGTTGTTGCTCGCCACCACACCATTCCTACTCATTATGACGCACTTGACGCATCTGGATCAATCTGACGCGTCAGTCGTGTCACCACTGCTGACCGGCCCGCCGAGCTCTGCCGACCATCAGCACCGCGGCGGCCGACAGCACCAGCGCGCTGCCCCCGGTCACGCCCCACGTAGAGACCGCCAGTCCCCACAGCGCGACCGCAGTCAGCGAGATGCCGGCCGCCCCGGCCCCGTGCCGCTCCAGCTCCTCGAGGACAGCGCCGACCACGATGATGATCAGCGGCACCACGACCGCAAGCTCCAGGGTGCCGACCTGCGCCAGCGGCGCAGCCGCCCAGACGACCGCCAGCCACGCCGCCACCAACGAGACCCGGACCGCTCCCCTCATTTCGCCTCCAGACGCTCCATGATCTCCTCAGGAAGGGCGTACGCCTCGCCCCCGTCCTTGCCGACCAACCACACCCGCCCGTCCTGCACGAGCCGCTTGAGCTGCGCGTGGATCTCGCTCGGTGGAGCCGTCACCCGCCGCTTGAGCACGTGGTGCAGCAGCTCCCCCAGCTCCAGGGCGAGACCATCCGCTTCGGCGAGGACGTCGACGATCGCGGCCTTCACGTCACCCGGTGTCGACCGCGGCTCCTCCGCTACCGCCCGCTTGCCCGTGCGCGGCTCGCGCCCGTCCTTCTTGGCGCTGGTGTACTCCTCGATCCAGCCCATCGTCAGGTCGTCGATCCGGCCGGCCGCGGGCTGGCGAGAGATCAGCTTCGGCTTCTCGGTGTACAGCCACCGCATCAGCGCCGCCCGCCGGTCGATCCCGGACAGGTAGGCGAGGCCCTGCGTGAGCGTCCCGTTCTTGAACGTCGCCGGGAGCAGCGACGGGTCCTGCGGGAGGCCCATCTGGTAGGCGGCGCCGGGCGTCTGCGTCCGCAGCGCGCACGCGTTCTTGCGGAGCTGAGCCCGCAAGGTCACGCTCCCGCCCAGCTCGGTCATGTTCGGGTCCTGAGCGACCAGAACGATCCCGCCGCCGCCCTTGCGCCAGGTCTTCGCGCCGGACGCCAGCGTGGCCACGGCCTTCTTGCCGTGCACGTCGTGCGTCAGCAGCTCGGGTGCCTCCTCCAGGATGAAGAAGATGCCCGTCATGCCGCCGACGTCGGGGTCACCGGGCACGAGGTGCGTCTTGCCGATCCGCTCGTCGCCGTCCTCGTCCACCCACGGCAGGGACGCGAGGTGGCGAACGCGGCGGCGCATCACCCAGTGCCACAGGCCCAGCTCGTCCGCGCCGTCGTCCTCGCCGAGCGCGCAGCGGTGGGTGCGCCCGTTCCAGTCCGGCATGGAGCCGCCCTGCGGGTCGATCAGCACCGTGGCGAGCTTGTCGGACAGGTGCGCCAGGCCAAGCAGCGTCTCCACGCTGCGCGATTTGCCCGCTTCGGAGTCGCCGACGATGATGCCGTGCCGCATGCCGCCGGACTTCGTGAAGAACGCCCAGTGGGCCGGGGAGAGGTCGTAGAAGTAGCCGATGTGCGCGCGGCCGTCCTTGCCGATGCGGGGCTGCACGTCCTCGAACCGGCGGACCTGCGCCAGCGTGTCATCCTTCAGCAGGGTGAACAGGGCGCGGGAGTTGTCCCCTGAGGGCGACGGCTCCAGTACGGCAAGCTGCGTCGAGGTCTGAAAGGCCGAAGCGACCTTCCCCGCGGCCGCCATGATGTCCTTGGTCTCCTTGTCGCCCGGCACCGCGTGGATCTCCGCGCGGTACCCGGCGTCGATCCGCTTCGGCGTCGTCAGCGTCATGCCGTCCAGCGCCTTGCCCTTGGCGGCCAGGCGCTCGTTGAACCGGGCGATGATCCGCGCCACCTCCGGGTCGATCGCGACCTGCTCGACGGTGACCTGCGGCTCGTCCTCGAACGCCGTGCGACCGGGCAGGGGCAGGCGGCGGTGGCGCCGCCAGTGCAGCAGTGCGAACGTCAGCCAGCCGGCCACCCCGACCTGAACCACCAGCTTCGTGGGGCCGATGGGCGCGGCGGCGATGAGCCAGGCCGCGCCGAACACCGCGGCGGCGACGGTCTCGCGGGCCTGGACTGCCTTGCGGACCGGGACCACGGCCGTGGCCGCCGCGATGAGGACGGCCACGGCCGGGTGCACCGGCAGCAGGTGAAGCACTGCTAAAAGCGGAAGCGCAATCAGCCACGCGAACGGAGCGGCCATCGTCATGCGGTACCGCTGGCGGAACGCGACCCGCCGCACCGTGCGGGTGACCTCGTCGGTCGCCTTCTGCTTGCTGGCCTTGGACAACGGAAGCTCCTTCGCGTGATGTTGGGACGTACGGCCGGGCTCAGCCGCCCGCGTACGCATCCTTGTCGGCGGTGTTGTCCACGCCGCCGACCGCCGCGTGAGCCTCGGCCACGGTGCCCTGCTCGGCGGCGAGGTCGGCGATCCGCGCGTGCTGCGCGGCGAGCTGGTTCGCGGTCTCCTGCGCAGCCATCAGCTCCGTGATGAGCGCGCCACGGCCCATGTTCCTCTGCAGCAGGCCAGCCACCTGGCCGTCGATGGCTGCGGCGATCTGGGCCATGTCGGTGTTGGCGGTGTCGTGGTCGTGCTTGAGCTGGGCGAAGCTGACGAATTCGGCGTTCACGGTGGCTCCTTGGGTGGTGTCGTAGCTGGTCAGGTCGATGACGGGCTTGTTGGCGGGGTTCTGATCGGTAGCGGGCGGCAGCTCGGGTGTCTCCTCGGGCGTTTCCGCCTCAGGCGGCTGGGCTTCGGCTTCCTGCTCGCGTTCCTCGACCACCTCGGCTTCCTCGATCTCGCGGGTGGCCTGGTAATCGCGATATGCCTGGCGGGCACCCTCGGCCGTCTGGCGGCCGATGCGGACGGCACCGCCGAGGACCTTGAGCAGCCCGTACGTTCCACCCGCGACCACCGCGGCGGTGCCGCCGGTCACCGCGAACGCCCCGGACACCCACCAGCGGAGGTTCCGGGGCCCGGGCGGGTCACCGGACGCGGTCGGGCGGGTGAGGTACTTCTGCGTCTGGTGGTAGCGGGCCTGAGCAGCCGCGAACCCCTTGCGGAATTCGACGTCGGCCTGCGCCGCGCCGGCCCGGAGCCCGCCCAGGGTGGCGGCGCGGGCGTCGGGATGCTTCGCCAGCGCCGCAGTGATGAGCGCGGACAGGGCGAGGATCAGGAGGAAGGGGATCACTTGCGGCCTCCGTTGACGTCGGCGGTCATGGTGTCCTGCCAGATCTTCTTGACGTCGCGGCCGACGTCCGCGGTGTTGATGCCGAAGATGGAGATGGCACCGACGACCAGCAGCGTGGGGATGAACGGCGCGACGATCGCGGTCGGTCGGCCGACTTTGTTCTTCTTGCCCCACACGTCCGAAGCCCAGGTAGCCAGGCAGACGCCCAGCAGGATCGACGGGACGACGGGGTGCAGGCGGCCGGTCACAGTCCGGACGATGGCCTCGAAGAACGTGCCGATCAGGCCGACACCGCCCACGAGCATCAGCCAGGCCGTGAACGTCGGCCAGGCCTTCTTCCAGATGCACACGATGCCGAAGCTCAGCAGCACGGCGGTCGCGGAGCCGAGCCCGACGAGCAGGCTGTTCATGGAGGGGTCCTTTCAGGCGAAGAAGTGAAGGATCAGGTAGGCGACGATCGCTGCCGTGGTCAGCTCGGGGAGGAAGACCGTCATGGCGGGGATATAGAACGCCGTGTAGAGCAGCGCGCGGGCGAGCAGCAGCACCCGCCAGGCCCACACCAGCGCGCCGACGTCGGCAGGTAGCCAGGACGGGGACCACCGCTCCCGGACGAACGTGACCGGGCTGGCCAGGTAGGAGGGCCGCTCTCGGGCGATCCAGTCCGACAGCGGACCTTGGACGAACTCGACGAGCCGGTCCAGCCGCGACACGTCGGGCGTCGCGGGGAGTTGAGGCTGGTCCTCCCGCAGGGGCACGACTGTGGCGACCTGCTCAGCGGTGTCGCTGGCGGCCTTGGTCTCGTCCGGACTTGGCTGCTCCTTCGGCTGTTCGGGCTGGGCGTAGGGCGAGCGGATGCTGCGCATGGTCACCTCCTCTGGCGGTTGACGTCGTCGCCGCTGCGCCGCAGTTCGGCGGCGTAGAACGCGTAGAGCCGATCGCCCTCGGCCTCGTCGGCGTTGTGCTTGTCGGCGAGTTCGGCCGTGAGGTAGCGGATGGCCTCGTGGAACGCGGCTTTCGGGCTCTCCGCGCCCTTGATACGGGCGTGGAAGCGCATCTTGCGCCCCTCGCGGCGGGTCGGCCTGGTCGGCACGTGACTCCTCCCGAACGTCACGGACGGTTACATCTGGCGGGAGCGTGCTACGCTCTCGCGCACGTGCGCGCACGTACACCTGCGCGCGTTGGCCCCCTCGGCGGCGATTGTCTGCGGCGCTGATCAGCGTTCGACACCGCCTCGCGGGCGATCACGGCCGGTCACGGGCCAGCAGGTTGGCGATCACGGCGTCCCAGTCGATCAAGGCCATCTCCCCGCCCGTCGGCACCAGTTCGTCGAGCCTGTCCAGGTGCCCGGTCATCAGGGCGGCCGGGGTCCGGACCACGCCGAGCAGCAAGTCTCCTTGCGTGATGCCGAGCAGCGTGTGCTTGCCGTCCGATGACGGCTGGACCCGCAGGCCCGTGCGGTCCGGCTTCGACAGGCACTCGGCCAGCGCGGCCATGCCGTCCGCGAGGACGTGCCGGGGCGCGACCACTGGGGCCGACCAGTCCTCGATCTCCAGGTGGACGAAGTACGGGTCGGCCGCACGGTAGGTCATCCACCCGTTGTGGAACTCGTCGGTCGCCTCGTCCCACAGGGGGAGGTAGCAGGCGATCTCGGCCGTCTTGTCCGTCTCGTTTTCCGTCATCGGTCCGCTCCCTTGTCGTCGGTGGACGAGCCGTCCCCGTCCGCTTCGTCCGCGCCGGACGGTCCGCTGTCCGGCGCCTGCTCGGTCCGCGCGGACGAGCCGTTCTTGTCCGCGCCCTCCACGGCGGACGAACCGTCCGTCCGCAGCAGGTGCAGCAGCGCGCTGGCGCGCTGATTGCTGATCGTCCGTCCGCCTGCTTTCACGGCTGCCGCGAGCGAGTCGCGGGTGAGCCGGGTACCGCTCCGCTGGTGCTCGGCGAGGATCTGCCGTCCGAGCGGCAACACGTCGGCGAGGTCGTCCGCACCTGCGGTCCGCCCGCTCGTCCGCGACTTCCGTCCGCCGTTCGTCCGCGCGGACGGACGACGCCCGTCCGTCCGCTTCCTGCTCGGCCGTCCGCCCGGGCGGGGCTTGCCGTCCGCGTCGTCCGTCCGCTTCGGCTCGGGCTCGTCGTCCGTCGTCCGTCCGCCGTCCGTCCGCCCCTCGTCCGCCGCGCTCGTCCGCTCGTCCGTCCGCTTGCCGGTCGGGTTCTCGTCCGCCGCCCATCCGCGCTTGAGCACATCCCGCCACCGCACACGGCGCACCGGCTCGTCCGCCGTCCAGGCCTCGTCCGTCCGTCCGCCGTCCGCGCCGTCCGCGCCGTCCGCCCGCCGTTCGTCCGCCGGACGAAGCTCGCCCGTAGGCAGCGGACGGTACATCGGGAACATCCCGCCACCCACCCGGCTCACGAACCTGGCGATCGTCTGCTTGGCCGCCAGCGCGTCCGGGGACACGCCGTACAGTTCCTCCGACACGGCGGCGAGTTGCGTCAGCGCGAGCTCCAACTGAGTCCGCTGCGCGGCGACCACCGCCGACTGGGCTTCGTCCACAGTCCGCCACGTCGTGCGGACGGCGCGGCGCGTCCGTACGACCTCGACCGCGATGTGCGGCGACTGCACGCCCTCGCTCACCGCCCAGCGGAAGGCCGTGAACGTCTCCTTGGTGTGCAGCAGCCAGCGCAGCGCACTGAACTTGGGCGCCCTCGGGTCGATCAACCCGGCCTCGCGCAGGTCCTGGCGGTGCAGGTGGCGGGAGTGCATCGACCACAGCCACGGCGAGGCGAGCGAGCAGGCCGCGAACAGCTCGGGGTAGTCCTGCACGTGGGTGTAGGACAGGTACCCGGCGCCCGCGCCAATCGCGTAGGACCACATGCGGGTCGCCCAGGCCGCGTCACCCTCCCTCAGCGCCACGTGCGCGTGCCAGGAGACGTACACCGCGACCGACTCGACGATCCCGGCCGCGAGCAGGGCCCACAGCGTCGGCAGGCCGCGCTCCATGAACGACATCGCCTGGCCCGAGACTGCGACGAGGTTGACGCCCAGGTTCGTGGTGCTCATGACCAGCAGACGGCCGGCCGTCCGGGTCCGCTCGGACCAGACCTCGCGCCGCTTCCGCCACTTCGCGCGGGTGCGCTCAGCTTCGGCTTCGGCCTCGGCGACGATCCGAGTCTGCTCCTGCTCGGCCAGCTCACCCGCCCGCTCGGACAGGGCTGCGCGGTGCTCGGCCTCTTCAAGCTCGCGCTTGCGCCGGGCCGCTTCGCGAAGCTCCTCCTGCTCGATGCGGAACTGCTCCGCTTCGAGCCGGGCACGCTCACGATCGGGGCTGGGGGCAAGCAGTCTCACGCCGCCACCTCGTACGTGCCGATCCCGAGCCGGCGGCGCTGCGTCGGGGTGGTGCCGCCGATGATGCCCCAGTTGTCGAACGGCATCGTCCGCGCGCGGTTCAAGCACTCGCCGGCCAGGCCGGTGAAGGGGCAGCCTGCACAGAGCTGGCGGGCGTAGTCCTCGTCGTCGGACAGGCGGGCGTCGAGGGGGTACCAGTCGTCGGGGTCGGTGCCGGGCTGGCGGCACTTGGCCTTGCGGGTGAGGACGGCGTCGAGGTCAGGGGTGGATGTGACAACGCCAGCGGGCGATGCCACGATGTGGCTGGACATCGGGTCTCGTAGTCCTTTCGCAGAGGGAGAGACCTGGTGTTTAGGGCCCCGCCTGGAAGTGGAGTTCCGGGTGTGGGCCCGCGAAGACTTGTGGTGGGCGGCTTGCCGGTGGAGCGGTGGGCCGCTTTTTCGTGTCCTGCTACGCTGTGTTTACTAGTAAACAGAGTCGCACTGGCCATGCTGCATCACCCGACGATCACTGTCAAGCCCGCAGGTGAGCCGCACCCGCTTGCCGCTCGTAATACGATCAGCGCCAGCCAGAACAGCTCAGAGAAGGAGCCCAGAGTGCCCGTCGCGAGGTTTCCCGAGGTCCTAAACGACCTCCGGACCAAGATCCTCGACGGCACTTACCCCCCAGGCGAGCCGCTCCCCCACACCGAAGACCTGATGCAGAGCTACGACGTCAGCAGGCAAGTCATCACCAACGCGATGCGGGCCCTCAAGGAGGAGGGACTGGTCTGGCGCGTCGCCAACAAGGGCATGATCGTGCAACGACCGCCTGTCATCATCGAAATCCCCATGGCCGTCGAGCGGCGCAACGAGCCCATCGTGTTCATGAACGCATGCATGTCGGCGGGTACTACGGGTCACCTAATCGAACAGACTCCGCGAACCGTCCGCCCGCCCGAAGCGATCTTGGAGAGCCTACGCCTCGACCCCGATCACCCGGTGCTCTACATCGAGGGACATGGTGTTGTCGATGGCCAGGTCGTGTGCCTCGATCAGTGGTACCTCGCTACAGAGGAGCCTGAAGCCGAAGCGGCCAGCGCAGACCGGTCATCCGACGTGTTGGACATCCACACTCAGCTCCGCCAAGCGGAGCTGGACGAAGCGACAAGGCTCCGAGTCAGCCGAGGCAGCCCACTGCTCGACATCACGCGCATCACCTACGACTACACTGGCCAGCCTCTCCATCTACTGCGCCGCCTGATCAACCCGCAGCGGGTCCACGTCGTAGACCATCGGCTCCCTCCCACGTCACCCTGACCAATCAGCGTCATATACGACACAAAGTCGATCAATGCGCCTTACCCTGTTCTGCTATGAGTCAGGGAGCGAACACCCCCCCAAACAAGCCAGCCAGCAAGTCTCTCCGGGAGCTGTTCCCGGGGTTCTTCCCTCCGAGCGACGATTCGCTGCGCCTGTTCTTGACGGAGGGGCTGATCGTCTTCGACACCAACCCACTTCTGGACACCTACAAGCTGACCGGTGTGGCGCGAGCCGAGTTTCTCAACACGCTCCGCGTGCTGGGCGACCGGCTATGGATCCCACATCAGGTGGGACTTGAGTTTCTCCGGAACCGCAACACAGTCATTAGCCAGGGTACCGGTTTTCGCGATAAATTCCGAAGCGCAGCAAACGACCTACACAAGGTCGTACAGCAATTGAAGGAACATCGCGGCCTCAAAGACGAAGAGGTCAGCGACATCAAACAAGCGATCGACACTGCCATCACAGAAATCCTCGATACGCACTCCGACCTTTACGCCTTTGAAGTTGAGCCAGGAACAACAGTAGACAATGACCCGGTATTCAAGGAGATAGATCGGATCACGGCTGGCAAGATCGGACCGCCGCTCTCCAACCTGGACGAGGCCAAGAAAATCGGAGCCCAGCGGCTTAAGAACAAAGTGCCGCCCGGCTATAGCGACGTCCCCGACAAGGGCTCAGATGACGCCCTCGGTGACTACTTCGTCTGGGAACAGACTCTCATCGAGGCCACGCACCGCCAGCTACCTGTTCTGCTTGTCACCAACGACAGCAAAGAGGACTGGATTCGAAAGGAGGGCTCCTACAGGCGTGGTCCTCGGCCGGAGCTGGTGGAAGAGATGCTTACCAGGGCTGGGCAGCCTTTCCATCTAATGAACGTCAGATCCTTTCTTTTCCAAGTAGGGAAGCACCTACACACTCACATCAGCGACTCGACTATTAAACAGGCCGAGTCTGTCCAGAGGCAGGTGGAACTTTCCCCAAGTGCACGCTTCGAGCCCGTCTTCCTGGACAAAACCGGTCGCTCCTTCTCCCTCATAACGTTGTTCCCAGATTTGACCCCACGACAGTACGTCATGCTCAGACGCATCCTGCTCTCAGGCGAAACGGTGTCGACAGAAGACATATCAGATGTCATCGCTGTCCGAAGGGCTCTCAACGAACTACGCCACAAAGAGATGACCATCCGCATCAATCGTGACAAAAACCGATCTGGCGACCGAGCACTACTCGATGAATGGCGACAGGGGAAGCTGACCAATGAAATCTTCCTCGACGAGGACGAGAGCGGCAATCTGGAGGAATGACCCTTGCGCCTGGCATCCTTACATGCCAGGTAACGCCAACGGCGACATCGGCCAGTCAAGCCTCCGTGCCGTGAGCCAGCGCTACAGCGTGCCTGCTCTGAACAGGGCCATTGCCTGTGTCGTTGCGAACGCTTCCACCTGTCCGGTGCCGTGCCTATGCTCGATGAGTGACTTTGACGGAGCATGAGATCACCTTCCGTACGCTCGACGGCCAACAGCTCGCCGGAACGCTCGTCACACCAGATGAATCACCTGAGCACGCCGTCGTCCTGGTCCACGGCGGCGGCGTGACGCGTCACGAAAGCGGCTTCTTCACCCGGATAGCCCGCGGGCTGAGCGACCGCGGTCTGGCGTCCCTCCGATTCGACCTGCGCGGCCACGGCGAGAGCGAGGGCCGACAAGAAGAACTGACCCTCTCCACCATCCTCAACGACATCCGCGCCGCGCTGCAGCAGCTCCGCGAAACCACGGGAGCAGCCAGGCTGAGTCTGCTCGGCACAAGCTTCGGCGGCGGCATCTGCGGCTACTACGCTGCCCACCGACCTGACGAGGTGTCTCGGCTGGTGCTGTTCAACCCCCAGCTCGACTACAAGAAGCGCACCATCGACAGCCGCCCCTATTGGCATGACGACTACCTGGACGAAGACGTCGCCCGCCAACTCACCAAGCAGGGAGCCATCACCTTCACCCCCACCCTGAAGCACGGCCGCCCCATCCTCAACGAGGTCTTCTGGCTGCAGCCGCACACCATCCTCGGCTCGATCAAGGCTCCAACCCTCATCGTGCACGGCACCAAAGACACCCTCGTGCCGATCGAGTCCTCCCGCGCGGCCGTACCCCAGTTCACCGCCCCATGCGACCTCGTCGAGGTCGAAGGCGCACAGCACACCTTCGCTGTCCACGACGACCCGCAGTACCACAACCCCCAGAGCCAGGCATGGCAGGCATCCGTGATCGAGACGGTCGCCGGCTGGCTGCGAGACGGTCGCCTACGCGACAGGACGATCAGCTAGGAACTCCTGCAAGGCGCGCACTTGCGGCCGGCGCCGCCAACGATCCATCGACTGCAGCATCTCGCCCAGAACGGTGACCGTCCGCCGCGAGCGTGTGGCACGGGCTACACGGGCCGCCTCAAGGCCCACGCTTGCCGCCTGATCCGGTTCGCCGATCAACGCCAACGCGGCTGCGTGACGGGCCTGGAAGTAGCCAACGTCGCGGTAGGACAGGCTGCCACCGGCGATGATCGACTGAAGTATCTCGGCCGCCCTGGCGGGCTTACCCGCCTCGGTGAAGCACGCACTACTGCGCAGCAGCAGCACGCGCTCTGTGAAGGAACTCCCGAGCGCATTGGGGTCCCCAGCGGACACCTCTGGCAGCAGCTCGCGCGCCTCGTCTAGTTTCCGCTCTACGTCACTTACAGGTTCGCCGACCATGGCCAGACCCAACGCCTGTTGCTGCAGAATCTCCGCGCGCACCCCTGGAGGGAACCGCCCGCTGCTGTAGCCGGCCGCATCAGCCAGGGTCAGCGCCTTCAAGGCATCCTGCCGGTCATATGCGAGCTGGGACTTCCGCAGCAGCACATAGCCCTGCATGGGACCGTCATCCGCCTCTTGCGCCCATTCGATTGCCCGGTCGTACCAGTACGTCGCTGTCGCGAGATCACGCAGGTCGCGGTACAGCCAGCCGACGAATTCGGCGCCCTCGGCCCCCACGACCAGCAGTTGCCGCCGCACCTCCGGTTTCACTTCTCGGACAGCATGCTGCACAGCCCCAAGCACAGCCTGAACCTTCGGCAGCGCCACTGTCGAGCCAAGGGTTCCGTCATCCGCCTTGCTCGCTTCGAGCTGGGCGCGAAGCTCATCCACAATGGTCCCGTCGACATAGCGACGAGGATCAGTCAGGATCGCCTCAACCGGCGGCAGCGCATCCATACTCGCCGCTGGCCAGACGACGGCGCGCTGCCCGCGATCGGCGAGGGACACGAGTTCACCATTCGCCCCGAGTGCCTTATCGAGCGCCGTCGCGACAGGAGCGGTCGGCTGGCGGCGCCCGTTTTCAAGATCCGCAATGTGGGTCTTGCTGCAGTTGGACAAGTCGGACACCCTGCGGAGCGACATATCACCACGTAGCCGTCGCAGTGCCTCACCGAACGTTTCCATTCCCATGCGGCTCCTGTCGTGTCCGCACACGGTGTCCGCAACTTTGCGGACGCCCTGCGGACAGTCCACCCCTCGACCCTGACTGGCGGTGTCAACAACGCTACTCTCGCGGGCTTTCGCTTTCGATGCCCGCTCAAATGGGCGGCCCCGGCCCCGGTGCGTGAACACCGGGGAGCTCCGGGGCCTAGATCAGGAATCGAGGTCCTGACCCGTGGCAAATCGTAAGGCCATCAGGATTCGCAGACACGCGGATCGCCCGCACTGGTCACCGTGCCGCCGACTGCGCAGAAGCACGTGTCCGCTCGACGAGAGCACGACAGACCGGAGATCCGCATGAGCGAGATCCTTCCGCCAGCGCCTGGTGGCACCTTCAACCCGTGCCAGGCCGCACCAGCTCGAACGTATGCCGTGCTACGAGGAGCCGACAAAGACGGGCTGCCGCCCGATCGTGATGCCAGCCAGTCGCTCAAGAAGACGCTGGGCGCGGTGGATGAGGTCGTGCAAGAGAACGCGGCCGCGCTGGTGCGCGCAATCCGCCACTACGCGCGAGAGGGACACACCCAGTTCGCCGACCTCGGCTGCGGCCGCCCCCTGCAAGGCATGGACAAGCTCAGGCTGCCCGACCTCGCCGACGTCGCCGCCCAGGCCCAGCCCGACCGGCTCTGGGTCGCCCTCGACTCCGACGTGCAGGTGATCACCGCCTGCCGAGCGCTGCTCACCGGTCCTGGCGTGAATGTCGTCCAAGAGGACCTGCGCCGGTCAGCGAAGGTCCTCGACGCGCTCTCCCGCCACCTCGACATGACCCGGCCGGTCGTCGTCATCCTCGGCGCGGCGCTGCACTTCCTCGACGACCAGGACGCCAAGCACCTGATGATCGCCTTGCGCGCCCGACTCCCCCAGGGCAGCCTCGTGATCATCACGCACGTCCACCACGCAAGGCTCTCACCCGAACGGATCGCCGCAGGCCAGGCCGAGTACGAGCGGAAGCACGGCGTCAAGATCTACGTCCGCAGCCGAGACGAGATCGCCGCGCTGGCCTGCGATTTCACCTTGCAGGAGCCGGGCGTGGTCCGCACGATCGACTTCCGTCCCGACCAGGAAGGGCCTGGCCCGGTCCAGGACGCGCCGCACTTCCTCATGCTGGCGGCCAAGCGACCTGCGGTGTGACAGATCATGGCGCGGCAGCAGCCCACCCCGGCGAGGTGTATCCGCCATACGCCTCAGTGCCGCGCCTGCTGCGGTCGGCCGGGATCGGGCCCCCGCCGCACCGCACCGCCGGGCGCAGGACGGAGCCGCCCATGCTCCCTGCTGCGCCCGGCCCCCGACCTCTTCCGCATCCACCTCTACGCATCACCCGGAGGAACCCCGTGGCCACCGCCAACGCGACCGCCGACGAACTCGCCGACGCCGCGGCTCAGGCATACATCCGACAGCACCAGGGGCGCATGCCCGACTGGCTGCTCACCTACAGCCCCTCCCGGCGCAGCCTCATCGCCTACTACCGCGGGTACTGCCCCCCGCCGGGCATCCAGGTCGAAGCCGAGTACCCAGACGAGCTCCCGCGCCTCCTGCACGAAGCCGTGCAGCCGCTCTGGCAGTCACACGGCGCGCCGACGCTGGCAGGCAGAAGACCCGACCCGTGCTCCGGCAATCGAGCGGCGCCGAAGGGGTGAACGCGCGTGAACGAGACAGGGCTGGCACACAAGCGGCTCTCGGCGCTGCGTCACACCTTCCCCGCGTTCGACATCGCCCGCGGCCGGGACGAAACCGGCCAAGAGTGGTGGATCGCCCGGCTCCGACGCGAAGCCACCGAACGCATGCAAGCCGCCGGGGTGATCGCCGTCGTCCAGCGAAGGGACTACGCCTCGCTGGCGTCCTCGCTGGCGTGTCAGGCGGCCATCCTGCACCACTTCCGCGCCTGACCCACCACCCACAGCTCCCCGGCGGCCGTTGTCACAGGCGGCCGGCGGGAGAGGTGCCCATCCCCATCGGAACGGCACCCATCCCAGGACGTCACCCGCGGCCTGGGCTCCCACGCCCCGGACCGCCTCCCGGGGCAGACGAAAGGAGAAACGCATGATGGCCAACGACCTGTACAACCGGCCGATCGACGAACAGGGCTTCCGCCGACTGTGCGGCGGCAACGACGGCGAGGAGGGCGAATCCTGCGTCGAGATCGCCCCGCTCGTGGGCATCGATGACGCATTCGCCCTGCGTGACTCCAAGCACCCGGAAGCCGGGACGCTCCGCTTCCACGGGTCCGAGCTCCGCGCGGCCGGCATCACCACCATCTAGGCACCACCGATGACGAGCGGCCCCCGCCTGAAGAAGGCAGGCAGGGGCCGCCCCCAGCAACACTACGGGAGCAGCAAACCATGCACTGGCACGCCTACCAGTGGACCGGCGCAGGCGCCGACCGGGCCAACGAGGCAGAACGTCGCACCACCTCAGCGGATTTCCCCGCCTCGCCGTTGCCGCCCATGCGGACCGGCGACTGGCTGGCCAAGCCCCCCACGCGCATCGCTGGCACCTTCACCGACGTCGCCCCAGCCGTGGAGTGGCTGGAGGCCAAGTACGACGCAGCCCGCTCCGCCCTGCTCACCCCGGAACGCATTCCGCTGTCCGACCGGCTGGCCAACGCCCGCGATCTGCTGCCACGCGGGGTGGACGTGCAGTGGGGCGAATGGCTGAGCGGCGGCCGGTTCATCACGCTCGGCATGGTCTGCTGCCCGAACCGACACACCCCGCATTCCTGCCCCACCAGCGGCCGAACAGGATGACCGGAGATGGAGAACTGACGTGACACCTGAGACCGCAGAAACCTTCCACGAGGCGTACCCGCGCGTGCTGGACCAGGTCACGACGTGCCCGGAGTACCGCATCTCCACGCGCGGCAACACGTCGCTGGAACTGCTGGACGTCTCCTTCCGGGTTGCCGACCCGATCCAGCGGCTGCCGTACCTGGTCAGCCGACCCATCAACCTGGCCTACAACTGGGCCGAGGTGGTGTGGTACTGGTTCGGCCGCGACGACCTCGACATGATCGGCTACTACGCGCCGCAGATGGCTCAGAACAGCCACGACGGGCGCACGCTCACCGGCACCGCCTACGGGCCGCCGCTGTTCAACGAGGGTCCGGACGGCCGCTCGCAGTGGCAGCGCGTGTTGGATCTGCTGGTCAAGGACAACGACAGCAAACGCGCCGTGCTGACGATCTTCCGCCCGGAGGAACTGGCCGTCGACAGCAACCCGGATGTGTCTTGCACCATCGCCGCCCAATTCTTCCTGCGGGAGAACGGGCTGAACCTGACGTGCTACATGCGCGGCAACGACGCGTTCATGGGACTGCCCAGCGACTTCTTCTCCTTCACCGTGCTGCAGGAACTGGCCGCTCGCCTGATCGGCGTCCCGGTCGGCTACTACACCCACCATGTCGGGTCGATGCATGTCAACATGCCCAACCGGCCCAAGGTGCGCAAGATCCTCGCAGAGATCAGCGGCGAGGACTACCGGCCGCCGGCCTTCCGCTTTCCGATCATGCCGGTCGATTCGTGCATCAGCTCGTTGCGGCTGCTCGTGCGGGAGGAGGAGCGGCTGCGCACCGACACCCACCGGCACACCGTACGAAGCGTCGCCGAGACCGGGCTGCACCCCTACTGGCAGCAGGTGTTGCTCATCTGGGAGGTGTACCGGCAGATCATCCACACCGAATGCGCCGTCAGCGGCGAGGTGCTGTCCGCGCTGGATCCGGGCTACCGGTGGCTGATCGGCCGCCGCTGGCCGGCCCGCATGCCCGAGGCGGCGGTATGACACCGCCACGGGACGGCTGGGAACGCTGGACGATCATCTTGTGCAAGCCGGACGCCACCCACCGTGGCCTCGTGCTGCCCATCCTGGAATGGATCGAGGGCAGCGTGGACATCGTCAAGGCGCGCGAGGTCGTCGTCACCGAACAGCAGATCCTCGCCCACTACGCCGACATGCTCACGCTGCAGCACCGCTTCAGCTTCGACGTCCGCGCCGACTTGATCAGCCACTACGTCGGCAGCACGGTCACCGTCGCGCTCGGCCACGGCGACAGCGACGACACCGCCCAGCGGGTGCGTGACCTGCTCGGCCACTACGACCCGTCCCGCGCCCCGTCGTACACCATCCGCGGCCACTACGGCATCGACAGCGCCGAGCGGGCAACCGCGGAGGGCCGATTCATTCACAACCTGGTCCACTCCAGCGACCACGCCAAGGACGCCGAAGCCGATTTCATGATCTGGTTCGGCGACCCCTACCGGCACATCCTCACCCAGGAGGCCCGAGCACGATGACCCGGCATCCCGCCCACCTTGGCGACACCATCCCCACCGGGCCGGCGCATCTGCGGCTGATACCCACCAGCGAGCAGACGCAGCTCGACCCGTACATGGCGCAGATCGTCACCAACCGCAAGTCCGGGATCAGCCTCAACCACATCATCGGCTGCCCGCTCGACTGCGGCTACTGCGTGCGCCACTTCTGGGGCAACTTCGAGCAGAAGATCCCCCAACTGCTCGTCCCCACCGATGAGGCGGTCCGGCTGCTGGTCAACCATCCCGAGTTCCTGGACCACACCACACCGATCCAACTCTTCAACAAGGCGACCGACCCGTTCCTGCCGGGCGTCAAACCCCACACCTTCGCCGTCTTGGAGGACCTCGATCGGCAAGGCCTGACCAACCTGGTGCTGATCATCACCCGCTTCCACGTCACCCAGGCCGACATGGACCGGCTGGAAAGCCTGCACTACGTCCGGCCGACGCTGCTGATCACCTACTCCGGCATCCGGGACGACCGGGTGGAGCCGATCGGCAAGTCCACCACCACCGTCGACTCCATCATCACCGCGGCCCGCCACAGCGAGCGGACGAAGGTGATCCTTTACTGGCGGCCGATCGTGCCCGGCTGGAACGACGACTGCGCCTCGATGGCGCACGTGCTCGGCGTCGCCGCCGACGCCGGCGTGGACGCGCTCGTGTTCACCGGCTACTACCACAAGGAGGAGAACGCCACCTACCTGCGGGAGATGGGCGTGCCCGTGCCGTACGGCGACGACTGGCAGCGCCGCAAGATGCTGCCCGCCGACCTGGACGCCCGCGTCGTCGAGGCATGGCGCGACTCCGGCATCAGCGTGCCACTGTTCCGCAAGACGTCCTGCGGCGTCACCGCGTCCTGGCAGCTCCCCGACTACAACGGCCACCTGGGCGTGCCCGAGCTGTGCGACATCTGCCCGCCCGAGCAGGTCGCCCGCTGTGCCGAAGCGCTCAAGGCCCCCACCGACGAGCAGGTGCGGGACGCGCTCGACCTGTTCGACTTCGACCCGGACACGCCGTTCCTCATCGAGCACGGGCACGTCCTGACCGCCAAGCTCGGCGAGCAGCGCCGATACGCCCTGCAGCACCTGTTCGGCTACCAGTTCTGGGAGGTCGAACACCCGCACGTGCACGCCGCACACGGCCGGGCTCTGCAAGGCTACGAACTGACCCCGGCCGAGCAGGAAGCGCTCGACGGAGCACGCGAACGCCTCGCGGCCGCCGCCCGCCACGAAGACGACTGACCAGGAGCACACACCGATGCCAGAGCTGCCGTGGACGGACGCCGACCTCGTCGTCATCGACCTGGAAGGCACCGGCGGGCAGGACCGCCGCGACGAGGCGATCCTGGAGATCGCCATCGTCCCCCTGGCCGATGGCCGGCCCGACATGCGCGCCGCGTGGGACACCACCATCAACCCGGGCCGGTGGATCAACCCTCGCCCCTGGATCTCCCCCGGTCTCACCGGGGACGCGCTCGCGGGCGCCCCTACGCTCGACGAGCTGCGCGACACGATCGTGAAGAAGCTGAGCGGGCGCGTCCTGGTCGGCCACAACGTGGGCGTGGACTGGCGGCTCCTCCACCTGCGGCTCCCCGAGCTGGAGCCCGCGGGGCTCATCGACACCGCCGCGCTGACCCGGCACCTGCGGCCGGACATCAAGCGGTGGAACCTGGCCGGGCTGCTCGACCAGTACACCCTCACCGACCACGTGAACGCTCTGGTACCTCATGGCCGGCCGCACCGGGCGCTGTGGGACGCGGTGGGCGCTGCGCTGCTCCTGGCCGAGTTGGTCAGCCAGCTTCCGGACACGGCTGATACCTCACTATCTGTGCTTCAGCATGTCGCCGGGCGTGCGCCGGCAGAGTCGGCGCCTGCGGAACCTGATCAGCTCACACTCGACTTGTAAGGCTTTCCTCCCGGCTGCAGGGCCAGACCCCCGTGATGGCCCTGCAGCACCCGCCCCAGGCTGTCCCCTGCGGCGTTGGCCGTGGGGCGGCGCTTGCGGACCGTCGCCCCACGGCCATTCTTGCGCCGAGAGCTCGACATCTCGCGGAACGCAAAAGAGCGCCCCGCCCCTCCCGGCGAACGGGAGGAGCGGGGCGCTCTGGTGAACAGCATGACCTATCGCTGATCGGCCGGGAGGTCCGGACGCGGCGTGTGCCGAGCCTTCCAACCGGCCAGGGCCGCCAGCGCGGTCGGCACCAGCGGCAGCGTGATCGCCTCGATCCAGTCGGGCAGGAACGCGATCATGCTGGGGTCGTCAGCGACCGCCTGCAGCACCGCCATGCCAGCGACACCGGCGAGGTAAGCCGTCAGGCCCATCGCCTTGACCTTGGTCTCGACCGGCGGCTTAGAGTAGGTGACCTGAGGATCTGCGTGCATGTGCCCCTCCTTCGGGACAGCCCGCCACCAGGGCGGAAGAACGAACGGAAGATCAGGCGCGCGGGGGCCACGACCACTGACCGTGGTCCGAACCCTGCGAGCGCGACGTCGCCCAGTAGGAGTGATTGCCGTCCAGGAACACCTGGAGGTTCACCGCCGTCCCGGCGTCCTCGAAGGTGCGGGTGATGATCGCCGGGAGGACGTCGCCGAGCTTGGCCGGGGAGCGGATGACGCCCTGGCCGCCGAACGACTGCATCGACTCCAGGTTGATCATGGAGACGTCGTGGCCGGACAGCTTGTAGTGAACGATCCGGCCGATCGTCGGCGCGGTCTCGGTAGGGGTGGACACAGGGTGCCTCCTTGGCGGATTGAAGCCGAAAGCGGTACCGCAATCAGCGATTGAACATGGCGATCTTGGCCATGGTCACCTTCTCGACCACCGCCGCGGCGTCGGTCGGGTTGATGATCCGTAGCCGGAGCTGGGTCTTGCTGTTGAGCCCGAACTGGCCACCGATACTGTGCTCCACGCGGCCGTTGGCGTCCGCGCGCACGCTCAGCCGCCAGGCGTCGTCCTCGAACTTCTCGCCGTCGCGGGAGTAGCGTGACCACGCCAGGTCGATCTCCGAACCCGGCTTCAGCCCGCGGACCTTGACCAGGCCGTCCACGATGCACCAGCGAGACTCCTTCGCCAGAACCGCGACGCCGTCCTCGGCGTGGCCGGGCGGGTCATCCGCGTACTCGATGTGCCAGCGCACCGCCAGCGCGCCGCCGGCCGGGGCCTCCTGGTCCTCACCGGCACCCAGAGAGATCACCTCGGGCACGTCTTCCTCCTGCTTGATCGGCGCTCCGGGACTCTTGAGCAGCGCGGCCACCCGCCCTCGGAACGTGTTCATGTTGACGCTGTGCGGGTCCGGCTTCTGGGTGTTGACCTCCTTGTGGCCGCACACCCGAGACGCGGGCAGGTCGAACTCTCTGCACAACTCCGCGCAGAGCGCGTGATAGGCGTCGAGCTGCACCTGCGGCCACGGCGTGCGGCCGTCGTTTTCGGCCTCGATCCCGATGGACGCCCCGTTGCGGTGGTGCGGGCTGGTGCTCGGCGCGTTGTGCCAGCACCTCCCAGCCGCCACGATCCAGATACGGCCGGTGTGCTCCAGCCAGATGTGCGACAGCGGACCACGTAGTCCCGGCCGACCGGCGACCACGACGTGCCGGTCACGCCACCCCGCGGTGTGGTGGCACACCACGCCCTCCACCGTGGGCTGCGGCCCGTGCCCACGCGACCGCCACCCGCCCACCTCCGTCACCGGGAAACCCGTCTTTCGGGCCACGTCGGCGAGCTGCGTCAGCCACGGCATGATCAATCCCCCTTGACTACGATCAGCTTCGGGTGAGCTGAATCAGCGCGATCACCGTGCCCGCCACGGCGACCAGAATGGTGAAGACGGCGATGATCTGCTTGGTCCGGTCGGTGAGCTGCGTGCGCGTCACCGACTCCCGCTCGACGACGTCAAGACGAGCCTCCAACGCTGCGTACCGAGCGTCAGCCGCCGCACGGTCCTGCTCAACCTGCCGGGCCAACTCAGCGTGGCGATCGTCCACTTGGTCGAGCCGCTGCAAGATGAGCTGCGTCAAGCCGTTGTTCTTCTCGAACCCCACCTCGACCAGGCGACGCAACTCCGATAGCGCGAGCGCGACGCTCGGAGCCTCCTCGGTCACCCAGCACCGCCCGGGGCAGGGTGCATCCCCACGAACGTGCCCGGCGGCTTGAGCCCGAACGCCGGCCGCTGCGGCTTCTCCGACGTCGCACGAACCCACTCCACAGCCAGCACCCGTGCCTGCACCCGGGCAGGGTCCAGCCGGACACCGGTCCGCATCGGCGCGAGCGGGTCAGGCTCGGCCACTCGGTCCGAACCAACGTAGGCGAGAGCTGCGGCACGGTGGGCCTGGGGTGCGTCCTCAACGCGGACCAGGTGCTTCTTCACCGCAGCGATCCGCGCCAGGTGAGCCGCACTCCGCTCGGCATCCGGCACGCCCGGCGTCCACCACGCGGGCAGGCCGTGGATCTCCTCCATCAGCGCCGCCAGCGCCGGACTCTGCCAGGCCAGCGGATCGTCCCGGGCCGGCAGGTGCGGCTCGTGCAGAGCGACGTCGATCAGCGTGTCCACGTCGTCCGGGTCGAAGCCGTACTCAGCGCATCGCCACTCGAGCTCCGAGTTCGGCAGCATGCGCAGCCCGTGCGCGCCCGTCGCCGGGGCCACCTGGTAGATCCCCCACAGCGGTTCGCCGCCGTGCGGGACCGGCTGGCCGATCCCGGCCTGCGGGACGAGCAGGTCAGCAGCGGTGTAGGCCAGCTCCACATCCCACGTCTGCCACACCTCAACCATGAAGCCCCCTGTCAGTGGCGGTGAACCCACCAGTAATAGGCCGTAGAACTCGACCAGTCCGTGTTGATCCGGAACCCTGTCTCGCTCGACCAGGTGCAGTACCAGTCGCCCGCAGGATCGTGGCCAGATGATCCGCTCTCAGAGACACCGCGTCGCACGACGGCGACCGGCCCCATGTTGCCGAGCATCGACGCCCCGTAGGAGATCCAGTTCGTCCCGGGCGGCCCGCCCGGCGTCCACACCATCGACCCGGCGAGGATGCCCGCGGTGTTGCCCAGCGCGGTGAAGTCCCACCATTTGCCCACGTGTCTCGTACGGCCGCTGTTATCGAACCAGAAATACTGTTCGCGGCTGCCGTCCTTGAAATACCCGTACCTGGCATAGCCCTCCGCGACCTCCATCAACCCGCCATTCGGATTGGCCAGAGCCGCGTCCCTCACCTGCAACTGCATGAAGCCGGCCGCGATCGTGGTCTGGCTCGCAGCCGTCGCGCCGCTGTTGGTACCGCTCGTGACCTCGAACGTAGCCTCGCCGGAGAACACGTCATCCCGAGTTCGCAGCCGCGTGTAGTTCGTCCCGGACGACGGGTAGAACCGCATCTCAGGAAAGGTCGCCCCAGGCGGCTGCAGGTCCAGGCGCCGTCCGGTCGCCGCCGTCCTGATGTTGCTGCCCGTGATGGTCTTCCCATCGATCGCCGTAGCGGTCAGTCGGGTCGCGTCCACCGACCCGGCGGCGAGCTTGTCGAGCGTGACAGCGTTGGCCTTCAGGTGCGGGGTCTCGATCGCCGAAGCTTGAATGAGCCCGCCCGTGATCGTGTTGGCGATGACAGCGTCGGCCGCGTTCACGGTGCCGTCGATGATGTTCGCCCCGCTGAGTACCTTCCCGATGACGTCGCCGTTGACGAGCGGCTGCGTCGCGATGCTTGCCGCAGTGGAGGGTGCGGACTCGTTGCCGCGCCGGTCCACGGACGTGAAGCGGAACCAGCGTGGTGTGTTGTAGGGCTGGTCCGCGACGAGTGCCGCGCCGGCCGCGCGCAGGTGGTCCACCAGCGTCCACGGGCCATCGGCTGCGCCCGCCATCCATACCCGCACCTGCTCAAAGTCCGACGACATGCCGCCGTTCTGGCCTAGCCCGTCCCAGCCAACCTCGATCACCCCGAGCCGGGTAGACAAGGCTGGCGTGCTCGGCACTGGCGGCGGGGTCGTATCGTCCTCGATCAGCGCCACCACCTGATCGCTGAATTCGCCCTTGGTGCCCTGCGCCACGGCGCGTACTTTGAACGCGTATGTCGTGGCGACGATCAGCGGGGAGTACGACGCCGTGGTGTCGTCGCTGCTGGCGATCAGCCGCCACGGCTCGCCGAGTTGGTTGACCCGGGCGTACAGCTCGTAGCCGTCCACTGTGAGCGCGACCCCGGCGACGTCGGCGGCAACCGCCCCCCAGGTAGCGGTGACCTGCCCGCGAGCAAACCCGTATTCGTCCACGTAGGCGGCGTCGTCGATGATCAGTCCGGGCGGCTTCGCTGCCACGCGTCCGCCTGGCTGCTCCGGAGCTGGTTCGCCTCCGGACCCGCCGGATCCCACCCCGCCGTCGAGGATCCCGGCCGCCTGCCTGGCTAACCTGATTTCGCGTTCCAAGAACCGGTCGTTGAGCACAACGTTGCCGCCCACCTGACCGTCCGACCCCACCGACAAGGTGATCTGCCTCAGCCGCAACGACTGCATCGCCCCGCCGTCGCCCGGCGCGAGCAGGTAGTCCCCCGGCTGGTAATGCTCGAACGGCAGCCACCGCGCCCCGCTGAACAACAGCCCGCGGGTGACCTGCACCCGCTCACGGGCGACACGCTCCAACGCGTTCTGCCCCAGCAACGTCGCGGTCCCGGCGTCCGAGACGCCGTTCTGCGACTGGTAGGTCTCCCAGCGACCCCATGGCGCGACAGCCCCCGGGTTGGTCACCTCCACCGACAGGCCGGCCTCGCCGCCGATCAGGATGGCCGACGCGGCATCCTCCAGCGTGCCCGTGTCGGGTGCCTCGGTGATGTCACGCCCAATCCGCAGGTCCACCGGCGACGAGCCGGACGCCCGGTCAGCGCCGAGCACCGTGTCCGGGTTGTACACCTGCAGCGTGCGGCCCTGCATCCGCCAGTCGATGACGCCCTGCTCGCTCAGGTTGATCAGGACGCTGAGCAGGTCCTTGCCCGGCTCGATGGCCAGCGTCAGCTTCCGCGTCGGGTCCCACGCCTGGTTGTCGCTGTCGCGGGTGTCGGAGAAGTTGTAGGTCAGGCCGGCCAGCGCGCCGCGCGCCTTCCCTTCCTGGATGAACGTCGCGAGGATCGCCCCGGCGCTGACGGCGTTGAACTGGCGCTTGCCGTCCACCATCGACCCGTTGGGGTACAGCACGACCTTCCGCAGCATCCAGGCCCAGCCCGGCAGATCGTAGGAGCGGGCCCCAGCCCGGTCGGTCTCGTCGCCACCCCGCTTGATCCGCAGAAACCGCGCGTTCGGCGGCTCCACCCACGGGCCGCCGTCCGCCGCGTACTCCACCGCGACCTCGCAGTGCTCGGCGATGAGGTGGGCGTTCAGCCCAGCCGCCGGGTAGGTCGCCCTGAGGCTGGGCACGTCGTTCAGCGGGGTGGCCAGCTCGAAGCCGCTGTGCTGAGGGAGCGTACCGAGCCGCACGTCATTGGGCGCGTAAGCCACCAGCCGCAGCGCGAACTTCGTGGGCTCACCTGGGATGATCACCTGCACGGCTGGCCCCCTTCAGATCGTTGATCTCGTCGCGCTGTTGGTCGATGGCCGCTGAAAGCAGCGCGTTCTCGTACACCAGCTCCTCAACTCGCGCGCGCAGCGCTGCGATGATCCGGCCCGTGTCCACCACGAGGTCTTGCCGCATTACGCTCCTGTCTGCAGAAGCGCCCGCTGCTGTTCCAGGCGCGTGGCCGCGGCCTTCACCGGGTCGATCCGCACGTACGACCGCAGCGGGGCGAGCACGTCGGCTGCCTTCCGCGCGGCCGCCGTCCGAGCCTTCGGTACGGCTGTCGCGACCGTCGCGTGGTCGCGACGGCATCGCTCGACCCGCTCCAGCACAGCGGCGCGGGCTTCCTCTCCCGGCATCTGCCATGGGTTCGTCTCGGGCAAGTTCGGCTCGTAGACGGGATGGACAGCGCGGTGCATCAGCACGTCGATCACCTCGTCCGTCGACGCCAGGCCGCACGCCACAGCGGTGGACTCGATCGCCACCTTCGGCAGGAACACCCCGACCGTGACACCGTCGCTGGCCCGGGTCAGCATGATCTCCCATGCGTCGATCCGCCCGGACTCGTCGGCGGTGTCGGTCACCTCCGTGACCTGCCATGCGTCCGGCATCGTCACCTCCAGGCCCAGATATGGAACGTCCGGCTCGGCGCGGGAGACCCAGCGGCCGGATCGTAGAAGAACAGGTCGCCGTTGCTGCGGGAATACAGCTGCATGTTCGTGGTCTGCTCGGCCGTGAACACCACCTTCGGCACGGTCGGGAAGCTGTACCCGAGCACCACCTGGTAGTAGGTGGCGCCCTTCGTCGCCGTGACCGAAATCATGATCAGACCGGAGTCGTCGGCGTACATCCACGTGCCCCGGTGAAGCGTCCCCGCCTGGTCGAGCACAAGGAGCTGGTCCTGCTGCGTCGGGTGCGTCCACCCGATCGACGCCTGCCCCTCCACCGCCGACACCGCGCCGCCGCGCTGCTCACCGTTCGACGGGTTCAGGATCGCTGCCTGCCAGAAGCCGGCCGCGTGCGTCAGGCGGCACATCGCGGTGCCCGGCTGGTTGGTGCCCGACTCCATGATCAGGGTCGCCTCCCCTGTGAAGCGGCTACCGTCGCTGTAGATACGCGACTGGTTGATGCCGCTGCCAGGGATGAACCGGATCTCAGGGGCCGCCGCGCCCGCAGGGTTGACCACCACCCGCGCGCCCGTCACCCCGGACGCGAGCTGACCCACGATGGACACCGCCCCCGTGGCGGCCGAGATGCTGGCGGTCTGCTGGCCGGAGCCGTTGAACGCCGCCAGGCCCGAGCTGTTGAGCTCGACCCGAGAACCGGACGCGCTGCCCGCGACGACGCGGGTGGACAGCGTGAGCACCGCGGCGAGCTTGTCGGCCACCACCGCGCCGGCCTTGATGTGCTGCGCATCGACCGCGCCCACCGCGAGCTTGTCAGTAGTGACCGCGTTCGCGACCAGCGCGCCCGTCGTGATCGACTCGTTCGCGGCGTCGCCCTGGACGAGCTGCACCGCGGCGATCGTCGCCGACGCGGACGGAGCCGACTCGTTACCAGACCTGTCACGAGCGGTGAACCGGAACTGCCTGTCCGCGCCGTACGAGAGGCCCGGCACGAGAATCGCCCCGGCCTCCCCCAGCACGCCGATCTCCGACCAGCCGGGCGCAAGCGGGTCCTGTATCCACACGCGGACGTGCAGGAAGTCCGGCGGCATCGGCGCCGAGCCGACCCCGAGCCCGGACCAGGTCACCCGGACCACGCCGAGCCGCGTGGAGAGCTGCGGGGCGGTCGGTACGGGCGGCGCTTCGTCGTCGTCGGGGATCGTCACCGCCACCTGACTGGAGAACGGGCCGGTCTTGCCGACGTTCACCGCCCGGACCTTGAAGGCGTACGACTCGCCGCTGACGAGCGGCGAGTACGTGGCCGTGGTGTCGCCCGCCGGAGTGGAGGTGACGAGGAACCACGGCTGCCCCTGCTGGTTGATCCGCATGAACAGCTCGTAGCCGCCCACGGTGAGCGCGACCCCTCCGGCATCGGTGGTGACTGCGCCCCATGAGACCGTCACCTGCCCGTGCGGCAGCCCGTGCTCATCGATGTACGGCAGCGGGTTCACCAGCAGTCCGGTCGGGGCCGCCGGCGTGCGCGGCTCGGGCGCTTCCGGGCTCGGTTGCGCCCCTGACCCTCCGTCCGCCGTCGAACCGCCGACGATCCCGGCCGTCCGGCGGGCCAGCCGGATGTCCCGCTCCAAGAACCGGTCGTTGAGGACGAGCGACCCGCCGAGCACGCCTGTCGAGGTGCGCGCCAACGTCACCTGCCGGACGCGCAGCGGCTCCAGAACTCCGCCGTCTCCTGGCGCGAGCACCCGGTCACCGGGCTGGTAGTCCTTCAGCGGCAACCAGCGTGCGCCGGGGATGACGATGCCTCGCGTTCGCTGCACCCGCTCGCGCCCGGCGCGCTCGAGCGCGGATTGCGCGAGGATCGTCGCAGTGCCCTCGTCGGCGATGCCGCCCGCGCCGACGTACTGCTCCCACCGCCCCCACGGCTGCGCTGCAGCGGGGTTGGTGAACGTCTTCACCAGGCCGTGGTCCCCGACGAGCAGCACCGACGACGCCAGATCCTCCAGCGTCGCGTCGTCCGGCGCCTCCGCGATGTCGCGGCCGTATCGCAGGTCCACCGGGGCAGGTCCGGCCGCCAGGTCGTCGTTCAGCGTGTCAGGGTTGAACACCTGCAGCGTGCGGCCAGCCATGCGGAAGTCGCACACGCCCTGCTCGGCAAGGTTCTGCAGCGCCGTCAGCGCGTCCATGCCGGGCTGGTAGTAGATGTTGATGACCTTGTTCCAGGCGTGCCCTGCGCTGTCCTCGTCCGGGTTGAAGTCCCAGTTCAGGCCGGGTACCGCTTCGCGGCCCGGGGCCTTGGCCTCGGCGATGAACGTCTGCAGGATCTCGCCCGCCGTCGCGGAGAGGAACGCCCTCTTGCCGTCCACCAGCGGCACCGCACCGGGGTGGAGCACCACCTTACGGAGCATCCACACGAAGCCGGGCAGCTCGAACCTGAACAGCCCAGTCGAGTCGGAGCTGTCACCGCGGCGCTTGATGCGCAGGAACCGCGAGTCGGGCCCTTCGGTCCAGACGGTGCCGTCGACGCTCCACTCGACGGCGATCTCGCATGGCTGGTGGAGCAGGGCGGCGCCCACCGCGGTGGTGGTGTAGGTCAGCTTGAGCGACGGCACATCGTTCAAGGGCAAACCCGCCTCGAACGTCAGCGGGTGCGGGAGCACACCGAGCCGGCCACCGAAAGGCGCGTAGGCTACGAGTCGAAGATCAAACACCGGCCCCCTTGCCCATTCGATGGTCACGGCTTCGGACAGCCGACGTCTCGCCCTGATTTCTGCAGATTCTCACGGAGATGACTCGCAGCGGCGTACGCTGATCGACAAAGCAGGTTGCGCGCAACCTCACATCGATGGACGCTTCCCTGAGATCATCACCTGCTTAGCGGCTATCAGGTGGTGAAGCTTCTAATTGCACACTTCGGCCGGGTCGGCACATCCGGCATTCTTCGTTGCTCAGCCTTGATACTGCATATCAACGATAGGAGGATCCTCCTGAGATGGCTTCGCCCCACGACTTCATCGCCGCTATCCGGCGCGAGTTAAACCGCCTCGATGCCCACTCCCTCAGCGCCACACTTCTCGCGCATCAGTACAAGATTATGAATCTGGTCGAGAATCCGCCTCTATCGGAGATCTCCGAGGTGGAGGTGATCGAGAATCTTGAGGAAATCGAATGGACTATCTCAAAGGTAGATAGTTCCGCCGCCGATTACGCCAACGAGGTCTCCCTACTACCCGGGTTTGGAGACCGTGACGTTCAAGCCCATCGCTATTCAGCCATCCTCCTAACCCAGAACCTGTTCCGACTCAAGCAGCGGACAGCCAACCTGCTGAATGTGCTGGGCGTTACAGACCATACTGGGCTGCTGGTGCCCGAGACAGAGTGGCTGCACTACCGTCCGCAATCCCAGCCTCCTGCAAGTACGATCGAGGATGAGTTTGCAGATGCGCTAGACGAACTTAGCATCGGCTTCCCGGAAAACATGGCACGGCATGTCCCGTTAGTTCTCTATATCAAACACGGAGACCATCTGGCAGCGCGCCAAGCGATGAGAGACCTTGCTGAGGAGTACGGCAGCACCGAGGAGTTCCCACCCTTAGAAGGGTCGTTCTTTCAGCGGTTCCGCCTCTGGACGCAACGCCGGGGCGCTCAGGAACTTGGCGACGCCATGCGCCGCGTAGCCGAACTACCGCTAGAAGAACAGCAGGCCAACGTTAACTCTCTGAATGCCGAAGCAGTCAGCAAGCTCATCACCGCCCTCGACAACACCGAAACGGCCGCCGGACTCGTTGGCTCCATACTGGTGATCAAAGTCAACGGCGCCATGAACTTTCGCACCTTGACCAATCGCGAGATTATCTACCTCGGCCAGCATCCTGGGCTCATTCGGGATCCCGCGAGCATGCAGGTAGCGCTCGACGCGCTAGCGATTGAGGCTAACGACCCTGTCGAAAGCCGATGGCTGCAAGATTGAGTCAGTAATCAATGCCGATGATCTTGAGCCACAACCTATCCTGCCTCACCATAATCGAGGGCATCGTGATCCTCCCTCTTCACGGCCCAAGCGACCTCCACATGACTCCGCCAGCGTCATGCTCGCCGCCGTGTGACCGCCAGAGCTCGACGCCGACCTCCTGGCGGAGCGGCTGACGGTCGCTGCTGCGCAGAGCCCCGCGCGAGCCGGTCATAGGTAGGCGCGCCGCGCCCTGATCTCCACCTTCGACGAGGCGTTCGTGCTCGTGGCGGCTGTGGAGACCAGCACCGCACGGGAGAACGGGTCGTTAACCGCAACGGATGGCGTCAGGTGCAGCCAGCGGAACTGTGAGCCGGGGCCGATTGCGTCGATCTCCCCGGTCACGTCGTCCCCGCTGGCCAGGTTCCACGTGTCCGTGGTCACCTTCGCGGCCTGCATGCGGCCGCAGTCGATGATCAGCCGCTCCCCCGCCAGCAGGCCACCTGCGCGGAGCACCCATCCGCCCGTTGCGACGTCTCCGATGGACGGCTGCACGGCCGGGCCTGTGAAGCGCAGCAGCGCGTCCACGATGGGCCCGGTCGAGCCGGCGAGGCTGGTGACGGCCTGGGCGAGCTGGTTGGGCGCGCCCTCCCAGGTGGACTCGGTCTCGTCGCGCCACAGCGCGCCCGGCACCTCGACCACTGCGGTGAGTCGGGCGGTTGCGGCGCCGGTGTTGACCTCCGGTTCGGTGCTGGCCGTGATCTGCACGTCGGCGACGCGGACGAGGTTGCCCGCCTGGTAGCGGAGCTTCATCAGTCGGTGCCGCGTCCCAAGGAGCGCCGACAGCGCTTCCAGGTTGCGCTCCATCTGCTCATATCCGCCGTCCGCCCCCGCGGGGGTGGCCGAGCTGACCTTGAAGGCCAGGCCGAACGTCGTGGCCTCCAGGTCGAGGCCGACGACCGGGATGTCCCCGTGCCTGCCCGGCACGCTGACCTTGACGGCCCGCGCGCCGGGCAAGGGCCGCCTCTGCGTCCCCTTCTTGAGTCTCCAGCAGCCGGCCGGATGGTCCAGCGGCACGCCGTCGAGCGAGTAGCTAGGCACCTCAGATCACTCCTATCGCGCCGACGTACTGGAGCGACCGGTTCACGCTCACGCTCGTGGGTTCGGCCTGCGGATAGTGGTTGGTCACGTTGACCACCGTGCGCGACAGTGCCCGGCCGCCGCCGAGTCCTTCGGGCACGTTGACCCCGGGTACTGACAGGTCTGGCATCGCGGTCTTCGCAGTGAGCGCCGCCGCCTTCTTCACGGAGGAGACGACGAGTCCGCGGGTCTTGTCGATGCCGATCGACATGCCACGCATCATGAAGTGCCCGATCTGGGCAAACACGCGTGATGGTGAGTTGATGCCGAGGGCGTCCTTGGCGCTCTTGACGATGTTGGAAAAGAAGCCGCTGACCTTGGCGTACAGGTTGGAGGCCAGCGACTGGAGCTTGCCCCAGAAGCCGTCCACGACCGACTGGGCTACGCCCGCCATTACCGAACCTATGTTCGATACCGCGTTCTTGATCTTGCCTGGCAGATCACGGAAGAAGCCGACCAGCGTGGTTCCGAGCCACCTGCCAATACCGTTGACCAGGTCCGGAATGATGCTGTGCCCGATCAGCACGTTATAGAACCACTGGAACTTGGCGACCACACGTTCGATCCAAGGAACGATGATGTTGATCACTTCCGCGACCTTGACGGCGAAAGTCGCAAAGCCTTGCGTGAGCTTCGTCAGGAGGCCGATCATCGGGGACGACTTCAGGACCTGCTCGACGAACTTGACCGCCAATTCGGTAAAGATCGGGAGAAGAGGCTCAATTGCCTTAAAAAGGGATGAAAAGGCAGGAAAGAGCTGATTCTGGAGAATTGGGACAAGTTCCAGGAAAGGCGGCAGCAATGCGGTGATCACCGTGGCCGCCAATTGTCCCAAAAGCGACAAAACGGGCTCCATGATCGGAGCGAGCGTCGCGAAGGCGGTCGAGATCAGCGACAGAACGGGAGCCAGCGCTTCCGCCAGCGCCGCGATCAGCGGCCCAAGTAGTGCCGCCAGATTCGTGAGCGCGACACCCAGGGCCTGGCCGATAATGCCCGCAAGCTGGCCAATTACAGGAAGTAGTGGAGCGACTGCGGCGAGTGCTGTCGACAGTCCCTGACCCAGCGCGAGCAAGCCCGCCTGCAGCTCAGGCGAAGCGAACGCCTTTGAAAGCATTTCCGCAATTAGCGTCAGTCCAGGACCGAGCGCGGCCAGAGCCGGCCCGAGCGCCGAGACCGCAGCCGCCAGCCCCGGACCCAAGGCCGTCGCGATGGACGCGATGTGCGGCGCGACCTGCGCTGCCGCACCGGCCAGCGCCTTGAAGATCGGCATCAAGGCACTTCCGACAGCCGAAAGGCTCTGGAAGATCGTGACCAAGATCTTCTGGCCCTCAGCGCTCGACAGGAAGGCGTTGAGCTGATCAAGGAGCTGGCCCACCACGCCGAGCGCACCCTGCCCGCCCGACGACATCGCGGTGAAGATCGACTTTATGATGCCGACGACGTCACCAGCGACCTGGCCGAGCTGCCGAAACACATCGACGGCGGTCTGCATCCAATTAAAAGCGGAACCGCTTTTAGCAGCATTTGAAAGAAACTCGCCGAACCTCGTCGCCGCCGAAGCGATACCAGGGGCCAGCCCGGACGAGAACTGGGCACCCACAACCGCGATGTCGCGAAAGCCCGCCAGGACGGGCTCAATGGCAGGCCGCAGCGCGGCGACCGCCGACCGCAGCGACCCGAAGACACTCGTGATCGCCGACACCGTCGCCGAGGAGGACGCGAACCGTGCCACTGCCGCACCAGCGAGACCGAACTCCCCCGCAACGCCCTGCATCCCGCTGCGCAGCGGCCCAACCACGGCGTCCGCGACGGCCCGGATCTGCCCAGCCAGCGGCGCGAAGAACGCGTCCTGCACGGCGGACCGCAGCCCGTCCACGGCCGGCTTGACCGTGCGCAGCTCACGCGCAGCCGCCTGCGCCGCAGGTGACAGCCCCTTCAGACTCTCCTCGAACTTCTTCGGGTCGTCCCCCAGGGCCGCAGAGAAGGCGTCACCGACGCCGGTCAGCGCGATCTTGAGCGTGGCCAGCGCCGCCTGAGTCAGCGCGATCGCACCCGGCAGAGCAGCAACGATCCCGCCCGCCGGGGCCAACGCTGCAGCGAGACCGACCGCGCCCTGCGCGGCCGTCGCCATCGAGGCCGCCAGGAAGGCAGCCTTGAGCGCCGCGCCGGTGAACTGTAGGCCCACCGACCCCGCGCGCTTGGCGAGGCCGCCGATGTCGATGTCGACCTTCTTCGCGGCCTCCCGGACAGAGGACATGAACCGGCGCACCGTGTGCGTGCCCCGATCCCGCACCTCGATCGTCGCGAACAACTCGCCGACATTCAGCGCCACCGGGATTCACCTCCTGAGGTCTGGACTGGGGTGAAGCCAGCGGAACGCTGGTCAAGGACAGCCCGAGCGATGAACTCGGTGTAGGCGGGAGGAATCGCCTGCCGGATCTCCCGGCGGGCGCTGGTCCAGTCGATGCCCATGGCCTGCTGCCACTCGGCGACGGACCCCTTGCCACCGCCTTTGCCGTACACCGCGATGTACGGGCCCTGGTGCCACTCGCCATGGCGGTAGCCGGCGACACGGCCGCGGTGCTGCGGATGCTCGGGCTGCTCGACGCGGATGCCGCCGAGCTCGAACCATCGGTGCCGCAGCACCGCCAGCTCGGGGAACATCGCGCCGCACAGCATCAGGTCCCGCTTGATCGGCGCGGTCGGGACGTTCTCGATCACCCACGGCCGGCCGGTCGCCTCCAGAGCCCGCCGCGTCTCCGCGATGAGGTCCGGGTAGACACGGCGGCCCTGGTTCGTGCCGGTCGTCAACGTCGCGAACGCCTGACACGGCGGCGACGCGTGGATCAGGTCAAACTCATGGCCGTGCGCGGCGATGTACTCGATCGCGTCGCCGCGCACGAACTCATCCCCGCAGTAGCGCGGCATCGGCCGGATATCCACGCCGACGACGTGGACCCCGACGCGCTGGTAGCCGCGAGTCGCCCCGCCCACACCACAGAACGCGTCAAGGACACGCCTCACCGCCGCCCCTCGGGGTCCAGCGAGCGGGCCAGCCGCGAGTCACACGTCAACAGTCCGAGCAGCCGCGCCCGCAGCCACCGCCACGACCGGGTCCGCAGCACGCCCGGCTCGCCGACGTCGATGCCGAACGTCTCGTGCAGGTCCGGCTCGACGAGCGCCCAACGGTTCAGGATGTCGTGCCAGGAGACGGTGCGGCCTTTCGAGACCGAGAGGCCGTCGTCCGGGTCGTAGTAGTCGCGGATCCCCGAGATCGGGTCGATTTCGCCGCCGCGGCTGTCGCCCGGCGCGTCGCCCGATTCGGGGCCGGGGCTTCCCCCGTCGTACCGCCCGAGGCCCACACCTTCGCGGCAGCGTCCTTACCGGCCGCGATCCACACCAGCGCGGTCGCGCCGACGTGCTGGATCTTGGGCCAGCTCACCCCGTCCGCGCGCAGCTCGTCCCAGGTCGGGCCGAGGATGCGCTGGTACAGGTCGCGCTCCTCTTCGTCGTTCAGCACGACCTCGACCAGCTCGGTGAGCTTGGGGTCGTCCACCGCCTGGCCCTGCTCGGCCGCCAGGCCGGCGTGCATGAGCCGCTGGCACAGCAGGCCGACCTCGGCGTCCGGGGCGGGGACGCGATACCACTTCCCGCCCACGGGGAGCGGCAGCGAGTCGTCGAAGAAGTCGTCGAGGTCCTGGAACTGGGTCGTCACGGAGTGGCCACCGGGTTCTCGATCTCGATCGGTGCACCCTGCCCGAGGAGGGTGAAGTTGAAGGGCTCCAAGTCGGTGACCGACCCGCCCTTGGTGAACTCGCTGACGGTGCAGACGCCCCGGTAGGCGTCCGGCGCGCCGTCCCGGCGGTACCACCTGACCGGGATGTTCGCGCCGAAGCCCACCTTCCGGGCGGCCTGCCGGATGGCTTCCTGACCCGGGTCGGCGGTGAACACCGCGGCGTCGGTCCGCTTGCGGCGGCCTTCGGCCTCGATCTGCCAGGTCCGGCCGGTCACGACCGAGGAACCCCAGCCCTCTTCGTCGTCGAAGTCGCCGTCGTCCTCCGTGTTATCGTCCGTGGTCTCCTGGAAGCTGGTGAGGCCCCGCACGGGGAGCCACGTAGGGTTCTCCAGGTCGGGCCCAGTGCCGACGTCGAGCTTCCAGTCCTTCGCGAGCAGGGAACGCAGCCCCATGATCACTCCTTAAATGGGCATGCAAAAGCGCTGAAAGCGGAACCGCTTTCAGCAGATGCGTCAGGTCAGCCGCGATGCGGCGACGGGCGATGAGCCATCAGGTCGAAAGAGTCCGCCCGCTCCCACCGGCCCGAGCTGTCGCGGCCGAGCGGAGCGACCAGCGTGCGGCGCGCGAGCAGCACGTGCACGCCCGTCGAGAGCGTGTGATTGGCCAGGCCGTGGATCGCGTCGAACACGTCGTCCGCGAGATCATCCACCAGCCGTGGGTCCGTCTTGGCGCGGAATCGGGCCTGCATCTGCACGGCCGAGTCCGGCTGCTCAACGTCGTCACCGTCCTGGCCCACGCCGTAAACCGCCAGCGCAATCGCGGTGTCCGGCTTGGCCGGAAGACCACCTATGGTGATCGCCGTCTGCTCGTCGGCGTAGATGCCGTTCGGGTTCCAGTCGGCTACGCCGGCCTCGCCGAGCAGGACCGCGAACCCGGTCAGCAGGTCGCGTGTCCAGCTCACTTCAGCACCTCGCGGATCGGCTTGGCGATCAGCAGCTTGACCACCTCCGCCTCCTCCCGGACTGCGCGCTCCAAGAACTTCGGCGTCCGGCCTTCCTTGTGGTGGAGATACAGATCTTCGTGCTGCACCTTCGCGTAGGGCGTGTTGTAGCGGACGACGGCGAGCAGGCTCCTGCGTCGAACGAGGGCCTTGCCCGACCGCTCCAGCGCGCCCTTGTCATGGGGGACGCGCTGGTTGGACACCGCCAGCACATGCTCAGCAGCTAGCCGCAGTCCATCGGCGGCTGCGTTCCGGATCAGCTCGGTGATCTCTTCCTCGCTGATTCGCGAGTTGAAGTCGGCGTTGGCCATCAGCGGCACACCACCTCAACGTGATCCGGCGTCGGCAGCCCGCCGCCGTCGCGGGAGAAGGACGTGATGACGGTGGTCTGCCGTCCGTTGACGGTGACCCTGCTCCCTTCCGGGCAGATGGTGCCCGGTGGGAGAAACACGGTCGTGTCGGAGACAACCTCGGCCCCTTGGGCGTCCCTGACCAGCCTGCGCTCGTCGTCCACGAGGCAGCGGGACTCGAACGCCGGCCCGAACACCGGCCCGTACGCGCCATCCCCCTGAAACGGTTCGATGGTCGCCTTGTGACGCAGCAGCCACTCGGGCAGCATCACCACACGCTCCCGTCGAGGATGTAGCCGGGCAGCAGCCCGGCCCGCTGCAGAATCGACGAGGCGTCCGGGGAGTACCGCGGGGGCGGCGCGTCACCGGCGCCGCCACGTTCCAGCCGGACCGAGCCGATGCTGACCGATTTGAACGCTGCGGCTACGCCGAACTCGTCGCCCACGGCGATCGTCCACGCGACCTGCGCGCACGTCGCCCGCTTCATCGCCGCAGCGTCCTCGGGCCGGGTCGGCAGGCCGGCGTCGTCGGTCGGGTAGATCGAGGCGAACAGCAACTCGTCGACCCGCTCCGACGCGCGCTCCAGCCGCCGCTCGATGTCGTCGGGCGCGGCCTGGCCCGTGTATGCCGTGTAGTCGGCGGCGTTCGCGTACGCCATAGCTACACCGGCAGTTCGAGAACCACGACCGACACGCCGACCGGGTCGGAGTAGTCGATGTAGACCTTGCCGTTGGTCTGCCGGTAGATCGGCTTGAATGCGGGGATCAGCACGTCACCCGTGTTCGCTGGGATGACGTAAGGCTTGTCCACGATGTCCTGGCCGTCCACGGTCGCCGGGATCTGCACCGTCACCGTGCGCGCCGACGCATTGGTGTTCTTCACCCGCAGCATCCGCCGCTCCGAGTGGACGAACATGTGCCCGTCCGCGATGGCCGGCGTGAGCGCGGTGGTGAGGTCCAGTCCCGTGCGCGGCACGGGGACGGCAGTCAGGTCAGTCCTCGCCATTGGGTTCTCCCCCGAATTCCTCGATGAGCGCGGCCTTGCTCAGCGACTTGGCGTCGGCTTCGGGCATGCCGCAGGCGACCGCGTACTCGACCCACACGGCCTTGATGTCGTGATCGGACGGGCGGCCCAGCCCAGCCGGGCCGGGCTCGTCGGCGGGCTCAGGCCCGCCGACGATGCTCCAGTTGTCCAACATGTCCAGGCAGGGGTCCCGCTGTTCGAGCGGGACCACCTGCCCGGTGTTGGAGTTGCGGTAGACGAACGTCACGCCGCCTGCACCCCGTGGATGAGGACGGCCCGGTGGGGGTCGAGCGTCTTGACGCCGTAGAGGCAGTCCACGCTGACGATGTCTTGCTTCTTCGAGATGTCGTAGTCCATCACCACGCGGACGCCGAACCCCTTGTAGCTCTCCACCGCGGCGTTGGCCGCGCCCTGCGGGAGGACGAGAGGCCTGGTCACGAGGGCGAACGCGGTCCTGTGGAAGCCCACGCCGATCTCGGTGTTCGGCTGACCCACCGGCGGCGCCGCGGTCGGGGCATCGATGTTCTGGGTCTGGAAGGCATCGAACCCGAACACGCGCCTGCCCAGGCTCGCCTCACGCAGACCGTCCGTCGTGCCCGACGTGTCAGCCTGGTGGAACAGCGGGTCCGACAGCCACTTCGCCTCGATCTCCGGGCCGACCACCAGGTGACGGTCCGCCGCCGGGACGTTGCGCTGGTTCAGCACGCGCCTGGCGTCGATGGCCGTCTTCGGGTCGTCGTACGGGTGGATCGCGTTGCCGGTCACGCCCGTGATCGGCGCGTTCGCCACGCCGACGCGCTGCACGATGTCGGCGCGCAGCGACAGGATGTCCCGGTCGATCTTCTGGCTGATCGCCTCCATCGCGGGGTTGAGGAGCTGCGTGCCGAAGTCCTCGATCTCCAGCGTGAGCTCTTCCGACGTCACGCTGAAGCTGACGTCGGCGAAGTGGTTCAGCGTGATCGGCACGCTGCCCTCGGACGCGTTCTGGATCTGGATGCCGGTCGCGCGATCGAACTCGTTCGCCGTGAAGACGGCCGGCTTCCGCACGGAGATCGTGTCGCCGACGCGAGAGACGAACTCCTCCTCATAGTCGCGGTGGACGAGCTGCGCCATGACACAGGTCTCGTACAGCGTGGCCAGCGCCGCCTTGGCGATGATCGACGGGGTCAGAAAAGTGTTAGCCATTCGGGCCTTTCAACTCCTTTGGAAGCTAAAAGCGACTCCGCTTTCAGCGGTCAGACGAGGCGCGCTTCCTACGCAGGGCGCGGAACTCGTCGATGGAGGGCTCGGAACTCGGCGCTCGCTCACCAGGCCCGCCGGTGAACTCACCCCCCGAGCGCGCGGGCGGCCCCGCCTGGGAAGCCGCCTTGAACTTCGGGTTGTTCTCCACCGCCGTCTGAATGGTCTCGGCCAGGCTGGTGGAGAAGTTGTCGGCGTCCGGGTCCATGTCCCGGACCGCCTTCAGAAAAGACCTGGAATCGAGCAGGGCGTCCGGGTCCGCACCGACCTTCTGGCTGGCGCGATGCACCGCGAGCTCGATCAGCGCGCGGCGGTGCCGCTCACGCTCCTTGTCGCGCTCGGCCGCCGTGGTGTCCCGCTCGGCCGTCAGCGTCTCGATCACCTGCTCGGGCGAAGGCGGCGTCTCCTCAGCCGCCAGACCCAGGGCCTTGGCGATCTGCTGGGCGAAGTCCGACTTCACCTGGTTGGTGATCTCCTCCTGCGACGGCCCCTGCTGCTTGGTGGCCTCGTCGGCCGACTTCTGCGCATCGGCCAGCCGGGTACGGTAGTCCCCAGCCTCCTTCCGCGCGTCCTTGATGAGCTTCTGCGCCCACGAAGGAAGTTGGTCCACGCGCCGGGCGTCCGGGTTGACCGGCTCGTCGACCGCGGGCTCCTCGGGCGGCGTGACCCCGGTCTCGGCAGGCGAGATCTGCGCATCCTGCTGCTCCGACTGGCCTTCGCCGTCCTCGGGTGCGCCACCAGCGATCAGGTAGATCGGGGTGACGCCGTCCTTGCGGTAGCCGAGCAGCGCGCCAGGCGTGGTCGGCAGGGTGTTTTCGAGCATGACGAGATCGCCCTCCTGGAGCGTGTCGTCGGACAAGGGAAAGGCCCGCGCCAGGCGGGCCTTGAGAGGGGGCGTCTACGCGCCCGCGTTGTATCGCACGTACGTGCGCATCCACAGCAGCCGCAACGCACGCTGCCGAGCATCACCACGCGCCCGGTACGGGCAGGCGGTGACCGGCATGCCGCGCTCACCGGCCAGACGACCGAACGTGATCGCGGCCCGGCGGTCGGTCTCAGTGATGGTCATACGCCGAACTCCCTCCCGGCGCCGCCCGCGCGGATCTGCTCGGCCGCCCGCCGGTCGGACTCCCGCCCGAGCCACTGCGCGCGGAACTCTGTGAGTGTCAGCCGCGGGCTGTCCTGCCAGAACCGCAGCAGTTCCTCCGAGGCGTACTTCCGAGCGCGTGCGCCTGGCCCGGAGAACAGCGACCGCTCGTTGATCCCGGCCGCCCGCCCTTCGGCGTTCAGCATGAACCCGTTCGTGTCGGCCTCGGCCCGCTCGTACGCCCGGTCGAGCCATTCGGCGTACAAGCGGCGCACCGCCTGGTCGATGTCCTCGCCCGGGCGACGGTCAGCCTCCAGCAGCGCCCGCCGCTCCTGACGCTCCAGCTCGGCCGGGTCCAGCCCGTGAACCTCGGCGTACGCCTCCATGTAGGAGTAGCGGCCCGACGCGATCAGGTCCGAGATCTGCCGGTCGGCGTCGGTCTCTTCCTCGCGCCAGTTCCACGTCCAGACGTCGCGTGTCTCCCGCTCGATGCGGTCCAGCTCGTCCAGCAGGCGGGACATGCCGTCGTCGTCGTCCTGGTACCGCTCCATCACCGCCATCACGTCGTCGTCGCTGAGATCGTTGATGTTGTGGATCTCCCTCAGCGCCGCGATCGGGTCGTCGGCCCTGGCCGGGCTCTGCCGCCGCTTCGGCTCCTCACGCGGCTTGGCCGGCTCGGGGCTCGGGGTCGGCTTCCGCGTGGTGCGGCGGCCACCTCGAACCGCCCGAAACAGCGACTTGTAGTAGCCGGGCCGGTGGTCGGGAGTGGCCTCCTCATACCTGTCGGCCGCCTCCATGATCGCCGCCGCGAACGTATCCGGATCAGCGTCGCGCCGCTCCTCGTCCCAGACGTCGAAGATCTCACTATCGGACGCCGCCGCCGGGTCGATCCCGTACTTGGACTGGAGCCGAATCCGGATCCAGGCGGCCAACTGCTCGGTCACCTCGGTCTTGGTCATCCGCTTGTCGGTGCCAGGCTTGACCGGCGGCTTCCACGCCTCCTCCTCCACCTGGCGCGCGGTCTCCTCGACCTCGGCCGCAGCCTCGTCGCGGCGTTTGACCTCCTGTTCGAGCCGCGCCATAGCCTGCTCGTCGGTGGCGAACTTCGCTGCCTGCTCGGCGAGCTGCTCGTCGGTCAACGTGTCCAGGTCCCTCGGCGGAGCATCGGCCTTCTCACGCTCCCGCCTGCGACGAAGCGACGTCACCTTCGGCAAGGCCCGAAGCTGCTCCTCGTACTCGGCCGCCTTCGCCTCAGCCTTCGCCCGAGCTTCATCGTCCTCTGCCTCGGCAGCACGCCGGCGTGCGGCGTTGATCTTCCGCTGCAGGTCAGATCCCGCCGTCAGCTCCGAAAGCTGCCCCTCGTACTGGGCCACCTTCGCATCGGCCTTCGCCCGAGCGCCATCATCGAGCGCGACCGCTGCTCGCCGCCGGTGCTCGCGAACCTTGCGTTCGAGATACCGCTGCCGCTGCGCATCCTCGTACGTCGTGTCCGACCGTACGACCGGCGCCGGCTTGGACACGCCCGGAAGGTAGGCGTTCAGGCTGTGGCCGCAGGACGGGTGCAGCAGCCCCTCCCGCCGCGCCTGCTCGACCACCCCCGCCACCTTCACGAACACCTGCACGCCAGTCGCAGGGTTCTCCTCCACGCGCATCCCAGCCGCACCGGACAGCGCCAGCACTTCGCCCTCCCAGGGGGCACACTGCTTGCAGGTGTACGGCAGCCGGGACACGCTGACGAGGGTGATCCCCGCCTCACGCAGGGTGGACAGGTGCCCATCCACCGCCGCCCGGGCGGTCGCCGTGCGCATCGCCATCTCGACGTAGGCGGCCATGCTCCACGTGCGGGGCGGCTTCGCCCCGTCGACGAACCCGCTAATGCCCTGCGCAGCGAACTTGTCGAGCGCCCGCTGCGCTGCCTCGTCCAGAGTCTCTGCACCCACCAGCACCCGACTGGCGGTCTCGGCGACCACGCTGCGGTACATGTAGTCGACGGCACGAAGCGCGCCTTGGCTCACCGCCGCAACCATCTTGGCCGAGTAGGCGGCCAGCTCGGCGACGCCCTCACCAGCGTTGATGCCCTGCTCCGCGCCGAGATTCTTCGCATCCTGCAGCACCTTGGCCAGCCGCTTGCGAAGCTTCGCGTCATGGACCTGCAGCACCGCGCCGCGCACCGCGGCGTCCATGCCTTCGGCCCAGGTGTCCAGCACCGCCCGCTGCGCGGCCGCCTTCGCGGCCGCCTCCAGACGGCGGACGATCGACTCGGCTTCCTTGCGGAGCTGGGTGACCTCGGCGAGCCTCTGATCCGCCCAGTCGGCGCCGTCGCTGGTGTCGAGGTCCTTGCCGACCCGCGCGGCGATGCGCTCCAGGAGCGCCGTCTCCGCGTCGACGTACATGGCTGCGATGAGCCGCGCCTGCTCCAGCCCAGCCTCGATCGCCCCGGCTGGAGTGATGGTCATCAGTCCTCGCCGGTCGCATCAGGGATCCACGTCTCGCCCAGTGTTGCCGGGTCGGGCACGTTCAGGCCGAGCTCGTCGCGGAGCCGCGTCTTCTCAGCTTCGACCTGGACGTCGTCCCAGTCGGGATGCACCCACCTGATTTTCGTGTCCAGGCTGACGGCTTGGGCCCGGTTCAGCAGGTCCAGCGTTCGCCCGATCGACTCCGGGTCCGGCATGACGCCGTCCGGCCATTCGACGGTGGCACGCTCAGCCACGACCTTCGTCCCGAACACAGCATGATCCACTGCCAGCATCGCCTCCGCCAACCAGGCCAAGCGCGGCGTCCAATAGCCGATCTTCCGACCGCGCGTCGAGTACGAGCGGTGCTTCTCCATGTGGATCTCGGTCGCCGTCTTGGCCTGGCCGTTGCCGCCCTCAGCGAACGACTGCAGCGCGTATCCTGCGCCGCGAACGATCTGCTCCACCAGGCCTTTCGACGTGTCGGCGTGCTCCTGCACGCGGATGGAGAACTGGCTGAGGGTGATCATGCTGCCGGGGTTCTGCGGCGACGGCAGCATGCCGCCCAGCGCGCTGTAAATCTCCCGGTCCGGATCCCAAGACGCGGCCTGGCCACGCCCGGCCGTCGTCAGGTACACCTCCGGGACGATGATCCTGGCTTTGCCGAGCCGCAGGTCACGCATCCAGCTCGTCCACGTCTCGTCCAGGGCGTCCATCAACGGCTCGACACCGGCGTAGTCGCTGCGGCCGACCGCCGTACCCCTGATGAGCCTGTGCGGCCTCATGTTCGGGACGTAGTCGACCAGCAGGCCACGCCCGTACCCGCTGTCGAACCCGCCGTCTTCGTCCACCAGCGGCGCGAACTCGGCGGTGGCCGGGTGGTCCTCCAGCGGCATTTGCCTGCCCAGGTGGTCCTCGTCGCCGAGGTACAAGCCATGGAAGACGCGGCCGATCTCGTGCTTCTCCAGGTGTCGCCACACCTCGCCGGATCGGGCGTCCTCGTGCACGACCCGCCAGAAAGTGACGGCCTTGAGCCGGCCATGGTGGAACTCCGGCACCGCGGCGTCCGGCGGCAGCGCGTCCACGACCGGGTGATCAGCCATGGTCGTGTCCCAGCCCACCCTGAGGTAGACGCCGCCGTACGCGGCTGCCAGCTCTGCGGCTTCAAGCAGGCTGCCGTACGCGCCTGCCTCGTGCAGGACGGAGTCGAGCCGCTGCTGTCCCTTCTTGCCCTTCAGCTTCAGAGTGGGCGGCTCGGAAAACAGCAGGTCAGCCGAGGTGGCGGCGATGTCAGCGGCGAGCGGGATGTGAAGCTTCGTCGCCCGCGACTGCGCGGCCGGGGTCGGCGTCCCCCAGAAGTACCGAACCATCCGGCCGAGGTAACCGCCCGCACGAGTGATCGGACGGTCCCAGCCCTTCGGGTCCATGCCCATCCTGGGCTGTGCCTGATTGCCGCCGTACACCTGCGCCAGCTTGTCCGGGTCACCGGCGTACCAAGCTCCGTGGGTGTCGTAGAGCCGCATCTCCTGACGGATCGCAGGCGGCGGCCACTCCACATTACGATCGGGAAGCGGCATCGCCCACGCTCCTCATCTGCATGCTCATCCAGCAGCCGCCGGCCAGTGCCAGGTGCCGGGCTCGGAACCGGGTGGGATGTTGTGCTCGGGGAAGCCGCCCGCTGCGCCAGGGGTGAACACCCACAGGTGCACGTGGAAAGCGGAGTCCAGCGGAGGGACTGCGCCCACCTGCACTCCGGCGGGGTCGAGGGTGTCCACGTCAGCGGTCACGATGGCCGCTCTGATCGCGTGGAGGCCCTGCGTGCCCCGGTAGCGGACGATCCGACCGGTCGTCGGGCGATCCATGAAGACTCCTTAGATGACGTCGATCAGCCCGGCGGGAAGGACTGGCTTCTCAAGCTGGGCGGTCACCCGCACCCACGCCTGCCAGGTGCCGTCCGGGCGCGAGGCGGTACCCCCAGGGCCGAACAGGATCCGCGCCGTCGCGCCCTTGTCGGTCACGGACCCGGGCTTCCACTCGGCGGCGTGCCAGTCCCCTTCAACGGGCTCGGCCCCCGGCGCGGTGAACGCGATCTCCACCTGCTCCGTCGCCGTCGCGCCGCGCACGAAGATCGGCAGCCACTCTCGCGACAGCGACGAGATCGTCTCTCCCAAGTCGGGCTCCTTACGTGTATGCGGACCAGGCACAAGCCGGCGGCTCAGCGCCCCACCCGCGTGGGGCCAGCTCGGCGCCCCAACTCCTGTGCGGCCCGTCGACGCCGGTGATCTCGTTGCCGAGGTCCACGACCAGCGCGGTTTCGGCGAGCCCGGCCGAGTCCGACGCGCCAACGGGCTGGCCAGCCACGGCGGTGTCAGCAGCGGTGAGCGAGTCGGCGCGGGTGATGAGTACGGTGACGCTGGCCGTCTCAGCAGCGCTCACGCTTTCGCCGGTGAGCGGTCCCGCTACGGCCTGGTCAAGCACGGTGGCCGACTCGGACGCCGAACGCCCCACGTCGATCCGCGCCATCTCCTCCAGGGCGGCGAAGTCACCGCCGGCGACAGCCGCGGCCAGCGTTGCTGCCTCGACCGTGCTGGCGGCGTCGCTGGTGACCGGGCCGAGCGTTTCCTGTTTCGACGAAGTGTCGACCAGCGCCCCATAGTCGGAGGCCGTGAGCGCGACCGCAGCCGACTCGGAGAGCACACCGGTGTCGGCGCGGCTGGTCGTCGAGGTGATCTGGACGGTTTCGGAGGCCGCGGCGGTCTCCGCCCGAGACGCGGTCCCGGCCGCGGCCGCGATGTCGCTGACTACCGCCGTGTCCGTGCGCTGGGCCGACGCTGTGACCGCTGACGTTTCCGCGACCGCGCCCTGCTCAGAGACGAGCCGAGCCGCCTGCCCTGTGTCCACCACGGCGGCAGAGTCGGAGCGGGCGAGGACCGCCCGCACATTGGCCTGCTCACCCACCGCTGCCGTGTCACTGCCGTTCACCGCGACGTCCGTGATGGAGTTGCGGACGCGCATCACGATCGTGTGTGCGATCGGCGTATCGCCGGACAGGGTGAACGTGGCCAGTCCCGTATCGCCACCCGCGCCGAACAGCATGCTGACGAGACAGGCGACGGTGAAGTTGCCCGACTGCCCATCAAACAGCGGAGACCAGCCCGGCGGTTCGGCCCAGGTCTTGGGACTGCCACCGCCGGCACCGGCGGTCCAGATCAAGGCGACATCCCCGGCATCCCCGAGGGTGCCGATGTTGACCACGGTCGTGTTATTGCTGGTGTCGACTCCCGACCAGGAGTCAGCCGGGTTGTACTGGGCCGCCGACAGGGACAAGATCGCGCCCACGCCATCGGCGTTGCTGGCTTGGTAGAGGGTGACCGTCGCAGGCTCAGACGGGCCAGCAGACTTCATCCAGACGCGGGTGAACAGACCGCTGCTGTCGAGCGGCGCCACTGCGTCGGTCCAGCCCGTGCCGCTGATCTGCATCTGGCCGGTGCTACCGGTGTCGCACGAGTGGCAGACGATCAGGACATCACCCGGTGCGACGGCTGGCATGGTCAGCGCAAACGAGCCGCCTGTCCCGGAAATCGCCGACTTGTAGTCGCGGATCTGCGCCATCAGCTGCTACCCCCTGGGGTTCGAGGCGCGCTGCATGTGCAGGTCAGGCCAGCGACAGGGTGACCGTCAGCACCCAGGAGGCCGCCGGCGTCTTCGTGCCGAGAGCTTCCTGCTTGCGGTTGAGCATCCTGCCGCCGCTGGCCGCGTTGAAGATCGCCCACTCGTTCCAGGCGAAGTTGGCGTCGCCTGTCCCGAACGTGCCCCGGAACGTGATGGTCGCGTTGCCGCTGGCGGTGCCGTCCGCGTGCTGCGGGTACGTCGCATCCATCGGCTTGCGGACCTTGCTCGCCCCCTGGAGGTCGGTCTGCGTAGGTGCCGCCGCCGCGGTGCCGTCACCGACGCCGAGGTGCGCGTTCGCGTTGTTGAAGTAGGTGAGCGGCTGCCCGGCCGCAGCGCTACCGTTGCCGAGCAGCATCTGCCAGATCGCGGACGCGCCTCCGTGCATCAGGGCGTTGCCCTCGCCCTCGATCGCGTCGAACGGGATCGCGTCGGGGCCGACGTCGCCCCAGTACTTCTCGACCTTCCACGCGACGCGCCAGGTGATCGGGTCGTGCGTGAGCGTGCTCTCGGCAGACATATCGGCTCCCAGGTCAGGGTGATCATCACAAGTCAGCGGTGCGGCCCCGGCCCGCGCTGCCCCTCAACAGCAGAGGCCGGGGACCGCACCGGGTGCTCAACGCGCGTACGGGGAAGCCGCGCGGAGCGACGCACCCCGGCCCGCCACAGAACGGGGGTGCGCGTCTTGAGGTCAGAAGGCCGGCTGCAGCAGCGGCAGCCACGCCGCCTGCGTGGTGTGCAGGCCGTACCGGGCGGCGTCCAGAGCGTGGTCATCCAGCTTTACGGGCACGTCATCGCCCTTCTCGGCCTTCTTGTCGTCCCACGCGTACGAGCCGACCTCGTCGAGGAACCCGGACACCGAGCGATGCACCCGCAGGTGGTCAGCACCGAGCAGATTGCTGACCGTGCGGATGCCGTCGTTGACGGAGTTGTCGCCCATCGTCGGCGTGAAGCCGTCACGCTGAAGCTGCGTGATGAAGCTCGCGGCGGACGGGTCCACCACCACCCACTGCGGCCGCACCCCGCGGGTGCCTGGCCCGTAGGTGTCGGGGAGGTTGTCCAGCCAGTCGGCCAACTTCAGGCTGTACTCGGCGTCGGTGAGCTGCCGCCGCTCCGCACGAGAGTCCCAGCGGAACTCGCTGGCCAGGTAGATGCGGCGCTGCCCCTTGTCGTCGGGGACGGACACGCCGATGAGGATCGCGTCGAACGGATTGACGGTGCCGTAGTCCACGCCCAGGGCCAGCCACCGCTCCATCGGCGGGAGCACGTCGACGACGTGCCGGTCCGGGTCGAACATGTCGTAGATCGCGCCTTCGGCCATGACCCAGCGACCCTCGATGAACCGCTTGTACCACAACCCGGTGTACTCGGCCTTGAGCGCCTTGACGTACGCCGGGTCCAACGACGTGTTGTCGTCCAACCTGAAATGCCAATGGCGCAGATCCAACTCGTACTTGCGGTCGAGGAACTGCCGCTTCAGCCAGTGGTTAGGCGCGTCCGGGTTCGTGGTCCCGAAGAGTTTGGCGTTCTTGACGCTGAGCCGGGCCAGGAGCTGGTCCCAGAACTCCCGCTCGATCAGCGTGATCTCATCGACATACGCCCCGGCACAGGTCATGCCTCGCAGCCGGTTCTCCGACCGGGCGTCGTTCGACGAGATGATCTCGATGCGCCGCCCGAGAATGTTCGCTGTGGGAGCACCGCGCGTGTAGATGATCCGCCGCGCGATCGGACCTGTGATCGCAGGGTCTTGCAGCACGTCGAACACGTTTCGGGCGATCGTGTCCGACGTTTTGCCCACGATCACTAGCGAACCGCCCCGGGGCGCGTTGGCGACGTACATGACCCAGCGCAGAAGGCTGGCGATGGTCTTGCCCGAGCGGATCGCGCCGCTCCAGATGTTCAGGCGGGCAGTGGACTCGCCGATCGACCTCAACTGCTTGGGAGACAGATTCAGCGGCGTCGGCGCCGGCGTGCTCAAACGTCGCCCCCCGACTCGATCTCGCCGATCACCTCGGCCTCGAGGATGCTGTCCGTGTCGGGGTCGGGGATGGCGTGCCGCTGCTGGATCTGGATCAGCAGGTTGCCCAGCAGCGATGCCATGTCGCCGTCCGCGACGCCGTTCCGGTTGATCAAGTCCAGACCCAGCAGCGACGCACGCCGGTTGATGCACTTCAGCGCGGTCTCGCAGGCCTGAACTTCGCCCTTGATCACCTTCGGCCACAGCGACGCCATGATGCGGTCGAGCCGGTCGATCTCCAGACGGAGAAGCTGCTCCGACGCCAACTGCTCCTGCTTGGCGGCCTTCTGCAGCGCTCGGTCGATGTCCTTGCTGACCGAGGCCGGGCCGGAGTAGCCCAGCCGCTCCGCGATCACCGTGGGGCTGACGCCGGCGATCCGCATCTGCACTGCTTGGTAGCGCCGCTGGGAGATCTCGACCTGGCGCGCCTTGCCGACAACCATGAGGGGCCTCCAGGTCTGCTAAGCGGCATACGCCTGCAGCGCAGCCAAGATGATCTGTGCGGTGCTGGCGTGGCCGTCGCGGGCTCGGATGCGGCCGAGCAGGGCGTTCAGTTCGTCGTGCTCGGCGGCGGTCAACGTGATGAGCAGGTCAGCCGTCAGTCCGGCCTTCGGACGGGGCGGCGGCGCGTCCTCGTCGGAGCCGTAGTCGTCCAGGTCGTCCTCGTCCTCGTCGTCGTCGAGGTCGATCCGCGGCCGCCGCCGCTCCTCCTGGCCGTCATCCCCCGCGGCGGGCCGCGCGCCAGCCGGGGTGTCGCTAACGATTGCGATATCGCTGTCGAGGTCGGCGAGCAGGTCGTTCAGGTCGTCATCGGTCCAGCCCGTGCCGTCGAGGTCATCGAGGCCGCGCAGCAGCTCGGCAAGAGTCGAGTCGTCGTACCCGCCGATCTCTGCGGTGCGGTTGTCGGCGAGGAGGATACGTAGCGCGGCGTCGTCGTCCACGTCGAGGATCAGGGCGGGCACCTTGCCCAGGCCCTTGGCCTTCGCTCCGCGCCAGCGGTGCTCACCGGCGATGATCCGCATCCGGGACTTCTGGACCAGGACCGTCCCGTAGAAGCCGTTCTTCTCGATCGACTCGGCGATCACGTCCACGTCGCCGCAGTGCGGGTTGTCCGGGTGTGGTTCGAGGTCGGCAACCGGGACCATCCGGTATGTCTGCTGGACAACGGCGCCTGGCACGGCACCTCCAAACAAGGGACTATGAGGGCGTGGGGGTAGCGCAGGACGAGGTCCGAGGAGCGCCGTGAACGACGACGATTTCGACATCGAGGCCGTCGCCCAGGCCGCCAGAGCGCGGGGGTATGACCACATGGATGTGCTCCGCGCTCAGCAGGAGGCCGCGAAGGCACCGCCTCCACCGCCGACTGTCATCCCTGAGCCCGAGTTCCCGTATCCTCCGCAGCATGCGCTTGGCGGAGTCGTCCGGTTCCGCTGTCCGTTCGGCTGTCCCTGGTACCACGACGAGAACCCCGGCGCTGAGGCACCCGGAAGATTCATGCTGCCTGCGGACTTCACGCAAGAAGACGTGACATCCGCGATCAGTCTGGAAGCCGAGGCTCGGCGCAACGCTCTACTCGTCCGGGTCGAACGAGCCATCACGGTTCACCTCGCCGTCGACCACCCCGACCGCTAGGACCTCGGCCGGTAGTCGTGTTGAGCCCGCATCTGCGACATCTTCGCCCCGAGCGCGATCAACGCGGCGGCCTGCCAGGTACCGTTCTGGACGACCTCGTCGCTCACCTGGACGGACCAGCAGTCGATGGACCGGCCGTTCCGGTAGGGGATGCCGGGGGTGGCCGTCCACTGCACCGACCAGGACAGGCGGTCACGCCAGCGAAGCCGTGACCGGCCGAGACGTTCGCGCTGCAGCAGCAGACGGACCTCGTGCTCGTCACCCTCAGGCATCCGGACGACGCCCACCTGCTCGTCGCCGGCTGGCTCGTAGGAGTACCGCTTGGGCCCGAACAGGCGCTCCATCAGGTCGAAGCTGAAATGGCCCTGCTGCCAGCGCGGATCGGTGGACGACCAGGCGTTGACGCGGTTCCAGAGCGCCCACCGGATCTGCCAGCTCTCGACGGCCAGGCGCACCTCGCGCGAGTCGTACCCGGTCGGATTGAGTCGGCGCTGCACCCACGTGCCGAACCCTTCGGTGTGCACGTAGACGGCCAGCAGCCAACCGAGCCGCAGGTGCACGTTCAGCTCGTGCTCGCTGCCCGCGTTGCCCACCTCGATCCCGATGGAGAAGCCGGGCAGAGCTCGACTCCCAACGACGACCTGTCCGCCGAGTCCGCCCCGCGGGCTTTCCGGCCACGGGCCAGGCGTGCCCCGGTCATCGTCGTGGACCGGGGTCGTGCGCAGCCCGAACAGGTCCAACATCGCGTTGGCCGCCAGCACCCGCGTCAGCGGGATCCACGGCCCGGTGTACGGGTCGCCCACCTGGTACGTCTCCGGGTTGAGCGAGCCTTGCGGGCTGGGCCGGACTCCGCACCGGTCGCAGGCGACCCACCGTGCCGCGTGCTTGCCGGCCTCGGCCGGGCCGTACCCGTCCACGACCGGCCGGTGCCCGCGCAGGCGGCAGACGAGCATGAGTCGTGGCAGGTCCGACAGCCACCATCCGCGATCGACGAGTGATCGGCTGTTGTCCTCTGCCTTGTAGTTGACGCTGTGCCAGCGCATGGCCGTGACCTCCGAGGGGTGAAGAGGGAATCCGGTCGCTGCCGGAACTGGCCAGCCAGGAGACTGTGCGCGTGAGCGAACTGGATGACATCGCGCGCCGCCTCGACGCCGTGGCGGGCATCGACTGGTGTGACACCAGGCGTTTGTTCGAGGACGAGCAGGCCGCGGTGGCCGAGTTCGTACGGCACGCGGCCGCCGACATCACCTACCTGTTGACCCAGATCGACTCGACCGCCATGGTGCGAGCCTCCGACGACGCCTGACGCACCCGATAGTCGATGCGGCGCCACCCCGACAGCAGCTCGTCATACAGCTGCGACCGGTAGCCGGACAGGACGACCGCGCCGCGGCAGGAGTTCAGCAGCTCCAGCAGGTCGCGGTGCTGGTCGTCGGCGTCCATCTCCTTGACGTAGCCGCCAGCGCTGGTCCGCGTGCTCCGCAGGTACGGCGGATCCAGGTACATCGCCGTCTCGGGCGAGTCCATGCGGGCGATCAACTCCAGGGCGTCGCACTGCTCGATGAACGCGTTCTTGAGCCTTGCGGCGTGCCAGCGCAGCGCCGCGCCGGCGCGTTTCGTCCGGGCGGGGTCGGAGATCCGGGAGCGGGACGTCGGCCGCCGCCACGACGCGCCGGCCTCGCCCGAGCGGGACTGGGTGCATTGGATCCACCAACGGCGGGCCCGCTCCAGGTCGGACGCTGCGGTGTCGCCGAGCTTCGCGGCCTGGTGCTCGGCGCGGGAGTACGGGGTGAGCTGGATGGCACGCTGCAGCTCGCGGGGCTGGTCGCGCAGGGCCCGCATGAAGCACACGAGGTCGCCGTTCAGGTCGTTGATCGTCTCGATCTTCGCGGGCTGCTTGGCGAAGAACACTGCCGCGGACCCGGCGAAGGGCTCGCAGTACACCTCGTGCTTGGGCAGGAGGGAGGCGAGGAAGGGGGCGAGCTTTCCCTTGGCGCCGTAGTACGCGAACGGAGGGCGCAGCGCCACGGGCGGTCCTCCTGGATGGCCGGCCTGTACGTCGGGGCACAGGTGTTCGATAATGGGGTGGTGATCGTGGCACCCGGAACCTGCACCATGTGGCACCAGGACCCGCGCCCGATGCTCAGGCCGGCCACCCTGAACGAGGGCGGCCCGCAGCGGAGCGTCCGCCCGCGCCAGGTGATCGAGGTGTTGTGCGACGACGGTCGGTGGCACGCGGGCGTGCTGGAGTGTGCTGGCACGAGGGGGTGCTGGGCTGGGAGTGCCTGATCTCCTGGCACTCGTCGCCGCTTCGCGGATATACGGGCTGGTACGGCTACAGTCCGACGGCGATCCGTCCGGTAGGCGGTGAAGGCGAGGCCGTCTCGCACGTCGCCGAGGAGGTCGCGGCGGAGCGCCGGTGACTTGTTCGTGGCGGGTCACCGGCTCCCGCGTTTTGTCGTTATGTCGGTGACCTGCGAAAACGTCTCAGATCCACGCTGACAAGATCACCATTGAGGGTCACTCCGAGACCTTCGTACGGACATGATCGTGCGTCAGCGTTGATCTCAGACGCGCGGATCCCGCGTGATCAGCGTCCCGAACGTCCCAGAACGCGACGAATGCGAGGATCCACGCTGATCACCACACGCGCACGAGCCGGAACTGCTCCACGTCCTCGGCGTGACCCACCGCGTACTGGCAGCCGCCGCACACCGCGCGGTCGGTCCACGTGCCCAGGTTGATCGCGCCGCAGTGGTGCAGCCATGCCGCCTTGTCCAGCGCGCTCGTTCTCGACCTGGGCACCTGAACCTCCTACTCGACCGCCGACGCCACCAACTGCGAAGGGTCCTTCTCCAGTTGGTCCCGAGAATGCAGATAGATCAGAGTCGTCTCGAACGACTCATGGCCCAATGCCTCCTGGATCTCCCGCGGCTTCGCACCCCGCGCCTCCGCGATTGACGCCCAGGTGTGCCGCAACGTGTGCGGGGTCACCTTCGACTCAATCCCGGCCTGGCCGGCGATCCGCGCCACCAGCTCCCACGCCTTCTCACGCTTCATCGGCCGACCCGAGCCCGTGGCGAACAGCGGCCCACGCAGGTCCCGCAGCTCCACCTTGGCCCGGCGCGCCCGCTCGGCGAGGTACTGGTCCAGCGCATACGCCGTCTCCACCGGCAGCTTCCGGTAGTGCGGCTTGCCACCCTTCAGCGTCAGCCGCAACGTCCGATACCCGCGCGAGAACCCCAGGTCCTCGATGTCCGCGCCCACCGCCTCGGTGATCCGCACCCCGAGCTGGACCAGCATCCGGATCAGCGCCGCGGTGCGCAGCCGCTCCCGGCCGTGGTCCTTGTCGGCGGCCTCGACCAGGGCGTGCGCCTCGTCTTCCGTCAGCGCCGTCGTCTCGGAGTGACGTCGAGGGATGTTCGGCCGGTCCGCCTCCGCGAACGGGTTGAACTTGGCGGCGTCGTTCTTGATCAGGTACTTGTACCAGGCCGACACCGCCGACATCCGCTGCGCGATCGTCTTCTGCGACGGCGGATCGCCCCCGGCCTCGACCGCGGTCTCCACCATCCACCGGGCGTACAGCTCGGCGTGCCGTACCGACATCTCCAGCGGGTCCAGCCCGGTGCGCTGGCAGTAGGTGAACCAGGGCCGGATCGCCCGCCGGTACGCGTCGCGGGTGTTCGGCGACCGGCGGGTCTCCAGCCACATGTGCGTGATCTCGATGACGAGCGGTGGCAGGTCGAGCGGAAGCGCGAGGTCGCCGCGCGGCGCCTCGACGAGCTCTTCCGTCATCGGCCACCGCCGCCGGAGGTCGCGATGATGATCCCGCAGCCGCCGCAAGAGTAGTGCCCAGCCCAGCCCGTAGTGGGCTCGCACGGTTCACCCGTCTCGGTGCACGGCTGGAAACCGTCCCGCTCGGGCGTGTTCCCGCACCGGCAGGTCAGCTCGGCCCAGTCGTTCACGGTGACGCCGGTGCCGTTGAGCGCGCGGCGCATCTCGCGGACGAGCTTGTTGTGCCCTGCCATCTCCAGACCCCAGTGGGGTTCGACGCTCCAGTCGCCTTCGGGCCAGTCGCGGACGATGAGCATGGCGTTCGGGGCGATGCGCTGCTTGGACTGCCAGGCTCGCACGCTGTGTGCCTTGCGCGCGGCCAGCTCACGGTCTTCGCGGTCGAGGGCGTGCCAGCGGAACTGGACGTTGTCGTACTCATCTGTGTAGATGACCGCGTACTCGGAGCGAGCGGCGGCCGGGTGGAGCCGGTCGCTGCTGGGGTTGCTCATGGGAGCACCTTTCGCGAGGGAAGTGGATCACTCGCGACGGTAGCACACGAAGGGGAACATAACTTGGATTATGTTCCCCTCCCTGTGATCATGAAGCGAGACGAAACAAGAGTCTCCCCGCCGACGATTTACAGCCGAATCTCCCTCGGCCACCGCTGAGCATGCGAGACCATCAGGAGCCACCAACTCCCCGCGAAAGGCCCACCATGAAGATGGACGGCGTCGTGTTCTCCTTCGAGCACAACAAGACCCGATACCAGCTCGACTACAGCTCACCCGTGGAGCCGGGACGACCGGGCACGTACGTCGTATACCAGGCCGTGGCCACGTTCCAGCACACCCCGTACGAGGAATTCGCCGATCGATACGACTTCCAGGACGAGTTGGAGGCCATGGCACTGAAGGCGATCGACGCCCGTCAAGCCTGAGCCTGCGCAGCGTCCACGCGGGCCGGCCTCTGGTTGCCGCCCCGCGGCCGCAGGTCCACATCCGACTCCTGCAGCAGCCGATGCACCAGCCCGTACGAGCGGCCCGTCGAGATCGACAACGCCCGGATCGACTCACCGCCGAGGTAGCGCCGCTTCAGGTCCGCCTTCAGCAGCTCCCGCTCCTCGCCCGCCACCCGCTGATACTTCCGAACCAACGCCACAACCATTCCCCGTTCCCCGTCTCACGCCGCCGTCGCCAGCCGAGCCCGCAACGCATCTCGGTCCTCCGGCGTCTCCGGGACCTCGTCCCCGCGCCAGATACAACCCTCGATCGTCGCCAGATCAGCGAAGTCGTACACAACCTCACGGCCGGCCCGACCCAGCACCCGCACGCCATACCGGCGCGCCCACTGCCGGATCGTCACCGCCTCCCGGCCCAGCCGGACAGCAGCCAACTTCGCCGTCAAGGGGACCACAAACACCCCCAGACAGCAGAAAAGCCCCGAACCAAGATCGGTCCGAGGGCACAAATGTCTCCGTCGCCCGGAAGTGTTACACACCCATCAGCCCGGCGCAAGCCAACAGCGGAACCGCTATCGGCGACAAGGCGAGGGCCCCCCGCTGCAACAGGGAGCCCTCTTCCATCCGGTCCTCTAAGGACATGGACAACACTAGCGGCCGGTCTTCAACCCGCACCGCCAACACGCACATGACCGCTACCGGACTCCGACTCCACCCGCGACTGAGCCTCCCGCTCCGAAACGTGCGTCCCACACGCGGCACACACGTAGAAGCCCGCCTTCACCTCCCAGTGGAACCGCCGCTCCCCACACGAGCATCTGGCCGGCGTCCACGCAGGCGGCTCATCCCCCGCCATCCGCTCCAACAGCAGCCGCCACGACAGAGCGAACTCCACCAGGCCCACCAGCTCCCCCGCAGCCAGAACCGACTCCAGCCGGCCCGACTCCACCAACCAACCCACCGCCCGCGACCGAGCAACCGCCGACCTGGCGCCCATCATCCGCGACCCCGACCCCGACCCCAACCACACCCGAGCCCGATCCTCGAAGTCGAGCAGCCCACCCGTCAGCTTCTCCAGCAGCTCCCCCACCGGCGACACCGCAGGCTTCGGCCTCGACCCCGACACCCTCGACCACCTCGACGGCGGCCGGAACCCATCAACCTCCCGAGCGAGCTGCGCAGCGAACCCATCCACCTCCAACAACGCCGCCCGCACCGACCCGGTACACCGACCGCACACCAACGGCTCCCCCGGCCGCCACCGAACCTCCGGAACCTCCGGCTCCGCAGGCGGCTCCCCCTCCTCGCCGCCCTTCACCCACTCGTCCACCAGATCAGCATGCGCATCACGAGCCGCCACAAACGCCGCCCACGCCCGCCGCGACCGCCCGTTACACGGACCCACACAAGCACCCGCCACCGCCGACACCCTAGAAGCAAGACCAGACACGGCACCCCCGACCCAACACGAGACGAAACGCCACCAGGCTACAAGATCAAAAACTTTGCGCAGGCACCAAGCCACAAAGGGTCACGGCCGGCCCCCCGGCCGGACCCCCCTGGGGGCATGCCAAAGCGCCGGACCGACGTCGGTCCGGCGCTGGTCGGCGCGGTGCGCGTTACACGCGAACCGTCGCGCGGCTCGCGAGCTTGGCCGCGCTCTCCACGTCGCGCGCTACCTCGTGCCATTCCTTGCGCATCGTGTGCGCGCGTAGGGCCTGCAACAGGTAGAGCGCTGCCGCGATGTACTGCCCGGCCTGCGTCGCGCTCTCCTTCTCGGCGCGCTGTTCCGCGCCGATGAACTCGGCGCTACTCCAGGTGACAAGTACGGTGCCGGTCTCGGTGCGTTCGGCACGTACATCGACCGTAACGCGCTGCTGCGCCAGGACAGCGCAGCACTGCTCTACCGCGCGCTTGATGGCGTCGAACTGCTGACGCTGCCGAGTCTCCCGACTGCTCGGGTGCACGCTCGGGAGCGTGGCGAAGAACGGGCGTCCCCCGTGGGCGCGAAGGATGTACCCGTTCCATGGCCTCTGATCGTCCAGACCAACCACGGTGTACACGCGGCCCTGGTACCCCTCGTTGCTGCCCGAGTAGGTGACCTCCGTGCCGGGCGGAAGGTAGGCGGCCAGGGCGTGAGCGGCTTCCCGACAGATCTTGCCCGCGCCGCGTTGCAGCGTGCTGCCCAACTCGCACGGCACGCCATCCTTGGCGCACGGGCGGCACCTGCTTGCGTGGTCGGCGAGTCCCCGACGCGCGCTAAGGGCGTAGTCTCGGGCAACTTCGGCTTGGTTTCTACGGATCATGGCAAGGGCCTCCTACGACGTTGCGGTGTGGTTGAGGGGGTGGGGCGGGCGCGCCCGTGGTGGCGTCACGAGCGCGCCCGTAGGGGGTTAGGCGTCGGCCTTGGCCTCTGCGGCGGCGTCAGCCTCCGTCTTGGCGTCGGCCTCCTTGGCGAAGCCAGCGATGATCTCCGAGACCTGCGCCCACGTGAGATCGCGCTCCGACATGGCCTCGTCGTAAGCGGTCTCGTCGTGGGTGACCTTGAACTTCTCGGCGAACTTCCACACCAGCCGGACGGCGGCCACGTCAGCGGCGCGCTTCGCGGCGGCCTTACGACGGGCCTCGATCTCCTTGCGGTACTCCGCCATTTCGGGCAGCTCCGCAAGGAAGTTCTGCACCTTGCTGGCGCTGGTGCCGGGGACCTTGCCCAGTTCCTTGAGAGTGGCCTCGCCGAAACCGACCTGCGCGGCGACGTGCATACCGATCAGGGCGTAGGTGGAGAACTTGACCGCCTGCTTGCCGGTTCCCAGCGTGGCGACGCACGCGGCGGGAAGGTCGGCGATCTCGTCGCCGGTCATGATCCGGTCCGCGACGCTGCTCTCGGAGTCGGCCTTAGCCATCTCGTCGAGGCGGCCCGATGCGGCCAGACCGATCACGTGAAAGCCGGTCGGGCGGGAGACGCCCATGCGGACGAACGTCTTGCCGTGGGAGATCGTCACGCGCTCGATGGCGTCGAAGATCTCGGCGGGGTTGGTGCTGATCATGGTCTTGCCTTTCGTGGTGTTGGGTGCCCGCCCGCACGGTGCGGGCGGGCGGGTTATCGGTTACTGCTCGCTGACTGCGCTACCGCTTTTAGCAGCGCTACCAGCGGCGTTGCTGGCGGACCTGCGGCGTCGGCGTCGCCGGACGGCGATGCCGACACCGATCGCTGCGGCTACGGTCCCGGCGGCCGACCAAGCGGCCAACCAGCCGAGTCCGGCCGTGTCGTCCGAAGCGTTGGCCGCGCTGATCGGGCCGGGCTTGGGACTGTCGGCGGGCTTGCCCTGGTCGCCCTTGGGTCCGGGCTGTCCGGACTGGCCGGTCTTGCCGGACGGTCCGGGGCTGCCCTGGGGGCCGGGCTGTCCGGCTGGCCCGGTCGGTCCGGGCTCGCCGGTCCCTGCGGGGCCGGTCGGTCCGGGCTGCCCGTCCTTGCCGGGGTCGCCCTGGGGTCCGGGCTGCCCGTCCGTACCGGGCTGCCCATCCTTGCCGGGCTCGCCCTGGTCGCCCTTCTCCCCCTGGCTGCCCTGGTCGCCCTGGTCGCCCTTGCCGCCCTGGGGTCCGGCGTCGCCCTTGGGGCCGGTCGGTCCGGGGACGGCGGTTGCGGTGACCACGGGGCCGGGGCTGCCCTGGGGGCCGGGGTTGCCCTGGGGTCCCTGGTCGCCCTTGTCGCCCTGGCCGCCCTTGGGTCCGGGCGGGCCGGTCGGTCCGGGGTCACCCTTGGGTCCGGGGTCGCCCTTGTCGCCCTTCTCTCCCTGGTCGCCCTTGGGGCCGGGTGAGCCGGGCGTGCCCTGGTCACCCTTGGGCCCCTCAGGGCCAGGCGAGCCCGGAAGACCCTGGGGTCCCTGCGGCCCCTGGGGTCCCATCGGGCCGACTGGCCCGGCGGGTCCGGGGTCGCCCTTGGGTCCGGGCGGGCCGGTAACCGCAACGGTCACGGTTGCGGTTGGGGCAGGTTCGGCAGCGACCAGGCGCATGGTGCCCGTCGTGCCTCCTGCCAGCGTGTACGCGAGTAGGAGCGCGCTTGCCGCACCGGCGGCGGCCCACGCTGCTCTCTCGCTCGTATGTGTCTGCATGTGACAAACAGTAGACCGACCAGGACATGTAGGAACCCCAGGTGCGATAACGATCTCTCGGCGGTTTTATAACGCTTAGGTCACAAAAAGGGCCGGCCAGGGGGCAAATCGAACGCCTGTTCGAGTGTTCGATAGTCCGGCTGATCTTCTGCTTTGGCACCAAATCGGACATATCGCCGACCGGCGTCGAGACTCCCGGCCTCGCTTCGCCGCTTGCAATGATGATCTTGCTGTAAAGCTCTCAGATCGACGTAGAGTGCTTGGACTCTCGGAGGGTACTCCCAAGTACCGACCGACCGGTGATCGTCCGTCTCCGTTGATCTCAGAGCGTCCCATGCGGTGCGTCGTGTCTCCTGTGACGCGTCCGACGCGTCAATGACGTCACCCGAGCATGCGGAAACCCATCAGCGACGAGGAGGTGGCTTTGCCTCGTTCTGATGGGTTTCCGGCTCGTTTTCGCTGCTCTTTGGCCTGTTTTCGCGTGGTTCCGGCGGCCCCTCTCCCGGTCGCCTGCCGCGTTTGTGCTGGTCAGAGGCTTGCGGACGCTTGGGCTATCTGCCAACGAGGTGGTCAGGTGTCGGGGATGGCCTTCGCGTCGGCTGCGCACCCGATGCAGGGCAGCGGCTGGTAGTGGATGGGGCACCGGCCGGCTGGGCGGGTGGTGCGTGCCGCCTTGACCTGCTCGCGTGCGTCGTGTTCGCGTGCGGTCTCTCGCCAGGTGCGGAGGTCTGGCGCGGGGATGCCTGCGACGTAGGTGTGCAGGGCGCCGCGAACGCGGTTCTCGCGGGCGATGGTCTGGGCGATGTGTTCGGCTTCGTCGAGGGGTACCCCGATCCGCTTGGTGATGATGCGGGCGGCTCGGCTCGGCGGGGGTTGGGTCTTCTCCTCCTTGTTGATCTTGTCGTCGTCTTCTGGATGGTGGTCGGCGGCGGGTCGGTGCGGTTCCTCCTCGACCCCGTGCGGAGAAGAAGAGGATTGAAGTTGAGGAGTGGAGAGAGGATTGGGGGGAAGTCCAGACTTCCCCCTTTTGGCCCCAAACTTCCCCCTTTCGGTCTCAGACTTCCCCCTTTCGGTCGCGGAAACGGGGAAGTCCAGACTTCCCCGTTTCCGGTCGCCGTCGCAGTCGTCCACAGCGTTATCCACAGGAGAAAGGGGGAAGTCCAGGCTTCCCCCTTTCTGGCCGTCCGGGTCCGAAACGGGGAAGCCTGAGGGTCCCGCTTCAAGCTCCAGATCGAGCGGCTGCGGCGGCTGCCCAGGCAGGTACCCCGGCATCGGAGGGATGTAGAACACCGTCGCCTTCCGGCGGCCGCCCCCGGTTTCGAGCACGACGAGCAGCCCAGCCTCGACCAGCCGCTCCCGCATCGCCTTCACCGACCGCACGTCGATCCTCGCCCAGTGGGCGATCTCCTCGCGGGTCAGCCAGCCGGTGCGTGTCGCGTCGTTGATCCGCCGGGCGATGGCGATCAACGCGAGCAGGTCCCTCGGGGGTGTGCTCTTCGGCGCGTTGATCGCCACCTCGTCGGCCAGTCTGTAGCCCATCAGGCCCCTTCACGTGCTGCGTTCTTGCAAGGGAGCCACCGAGGGAAGAGGCGTCCAGCCACGATAGCGGTACCGCTTTTAGCGTTCATCTCGCTCGTGGTGGCCTGCCAGTCCGGTCGTACTCCGCGCGGCGGCGAGGGTCGGACAGCACGTGGTACGCCTCCCCGATCTCCTGGAACCGTCTGGCCACCTTCGGGTCGGGGTTCACGTCCGGGTGGAGCTGGCGGGCCAGCCGGCGGTACGCCCTCGTGATGTCGTCCTGCGTAGCGGCCCGGGTGACTCCGAGCAGGACGTACAGCAGCCCGGCCGGCGGCGGCGCAGGCCTGTGCGGCTGCCTGGGTGGAGGTTGGGACGACTCCGGGACGCGCGGCTTCCCGGGGCAGGTGACCGCGTGAGGCATCATCCGCTTCTCCGGCGGGACGAGCGGCCGTTCCTCGGTGATGCGGCGGGAGCGGAGGACTCCGTGGACGTCTCTCCAGACGGCGGTGTTGCCGTCCTCGTGCGGGGCCAGGTCCACCGCGAAGTCCACGCCCGCCACGGTGCGGGTCCAGCGGACCGCCCGGCCGCACGGCAGCTTGTCCTTGCTGCCCCGGCACGGCTTGACGTCAGCGCGGGAGAGCACGCCGCTCCCCTGTTTCGGGATCGACTTCGGCGACCATCATGAGGTGGCACGCGTGGCCGAGCTCGTAGCACGGCGAGCACCTCATGAACCCGTTCGCGAGGGTGTCGAGGTGTTCGGCGCAGGCCGCCTCGTCCTGGAGGTGTTCGTGAACGCACACGGTGGTGCGGACCGCTACGGCCTCGGCCGGGCACTCCATGATGAACATGATGCGGGTGTCGCAGGTCCTCATTGGGCGCCGCCGTACCGGGCGAACACGGCGTTGATCGCGTCGAGCTCTGTCTTCGCCCGGTCACGGTCGGCCTTCATCTCGTCCAGCTCGCCGAGGAGGCCGGCGTGGGCGGCGCGGGCCTCGTCGCGCTCGGCGCGGGCTTCGTCGCGTTCGCGGATGGCCTGGTCTCGCTCGGCTTCGGTCCGCTGGATGGCCTGCTCGAACCCGATCAGGGCGCGGAGCGCGGGCCCTGCGGTGGCCGGTGGCATGGCCGGGGCCGGTGCGGGTGCCGGGGTCTTCTTGGCGGGTGTCTTCCCGGCGGCCGCGGCCGCGACGGCGCGGGGATCGGGCGTTGGCATCTTGGTGATCGTCAAGCCTCCGTCGTTCCATTCCAGGGCGATCCACCAGACGGGCGGGTTGGCGCGGGGGCGGTGGCAGCGGGTGTGCTCGGTCCGGTTCAGGTACTGGCGGACTTCCTGCTGGTAGGAGGTGTCCCAGTCGGGGCAGGCGCCCTTGATGATCTGGGAGAGCGCGCCCTGCCACTGCACGCCGACGACTCCCCCGTTGGTCAGCGGCTTGTCCCCTTGATCGCGGGCGGCGTCGCGGAGCAGCCCCCACAGGGCTTCGGCGTCGGCGAAGATGTCGCGGGGCTTGCTGCGGGTGATTGTCGCGGTGTCGCCGATCTTCGGCACGGTGGTGTCTCCTTCGGTGGCGGCGGTGTTGGTGTTCTTGGTGAGGTAGGCGATCACCTCGGCCTCGCGGGCGTGCAGCATGTCCGCGTACGACTTGGACTCGACGGGGCCAGGGGTGTGGAGGAGGCCGCCCGACACGTACGGCTTGATGCCGTTCGCGAGGGCTGCGCCGACGAGTTCGTCAACGCTCCACCAGGTGTCACGGGGCATGGTGTCGGCTTTCTCGGGGGAGGGGTCGGTGGCGGCGACCATGGGTGAGGGTTTCGTGGGGTGGTCGTTCAGCAGGGATCGGATCTTGGTCTTGTAGTTGTCGAGGCCGCGGCCCATGGCCTGCAGCGGGATCTCGCCCGTACGGCCGTTGGCGGGGTTGGTGATCAGGAACTTGCCGTTGGCGAGCTGCATCGTGAAGCCGAGGCGTTCTGTCTCGGCTTCGACGAGCTTCTTGACGTCGGACTTGTTGGTCATCTGGCGGGCTCCTTCCTGATGCGCAGGCCCATGTGGTCGGCGTAGGCGGCGGTGCCTGCTGCGCCTCGACTGGCGGGGTGCAGGTGGGCCAGGACCTCGAAGGCGCCCCCGCGGCCGGCGGCGAGGCCGAGCATGTAGCCGTTGCGGTACGGTCCGGCCGATTTGGACAGCTCCCGGATGTGCCACGGCGCGGGATGCGTTTCGACGGTCACGCCGGGCGTGTTCATGGCCCACTCGTACGTCCACCGGTCGCCGCCGGGCGGGTCGTCGGTATCCGGGTTGTAGCCGACGATCACGTGGAGGCGTCCACCGGCTCGCGCCAGCGTGGTCTCGAGGTCGGCGCGGACCCGGTGACGGGCGGCGCCCCGCCACCCCGTGTAGACCAGGGTGAGGGGGCGCGGCCGGGCGAGGCTTTCGAGCTTGTCCCGGAAGACTTTCCGAATGTAGTCGGCGGCTTCTGGGGTGATTCGTTCGTCGTCGAGGACGTGGGCGAGCAGCAGGCGTAGGTGCGCCCGATCTGATGGGGTTAGGTCGAGCATCAGCCGCCAACTCCGCCCTTGCTGCTGCTGCCGAACCCTCCGCGTATGACCGTGCCGGTGCGGCTGGTGACGTTCGTGTTCGCTGGCAGGGTGCGGGTGCCCCCGCGCACGTAACCGGGCCGGTTGGTGGTCGACGAGCCGTACAGCCAGTGGTAGTAGGCGGCGTGGGAGCCGCCGTTGCAGAACCGGTCGTCCACCACCTGGTACGTGCCGTCCACCTGCTGCGTGGCGATCACGCAGTCAGCGACGACCTCCGGCACCTCCTCCTCGTCACTACCGGACGCGGCGATGGCAACGGCGATGGACAGCACCGCGACCACGCCGATCCCGACGACGCATCCTTCGTTGTCGCTGCGGCGCCGGTAGGTACGGCTAGGCATTGGCGGCCGCCTGGTGGGTGCAGGTGGCGACGGTGACGTTCTTGACGATGGATAGCGTGACGGGCTTGGCGGGTCCGGTCTCCTCCCACATGGGGTGCCCATCCTCGTCGCGGACGACTTCGCCGTCTCCGTCGCGCTTCAGGTCCATGTTGCTGCGGATGGTGTCGCGGCTGGAGCGTCCGGTCGGCTGCACCTTCACGCGGGTCTCGCGCTTCAGGTCCTGGTGGGCGGGGTTGTCCGGGTCGAGTCGGGCCCACCGGAAGTTGCCGTACTCGTACACGGCCTCATAGATGTCGAGGACTTCGCCCTCCTGCATGTCGCAGAGCCCGCCGTTTCCGCGCGGGTACAGGATGAGCGCGCCGACCGTGTACGGGTTGCCCCGCCAGTCGGTGAGCGTCATCGGCTGCTGCTCGGTCATCGGTTGTCTCCCTTGTGAGTGCAGGTGTCGACGGTCTCGCCGTGCAGGGCGAGGTGGTCGGGGCAGGGCCAGGTGGGGCAGACGTCGTTGGCGCAGACGGTGACGGGCCGGGTCGCGCACATCGAGCACATGGTGATGAGCGCGTGGACCCACTGCTTTTGGTGGGCGGGGCAGTTGACCCATGTCTCGGTCGTGGTGGGCTGGTGGCGGGCGTCGACGCGGTCGAACGCGGCGCGCAGGTCGATGCCGCCTTCCTGGCGTGCGGTGTCGGTAGAGGACATGTCGGTCCTTTCGGCGACAGGCCAGTTCACGGCCTCATCGGTGATCACGAGAGAGGCGCGCTGCCCCTGCAGGGTCCGGCGCGCCTTCATGCGTTCCTTGATCTGGTCTTGGGTGGGCGGGATGTAGAGGTGCCAGCCGGCCGCTCGTGACCACCGCTGGAAGTGGTCGCGCTGGGCGAGGCCGCACCAACGGCACCCGGCCGGCGGCGCGACCACCCGCTCATCCATTGCCGCGCCGCACCTGACGCCGCTCCCGCCGCGACATGTACAGCTGAATCCCGTAGGCGCCGCCGCGGCGGTGCGCGATCCATTCGGCTTCGGCGTAGCCGCCGGGCTCGACGCCCACCGTGCAGACGGTCTGGACGAACTCGGTCATGGACATGGGGAACATGCGGGTCTGGTCGTCGAGCCACATGACGTAGCCGGCGGCGCGGCCGCGCGCGAACTGGGCGAGCTGGAGTCGCGCGGTGAACGGCTCTGGGGAGCGCCACACGATCTCCCCTTCGGGGACCCATGACTGCCGCAGCAGGTTGCCGAACTCGTCGAACGGCACCAACGCCTTGTCGTCGAGGTCATCGGCCATCGGTACCTCCCTCCTTGTTGCTTGCGGCCTGGGCCAGGGCGTGACGAGCGATGGCCGCTCCGCGCAACCCCTTCGGAGGGACCACCGGGGGCGCGGGCGGGGTGTGGCTCCAGCCGTTGGCGCGGAGCCAGGCGATGACCCCGAACGCGAAGTCGATCGTGCTGGCCCGTTCGCTGGTGTCGGTGTGGTCTCGGTCGTAAGCGCGGCTGGCGATTTCCCGTATCGCCTTGTCGTCGGCGTCGCTGGTCACGACGTTCTCCTTTCTCGTGCTGCTTTGCGTTGCTGGCTGCGCCGGTAGGACCTGCGTTCGTCTTCGTCGAGGCCTCCGGCGACGCCGTACTGCGCTGCGCTGGCTTGCAGGTGGAAGTCCAGGCATTCGGTCTGGACGGGGCAGGAGCGGCAGAACTGCTTGGCCCGCTGGATGCGGTTCTCCTTCTGCTTGGGCGTCTCGCGGTCTTCGCCTTCGCCTGGGCCGAAGAAGAGGCGCACGTCTTCTCCCTTGCAGACGGCGCGGTTCCGCCACCCTGAGCCGGGCATCAGCGGCTCCGCTCGGTAAGTCCCATTTCGCGGGCGGCGGCGCTGTACCTTTCGGCCTGCCGCAGGGACATCCGCGTCTCAGCGGCGACCTGCTGCAGCGTCTTGCCGCGGTTGATCAGGTCTGCGCACTTGATCACCTTGGCGAGGCTTTTCTGGGTGCGTGGCATCCAGGCCGGCCCGGTCTCGGGTCGGATGACGTGGTATCCGGCGTGGTCGAGGGCGTCGAGGATGCCGTCTGCGGTGGGGGTGCTCGCCAGGGCGTCTGTGATGACGTCGCTCAGGGTGTCAGCCATGGCATTTCTCCAGTTTGACAGCCTGATTGCGGTCCCGCTTTGTGTTCATACCGACTCGCGCAGCTTGCCGAGGTTGAGCTCCGCTCGGTTCAGCAGTCGCTCCAGCGCTTCCCAGGTGGTGCCGAGCCGTGCGGCGAGAAGTTCCCCGTCGATCTCCTGCGTCTGCGGGTTGATCGGCGGTTCGGTCGCGACGATAAACCGCGCATCTTCCAACAGAGCCTGGCTGTTCCGCATGAGGCGGGCCCCTTCGAGGGTGCCCTTCTTCTTGAACAGCTTGAGGTGGCTGGTGCACAGTCGGCGCTCGTCCTTCGACCCGTTGACGCACATCGGATAGGAGCAGCGGACCATCTGCCACGGCTTGACTCTCGGGTCGTCGATTGCGTCTGCCCACGCCTCCGCTGGGTGCCACCCCCGCTCCCGTGCTTGTTTACGAAGCCCGGTGACGGTGCCCTTCCGCAGGCCAGCGGCGTACGGGTCGGCTCCGATGAGGACGTCGAACGCTTCGCGGATGCGCCGGTTCAGCGCCACGGTCACTCGTGGTTTGGTCCCGATGCGCAGCGCCTTCAGGCCAGCAAGCTGAGCGTCCGCGACGTCGGCGATCTCCGTGGTCGGCCAGCCCTGCACTGCGAGAGCGCGTAGGCGGCGTGTCGCTCCGACGGGGTTGATGAGGTAGGCGTCGGGAAGGTCGTCCACTGTGACAGTGAGCAGCGCGTCCGACATGCGTGCGCCGATCCGCGCTGGCGGCGGCAGTTCCCGCGCAGGGGTGCCCTCGACCAGGTGTTTTACTCCGGTGGCGGCGACTTGCGCAGTGCTCGCGATGGCGGCATAGCTCGCCAGCCATACCGTTCGTAGCTCTTGGACGTGCTGGCGAGCTGGCAAGGCGTCCACCATTCCGCGCCACGTCCCGAGCTTGATCTTCTGCTTGCGCTCCCGCATGGCGCGACGTCGAGCGAGAACGACTTCTGAGACCGTCACTGGCGCACCTCCGGCCAAGTCAGCTTGTCCAGCGCCGCCCGGTGCGCCTTCGGCATGTCTGCGAGGGGCTGCCCGAGGTGGTCGGCTCCCATCGCGGCGAGCACCGCGGCGTCGGCCATGTCGTGCTTGCCGCCGGTGTGGAACATCGGTAGGCGGCGGGCGACCGAATCGACGATCTCGTTCTTCTCGCCGCTGCCCTTGCCGAGCGCGTACGTCTTCAACGTGCTCTGCGGCACTTCGACGACGGGCACTCCGGCGTCGGCGATGATGCCCATCGTCCGGTAGTAGAGGTAGGAGCGTTCACCGGCGCCGCCGCGGCCGCCGTCCTTCCGGTTGAAGACCAGCTTCTCAACCAGGACGAGGTGGGCCTTCTCGGCGTTGGTGAGCACGATGATGCGGCTGGCCAGCTCGTTGAGCGTCCGGTACTTCGCGTGCAGGGGCATGTTGGTGATGCCGTCTCGGCCGACTTTCTCGCACCAGCCGAGGCCGGTGGCCATGCCGGTGCTGGTGAGGGAGAGGTCGAGGCCGACGACGTGGAAGGGGATCATGTTTTCCATTCCTTCGGGCGTTTGAGGACCTTGTGCAGGCCGTGGTCGAGGAAGAAGTCAGACCACAGGGCGGGGTCCGTGGCGACCTGCTCGGCCGGCCGGGCGGCCCTGTGGTGGCGGTGTCTGCGGAGCCGTCGCCGTTCGGCTCGGAGCGCGAGCAGGGAGAGGAGGAGCAGCCCGGCGGTGAGCAGCACGGAGAGCGCGCCGATCACCGCCAGGATGTTCTTCACCACGGTCACACCGTGCCGTCCACCTGGATGGCGTCGAGCTTGTGGCGCAGCGAGGTCTTCTCGGCTGCGGTGGTGAGCAGATCGCGTTCGGCCGACTCGGCACGCTGCACCTGGGCGTTCAGCTCCTGGTTCAGCTTGTACGCCAGCTCGGACGCGGCTTCGTACTGGGAGCGGAGCACGGTCATCTCGTCGGCGAGGTCGCGTCGCATCAGTTCGGCGCCGACGATCAGGCCGAGCATGATGCCGACGAACAGGCAGACTCCGGCGATGACGAGCGCCCACATCCCGCCGAAGATGACGAGGCCGCCGAAGAACGCGATGGCCGCGCCGAAGACGATGGCCTTGTGGTACGGCTGGGTCTTGGCTGCGAGTTCGTCGAACGTCACTTCGTGACCTCGCTCTCGATGGCCAGGATGTTCGGGTAGGACGAGGTGACTTCGACGCGCCATCCGTTGACCTTGAGCCGGTAGGTTTGGCCGACCTTGAGTGCGCCGTAGATGTCGGAGCTGTTGAACTTCAAGCTCAGCCAGGCGTCGGTGTTCTCGTAGACGCCGCGGTCGGTGAAGATCAGGTAGCGGCACTCGCTGCTGCTTTCGCAGACGCGTTCCTTCGATTCGACGGTGGCGGTCTCGATGCGGTTGGTGCTGGTCTTGGCCGCCGCGATGCCGATGATGACCAGGAGCGTGATCGCGAAGAAGGCGAGCCCGCCGATGACCTCGACGTCGTTGCGTCTCATCGCGCACCACCTTGCAGGGCGGCGTCGATGCGCGCCTGCTGGTCGACGGAGACGTGGGGGCGGGTCATCTCGGCGATGAGCCTCGTAGCGGGCCGACCCGCGAACTGCTCCCCCTCGATCGGCTTGTCCGCCCGGAGCTTGGTCAAGGTGGAGGGCGGGATCTCGACGCCGTGCTCGCGGAGCGCGGTGACGAGGCTTTCGACGTCGGGCAGCGCGCATGGGGTGTATCCGATCCAGAAGACCTCGACGTCGTCCTCGGCGCCGGGGGCGGGAGGGTCGAACGCCGTGGCCCAGTAGGTGTTGAGGGGTGCGTCCCAGCCGACCGTGGTCACCCGCTCGTCGGGCGAGCCGGGGGCGTTGGGAATGGTGTAGCGGCTCATGATCTTCCTTGGGGGTCGTTGTCGGCGTGGGCCTGGAGGACCGCGACGCCGTCAGGGGTGTACTTGGCCAGCTCGTACGCGGCGGCGTAGTCGGGGAACGCAGCGGCGAGCTGGACGCGCTCGTGCGCGATGGCGGCGTCGAACGTGGCGAGGAGCCTCTGCACGAACGGGCTGCCGGGCCTGCCGCCGCGGCCGAGGTGGAAGAGGACGTGGGCGGCGATCGTCGGGGTGATGTGCGGGTCGCGGTGCATGCGAACTCCCTGGGCGGTGGTGACGATCGGAGGCCGGGTCAGGTGGTGGCGTTCTCTCGGGCGTACTGCTCGTTGTCGAGCTTCTGCAGCGCTGCGACGATGTCGCCACGCCAGCCCACGACGGAGGCGGACAGCTTGTCGGCAATGTGCAGGGCCTCCAGCAGGCGGGCCCTGTCGGTGAGCGCGACGGGGTATCGGCGGTTGCCGATCGCAAGGACGGTCTCCTGGTCGGTCAGCCGGTGCTCGATCGTGGCACCGGTGACGTCGTCGTACTCGACGGTGATGGTCTTCACGGACTCTCCTTGAGGGGCGGGCCGGCGCCCGCGGGGCTGCGGGCGCCGGGCCGGGGGGCTAGTTGAGGTGGTCGGGGGACAGGGGGGCGTAGGGGTCTTCGACTTCCTCGCCGTGCCAGGCGGTGGAGAGTCGGACGAGGACGACCCATGCGGCGTCGTGGACTGTGCGCGCGAGCGGTGCGCCGAGGCGGGCGTTCTCGGACAGGTCCTGATGGACGTCGCGGATCCGCTCCAGGCGCTCTTGGAGCTCGGCGAGCTGGTGGCGGGCCTGCTCGCGCTCCTCGCGGACGGTGGGCTCGAACGGCACGTACTCGGCGAGCAGCCCGAACGCCCTGCAGGTCAGGCAAGCGATGCTGCCGCAGACGCCCGCGTGCTGCGCGATCTCCGCAAGGAGGGCGGCGCGGTGCTCGCGCTCGCGCTTGGTGCGGGCGAGCCGGTCGGCGCGGACTGCTGCGCGCTGGTCGTTGGTCAGACGCATCACTGGCTACCGCCGGGGGTGACCTCGCCCTGGTTGAGCTTCTGCAGGAACGCGGCGTAGTCGGCGTTGGACGCCTCACCGGCCGGCTTGCGGATGTCGGCCTCGAACGCGACCGACAACTGCTGGTTGGTGCCGCCGAGGTCGCCCCAGACGTTGGAGATGCGCTGTTGCAGGTCCTTGCGGTAGGCGGCGGCCTGCTGCATGAGCAGCTTGACACCGGTGTCCACCCGCTCGGCGCTGAGGTCCTTCGTCGAGGTCACCTCGACGCCCAGATGCTCGACGATCCAGGCGAACCGCGCATCGTCGTTCTTCGCGGCCGATCCCTTGCCTGTGTGGATGGTCACTCCGGCATCTCCGAACCACACGCCGAGGTCGCGCAGCGCCTTGGCGGTCGGCTTCGGCTGCTCCTCGTCCTCGACGACCTCCCCGTCCACGATGTCGCCGTCGTCGGCCGCCGCGCTGTGCTGCTGGCGTGCGGCCTCAAGGAGCGCTTCCGCCCGCTCGGACGCCTTGCGGGGTTCGTCCGCGATCGGGCCTGCGGCGGGCTGGCCGAGCTGGTCGGCGAACTCGCCAAGCTGCTGCAGGGTGGCGGCCTTCATCGTGGTGCCGGTGCGGTCACGGAACGCGGTGTGGAGCTGGCTCGTCGTGCCTGCCCACGCGGTCATGATGTGCTGGCGGACCCGATCAGCCTCGGGGTCGCTCGCCGCTGGCGGCGTGTCCGACTCTTGCGAGTGCGGAGGCTCCCCTCCGTGCGGCGCCTTGGGTGTCTCCGCTTGCGGAGCCTCCGGGGCGGCCTGTCCCTGCGTCGCGTTCTTGTCCTGCTGCGGAGGGAAGGTGGCGACACGGGCCTTGGCCGCGGCCTCCACTTCCTCCCCTCGGCCTTGCCAGGCAGGGTCGAGCTTGGACGTCCTCCAGATGGCCACGACCGCATCTCGGTCCGTGGCCGCTTCGATCATCGCGAGGTAGTCGGTCGCAGACCCGGCCTCGATCGCTCGCTGACTCTCACCAGCGCGGGCCAGCTCGGCGCGGCGTCGTGCCTCGCCCGACATCAGCTCGTCGAACCCGATGCCCTCGATCGTCAGGCCGGGCACCATGTACGTCGTCGGCTTCGGCTGCTTGGTCTTCGGGTCGATAATCGTGCCGTTGCGCTTGGCCAGGTACAGCCAGGCGTCCACGTACGTTCCCGCGTGGGCCAGGAACTCGGCGGCGTTCGGGAGTTCCGCCGCGGCGTTCTCGCCCTTGCTGTCGAGTCGCCATAGGCCGAGGCTGGGCACCTTCTTGAGGAAGACGCCGAGTCGCGTGGTGGGCTTGCAGAGGCGGCTCTTGATGTCGCGGTCAGCGCCGCACAGGCACGGGCCGACGAACGGGGGCTGCATCGTGACGCCTGTGCAGCGGCGGATGCAGACCTTGGCCTCCCATGCCTCCATGTTCTGCGACAACCCGTTGGGCGGGACGATGACGGGGATGCGGGTCGCGGTGGTGATGACCTCGAACTGCGGGCCCTCGGGCGACTGCCACGGCTTTGCCTGGCCGCCGTACAGCTCGGCGACACCCCGGATCATCTCCTCGGACGGCGAGGTGAACCGGAACGTCTCGATCTTGCTGGGGTACTCCTTGCCGTTCTGGCTGGTCTTCTTGATGCCGAGGCGGATCCGGCCGTCCTGCCAGTGGCGGCGCTGCAGTACGGAGGGGTCGATGGGCATCAGGCAGCGTCCTTCCGGGTGGTGGTCTTGCTCGGGGGCTGGATGGGCTTGAAGCCGCGCATTTCGAGTCCGTGGACGTAGTGCGCGAGCGGGAGCAGCCCGCAGAACGCGTCAAACGCGTCCTGGTCGGCCGGGAGCGGCACGAACCCGTAGCCGTTGGTGCGGAGGTTGAGGATCGCCGTCCCGACGAACTCCGGGATGGCGAATTCGTGGCTGGCGTCGTGGTCGTCGGTTTCGCCGTACCTGCACGACGGCGGGCACACCAGGGCGACCTCCGCGTTCCGCAGCGCGGCGAGCTGCAGAAGGTAGTCGTCGTAGACGGCGCTGGCTGGCTTGGTCAGCGAGGTCTTCATGTCGATGAGCCACAGCCCGGACGGAGTCGGGATCGGGTCCGCCGGAACCGCACGCGGTTTGAACCTCGGCATGATCGGCGACGTCGGGCCGGGGAACCGCAGGTTGGCCCAGATGTCGCTCGTGCCCCCGTAGGGGATCGTGCGGTTCAGGACGGTGCACTCAGCCGCCACGATGTCGCGGCGCAGGTCCACTCCGAAGTCGGCGAGGAACTGCCGGTAGGACTCGACGAACGGTTCTGCTTCCTCGTCGGGGATGTACGCCTTGCCGAGGTTGATCGCTTCGCCGATGGCGTGGACGCGGGAGCCGAGGTCGGCCTTCTTGTCCCACTGGACCCGGTACTGCTTCTTAGCTTCCTTGATGAACGCCTCGACGTCGTCCGGGTCCATGGCCGCGCGGTTCGCCGCAGGCAGGTTGTCCATCAGCCAGATCGCGGTGTCCCTCGCGGCGGCCGGGGCCAGGGCCTCGATCATGTGCTGGTCGATGGCGTTGGTGACGGAGATTTTCATCCGGTTCGGGTCGTCCGGGCCAAGCATGGGGTCGCAGTAGTAGCGGCCCGCGCTGGTGGGGACGGCGTGGCTCGGGTCGTACTCGTCGCGCTCGTCCTCGTGGATGACGATGCTCACGCGTCACCGCCGAGGTGCCCGTCATAGTCGGCCTGTCCGAACCAGCCGAAGCGGTATTCGTCCTCGATCATCGGGTCGAGCGCGGGGCCTCCGCGGTGGCTCGGCCGGCTCGGCTGCTGCTCGTCGTCCTTGAGGGCGCCGAGGTAGTCGAGCAGTTCAGGGTTGGTGGGGGGCGTGATGGTCGGTGGGGTCACTGGGGGTCCTCTTCGTACTCGGCGGCCAGGAGCTTGCGGCCGGTCTCCTCGATGAGCTGGGCGGCGGTCTCGTAGTCGCCGAGGACGTCGGCGAGCAGACGAGTGAGCTCGGACCGGACGTCCCAGCTCCAGTGCTTGGCGGCTCGTGTGGCGATGAGCTGCGCCAGGTCGTCGGTTGACGCCGCTTGTGTGGTGTTGGTCATGCTGATTGCGGCTTCGCTTTTAGCTGTGTGGGACGTACTGGACGTAGACCAGGACGGCCTTGGTTCCGTCGTCTCTGGCGACGGTGCGGGTGGTGACCTGGAACGTCCCGGTGGGGTCGTGGCGGAAGCCGCGGTAGCCCTTCTTGACGCCGTTGAACAGGCGGTTGGCGTTGCGCCTGCCTTCGACGGTGTCGGGGTTTTCTGCGATCACCGCCCACTTGTGGGGGTTGGCGCGGAGCGCGGCGGCTACTTGGGCGTACTCGTCGGTGGTGCGGGTTTCTACGCGGGCTGGGTCTTCCCAGCGGAGGATGCCGGTGGGCATGGCGATATGACGCTCCGTGGCGTTGGGGGTTTGGTTTGCCGGGCGTTTCGTCGGTGCGCTCCGTTTTGGTCGCGCACGATCGAACCGACATAACCGACACTATCGCGTCTTGACGCGTCTTGCAACGCGTGACGCGTCAAGCGCGTCACGCATACTACCTTGGAATTGTTACGGAGAGTAGTTGACTGTTTGGGGATGTATCGGACGCGCTCGCGCGTCAGTTGATACCGTTGCGCCCAACCCGTATGACGCATCAGACGCCACGAAAGGACATGGACGCGCCGTGGCTGACATCAGCACCCCATCAGAAGTGGTTCAGTTCATAGTTGAACGACGAGAACACCCAGGCGGTCTGCGACGACGCATCTCCACCCGAGCCGCCGCCAAACGCGCCTCCGAGCTCGCCGGCGGCGAGCAAATCTCCGAACCCACCTGGCGACGCATCGAGGCCGGCGGCAGAGAGCCGGAGGATCGAGAGATCGTCCTGATGGCGGTTGCGATCAACGATCTGGCAAACGAAGTCATCATCACCCCCGATGACTTCGACCAACGAGACCGGCCCGCGGCAGCCGAACTATTCCGCAAATGGATCCGCGAGCGGAGCCGGACCGATCCAGCCCTTGCAGCTTTCGACCCTGACCTCACGCCCGAGGTCCTGCAACAGAATCTCCAGATGATGCTCAGCGAGATACGTGCACTGAAGCGTGTCTCACCCGAGCAGAAGGCCAAGATGGAGAAGGCCCTGCTGCAGAACCTCGGATCAACGTTGGACGCATATCGAACCCAACTGCACATCATGCAGCCCGAGTAGATCAGTTCATCCAACAGCGCGACGCGCAGGCGTCGCGTCAGCACGGGACGCCGCAGAGTGAGTCGCATCTCGCTGGCGTCGCGACCTCCGCACGGTACTCAGAGGTGTCATCGCCATGCGTCACGTCACCAAGGAGCCAGAGCAGCGGCCTGCCTACGAGCCCATCTACCGTTGCGGGCCGCTGATCGTCAGGTTGACCGACAACGCCCCTCCACTACGTACGACGCGACATCACATGCGATGGTTTACACGATCCTGAACCTTTTGCGGGTCGACCCGCTCGCGACCGTCAACAGGGTAAGCGCCCGATCAGGCCGCGAGCAGGTGCCAGTCGAGCCGTCTCGCCCAGGGCCGAGGCCTGCCGAGCCGTTGCGACTGGTCCGTCTTCCACCTCGACAACGTCTCAGCGGCGAATAGAGCGGATCTCGTCCTGAACAGCTTCAAACGAACGTTTGTGTTTCTGGCCAAGGCGCGAGACATGCCGCCCCATGCGGACCCGCCGCCACCACCGGACGGTCTGGAACGTGACAGGTACAGGGACAACGGCAGTCCACACGGCCAGCAGCACGAACACGATCACGCTGAAGGCTTCGTTGGAAAGCAGGAGCAGGAGTGAGGTAAAGGTCGCTGCCCAGCTCACAGCCGACATCGCGGTCAGCCCGAGCAGCCAAACACGAATGGCGCGGCAGATCATGGTTTGGTGGATGATCACGGGAATCCTCGATTGCTTGCTCATGGAGCGTTGCGCTCCGGCACGTGGGCGAGGAGTTATCAGCCTCTATGCTTTCTTGATCACTAGTTGATGCGTGATGCCGAGCGGCCCGTCACGATGATGGAGGTCACCGGTGCTATCGACGGGTCAGGATGCCGACGCCGGCCACGTTCTCCACGGCGTGGTCGGGGAACAGGTCGTTCTCGACCGGCCGCCACTCCGCGACCGGGACCAGGCCCGGGTCTAGAACGCTCCACCCGTCGAAGAGAGCCGTGATCTCTTCGAGAGAGCGGATCCTGACCGGGTCCGAGGTCTGCTGGTACAGGGCTTGAGCCGCCTTGACGTCCTTAGGCGGCACGAACGCGTTGCAGGCGTGGGAGAGGGCGAGGTAGCTGCCAGGCGCCAGGGCATCGCGCAACTGGGCCAAGTAGGCGCCGGCCTCGTCTTCGGGGACGAAGTGCATCACGGCGACGGCGATCAACCCGACCGGTCGGGACAGGTCGAGGAACCCCGCCGCATGGAGAAGGATCTCGGCAGGATCTCGGACATCTCCCAGCAAACTGGATATACCCGGCTGGCGCGTCAGCGCCTTGCAATATGACACCACCGTCGGGTCGGCGTCCACGTAGACCACGCGAGCGTCGGCGTGAACCGTGCGCGCCACGTCGTGCACGTTCGGAGCGAGGGGCAGCCCGGCGCCGATGTCGAGGAACTGGTCGATTCCTGCGTCGGCAAGCGCCTTGACCGCGCGGAGCATGAAGCCGCGGTTGGCTCGTGCTGCGGCTTTCACCGTGGGACGGTGCGCCAAGAACGTATCGCCGGCTTCTCGATCGATGAGGTAGTGGTCCGTGCCGCCCAGGAAGTAGTTGTAGATGCGAGCGGAGCTGGGCGCGTCAGGGGGTGACTGAGTCACGGGGGATCCTTCCAGGGGGGTAGGGGTGAGGCTGTGCGGTAGCTCTAGAACGCAGACAGGCGTTCTCGGATCTGCAAGAGAACCTCGGCGGTGTCGTCTGCGGGACAGGCCACGCAGACCACCTGCTCGAACAGTCGGCCGTGCGTCTCGCTGTCCGGTAACTCAACGATCTCATCGCCGACTGGTCCGTGAATGGCGAGGATTTGGGGTTGCCCGGCACTCCTGTAGATGGTGAACGGCCGGGTCATGGGCACGAAGCTGCTGCCCATCGGGTTGATCTGGATCGTGACGCTTCTGGTCTCGGTGGCGCGGATCAGGGCGTCGAGTTGCGACAGGTGCGTTTCCAGGTCGCCTCCGAGCACCCGCCAAAGAGCTGGTTCCTCGATGGCCGCCCACAAGACGGGGGTTCCGTCGTCCTTGGAGAACAGCGCCTCCTGACGCAACGCCAGGTTCGCGACATGAGCGTCGGTCGACGCAGTCGGCGGCGGCGGGTAGTGGGTGGCTTGGTGAGCTGCCCGCGCGTACTCCTGGCTACGCAACAGCTCCGGAACCAAGGCCGGCTGATAGCAGCGGATCAGGTCGGCAGTCTGCTCGTAAGTCCATAGGGTGGTGTCTCGCAACGGGACGGCCGAGACGTCCCACCAGGCGGGTTCCCTCCTTCCCAGCGCCAGCGACACGAGCACCTTCTGCTGAAGCGGGTCGGTCACACCGTAGAGCGCCAGCAAATCGAGCAAGTCCTGCCGCCTGATGGGCACGTGCCCGTTCTCCAACCGGCTGATCTTTGACTCTGAGACGCCAAGGGCCTCGGCGGCGGTCAGCATCGTGAGCTTCCGCTCCCGACGTAGCTGACGGAGTCTCGCGCCCACCAACGCGCGCCCCGAACGCTCTTGGTCCTTGCTCACGGCGTTCTGGTATCCCCCGACCATCTGAGACAGGAAGCTGCCCACGGCTCGATCAACTTGCACGCGACATGATCGCATGCAAGTTGCCACGGATTGATCAACTTGCACGCGACAAGATCGAGTGCATGCATGGAGTGGAGAGATTACGCGCAAAGATCCGTATTCGTCTAGTTTTCTGGCTCGCGATGCGCGAGGATCGCAGCTCGGAAAACTTGCACGAAGCGGGAGACATCCGGCCGAGGGGGCCCGCGAAGCAAGATGTCAGGGTGAGCCGCAGCAGTTGACTGCAGGCGGGTGCGCGACTGTCGGAGCGAGAGAGTACGTTTACCGACACGTTCGTCCAGAAAGGGCAGAAGCATGAGACTAGCGATGGCGGCCCTCGCAGCGGCCTTCATCGTCGGCACCGCGGCGTTCACCGCAGCCGTCGTCCATATAGTCCGCATCGACGAAGCCAGTGCCTCAGGCGTCGCCATCATGGCGGGAGCCTGCGTTGTCGTAGGCGCGACGGTGATGCTGGCCGTCCGCCGCCGGCCGCATATCGCCGCCCATGCGGACATGTACGAGTCCGCATTGGCGCAGGTCAGCGCTGATCGCTGATGGCAAAAGACACGCGATGCAGCCCCGCTTGCTGCGGGCTACATCGCGTGACTGCGGACACTCGGGTTAACGCGGTTCCGGCCACTTGTCGCGGCTCGCGACGAACGTGCCGATCGCGGGCACGGTGTACGCCCAGCCCTGCTCACGCAGCAGATTGACAGCCGCTCGGACCGTCTTCTTGGCCGCGCCGAACTCCTCGATCATCACCGACTCGGACGGCAGCACCTCGTCCGGCTTGTAGGTGCCCTTCCTGATGCCCTCGATGATGGCGTCTGCGATTCGCTCGAACGCCAGCGGCTCGCGGATCTTGGGAGCGTCGGGCGGGCCGACGTAGGACCCTTCGGCGCGGATGGTGTAGATGAGCCCCGCTTCACGCAGGTCAGCCAGGGCTCTGCGGACGGTCTGCCGCGACGCGTTGTGGGCCTCGCACATTTCGGCTTCTGTGGGCAGCGACTGGCCGGGCTTGAGCCGGCCGGCGTCGATGTCGGCCTTCACGGCGTTGAAGACCAGTTGGTAGACCGGCACGGGCCCGCGGGGGCGTCGCTTGTTCATGGCCAAAGCATACATCTTGGATACCTACACGCACATTTAAGGAGTCAGTTGGTGGGGGTAGGAGAGCGGTGATCCCCAGAAGCCAAGAAGCCCCGACGCCAGCGGCATCGGGGCTTCTGCGCGGGTTTGCAGACACACACGCACAGCTAGCTTACGCCGCGCGTCCTGTCAGCGTCGTCGGGTGGGAGAGCGGCGCCGCGGCATGACGACCTCGCCGACCACGGTGAAGTTGGCCCAGAGGCCGCCGTCCTCGTCATCCACCAGCACGAGGGTGTATCGCAGGCCGTCGAACGGGCACACCAGATCGGTCTCTAGTCCGTCCCTGGCCTCCACCGTGATCCGCCGTTCGCAGCACGGCACGTCGGTCCTGACCTCCTCCCCCGCCTCCTCGGTGTACCGCTGCACCAGCCTGCCGGGAATGAGCTGGGCGAGCGTCACGGGGTTGCCCGGCCAGATCGGCGGGATCTGGGCGGGCTCCGGCTGCGGGGTCCGTGTCGGCTTCTCCGCTACCTGCAATCCGACGTCGTTCACCGCCTCCAGCATCCGTTCGGCCAGCGCCAGCCGGTCGTGCTCGCTCGCGATCGTGGACAGGCCTGCTCGGGCCATCACGTACGCCGCCTGAAGTCTCGGGCTCAGCATATGCAGCGGCATGCTGCGGCCGTCGCCCATCACACGGTCCCGTACTTGTCGTCGATCCGGTCCCACGCGGCCGCGCCGACTTCGACCAAGTCCTCGGCGTTCTCGATGAAGTCGAGCGCCCAGTGCATCGGGTTCGCCTCCTGCCAGCTCTCGCTCCTGCAGGCGGCCGCGGCCAGCTTGACGAGGTCTCGGACCTGGTCGTCGGTGAGGCCCAGGTGGCTGAGGTCTACGGCCATTACTTGTCCCCGTCCTGCGTGCGCTCGGGCGCGGGCTGGTCGGCTGCCAGGTCGGTGACCCAGTTGCCCATGATCAGGACCGCGAGGAGGCCGAGGCCGAGGATCCACGTGATCAGGCCGCTGTCCCGCATCAGGTAGGCGAAGGTCAGCCACATCGCCAGGATGAGCAGCAGCGTGACCAGGCAGACGACGACGCGGATGGTGGGCTTCATGAGGGGTTCCTTTCGGTGGAGGGAAGGCTGGGGAGGCCGACGCGCTGTCTCACGCTCGCCTCCGCGTACTGGTGTGGGCCAGGCATGAGCCCTTCGAGCAGGTGGGCAGCGGCTCCCGCCCAGCGAGCCTGCGGAGAGCGGGCTGGAACGGCTTGAGATACCAGATGTTCGCCTCCAGCAGCACCATCACCGGCCCGCCAGCGGCACCCAGGAACTCGAACGTCATGCCCTCGTGCATGACGTTTCTGCGCTCATCCCTGCAGCCCTGGCACAACTCGATGGGGTCGCAGGTGGTGATGAGGGACAACCGCTTGAGAATGCGTGGCGCGTGGTAGGCGACGCCGACTGCCCAGATCAGAAGTAGGACGTCCGGCCCGGTGATCACGACGTGCTGTCCCTTTCGGGCCGGTAGGCGATCTCGTCGCGGACTGGGTCCTTCCAGGCGTCCACGTCGAGCGCGTCGAGCGCTGCGTGCGCCTGCTTCATGGCCTCGGTCCAGTGGGCGACCCGCTCGCGCTGCGACTGGCGGGCCATCACCGGCCGCTGCGGACGGCGTCGTACACGTCGCGGTCGAGTCGGGCGTCGCCGAGCGCGGTGTGCCTGGTGCCCGGCTCCTGCGTGATGCCGACGATCTCCCAGGCCGGGCTGTCCATGTAGCCGTCCAGCCAGTCCTGAACGTACGGGACGGCTTCGGGCTCGAACGCGTCCTCCACCTTGCCGTCGAAGGCGGACAGCCGACCGTCAACGTAGCCGATCAGCAAGGCGCGGATGTCAATCATGCGGTGGTGGGCAGTGAGAAGCTGCCCGTTGGCCCGGAGGAACTTGTCCAGGAACTTCCGGTCGAACGACGGGTTGTTCGCGACGATCGTGGCGCCGTCCAGCATGGGCGCGAGCGTGCGGGCGATGCCAGCGGCGGTCGCGTTCTTGTAGTGGTCACCCTCGGCCGGAGGCCCGCCCGTGAAGCTCTTGACCCAGTTGCCGCCTTCGGGGACCTGGATGTCCGGCGAGAGCCGGCGGGCTCCACCGATCTCCTTGTGCTGGACACGGCACCGGTCGTAGTACCGGCCGGTCTTGAGCGCGGTGGGGTCGGCGTGCGTGAGGTCCGGCCGGACCTGCCACCAGTATTCGACGTCGGTCCTGACCGGCTCGCGCAGGTCACGCATGATGAGGCCGATCTCCCACAGGTCGCCGGTGCGGTCGTCGAGGGAGGTCGTTTCGAGGTCCAGAATGGCGAGCTTCTTCATCGGTTCCTTCTGTTCGTCTCAGGGGGCGCCTCCTCGCCCGAGGTGGGCGAGGAGGCAGATTGCGTTTCCGCTTTTAGCGGTAGTGACCAGGTCCTTTGTCGCCTCCGTACATGCGGACGCGATGCTCCTCGTCGGGCGTGAGGAGGACCGCGGGCAGGGTTTCGACGCCGGCCTTCCGGGCTTTCCAGATGCGGTGCCAGCCGTCGATCACCAGGGTCCCGAGTTCGGGCACGGGCGCGACGATCAGGGGCTTGCTGAGATCCACGGTGGCGGCGTGGTCCTCCTTGACGTAGACCAGCCACAGCATGGGGGCGACGTCCGCGACGCGCACGACGTCGGGTTCACGGCCTTCGACGATGCGCTCGGCTGCGGAGATGTTCCAGCCGAAGAAGCCGAAGCGGAACACCTCGCGCATGCGCGGCCTGCCCTGCTCGGCCGGCTGGGCGGTCACCTCCATTTCTCCTCGTCGACGGCGTCGGTGAGGCTGGCGATGAGGGCTAGGGCCTCTCCGAGGGTGATCTCCTTGAGGCTGGCTTCGACGGTGCGACTGCCGGGCAGGGCGGCGATTTCGATGGCGTTGCTGCCGTCGACGCGGAGGACGGCGACGGGCGAGCCTGCGCAGGTGTACTCGTGCGGGTCGGGTTCGGCGGCCACGGCTTCCTTCCTGGGGCTGTGTGGTGTTGGTGCTGGTAGCGATGTGCCACCAGGTGGCGAAGGGAAGTTGATCTTGATGTTCGCGATCAACCCCAGAATAACATAGAGGGAACCGTTACATACAAACAGGGAACCAGTGGTTTGGTTCGCAGAACGAACGTCCCGCACGCGTCTGAGACGACAACACGAACCAAGACCCGTACGGTAGGAACCAACGCCACACCGCCACAGGAAGCCACATGCCGCGCAAGCCAGAACCGCCGCAGCGCCCCACACTGTTCGACGACCCCACCTCCGAGCAGCAGCAAAAAGCGGGACCGCAATCCACCCGCCGAACCGGACCCCGCAGGATCCGGGCGCCCAAGTGGACCGACCTCGTGCCCACCAGCGTCTACCTGTACGCCGACATCGACAGACGCCTCACCCAGGCGCTCACCGACGCCGGCATGGGCCCGCAAGAAGCCTTCGAGATCGCTATTAACCGCTACTGCGACGCTTTGCAGCCGCCGATCCAGACCGAGTTCCCCGAACCGCTCACCAAGGCCGACCTCGCGCTGCCCCGCGACCCCTGTCTCTTATACGCAGCT